CGTGATTGAGGTAGTTTGTCGATGCGGGCTTCTATTTCTTTTCTACGTGCAGCGGGAACTTCGTTACGAGATTTACCCTTTGAAAATTTTAGAAACAGTGTGTTTCTTACCTGTTTCATAGTTCTCTTTTTAAGAACGTCGATTGAAGCAGTCTTACGTGCTGCTTTGGCGCGGCCGAGTTTCAACTTCGCTTTCATTCTTTTCATCAGACGAGAACGAGCACGTCTCTGAGAAAAATTCAGAGCCTCGTCTTGTTTGCGGTCTTTCGCATTTTTACTGATTTGGTCATCCATTCCGGGCGTGTAGTCCACGGTCTGAAAGTCCCTGAAACGAAGTGGTTTGGCCACTTTTAATTCCTCGTCGGTTTATCCCATCCCTTCAAAATATTTGGCGAAAAGTTGTTGTATGAAAATTCCAATCTATCAACAATCTTTACCGCATCACCACCTAACTTATCGATTGCTACGTAACCCTCAGCACCCGTTACTTTAAAACCTTTAGTCGTTTTAACAAAGGTGTCGATGTTTTGCAATCGATTAAGTTTATTTATAAGTTTCATTTTCGCAAGAACAATTAATTTCTGAAGTCGGAACATATCGATGAGGTTGACTTTATTTTTGAGTGAGAAGAAAGAGAGTAACTCATCTCTCTTCTGTCTTTGTGTCGCCTTTCCAGCGGAAGTTTTTCTTTTAGCTATTTCTTTACCGTATTTACCGTGAATCCATCGAATCAACTTCTCAGTATGTGCTACTTCGTTTCCGATGACGGCGCCTTTTCGGACGAAGGTGTTGTTGTAGGTTTCGATGTGTTGTGCGAGGGTGGGGTTTCCTTCCAATTCTCGTAATGTCTTCCCGCTAATAGAATTAAATAAAACTCCAATTTGTGATAGAAGTTCGTTAACATCTTCGGTTTCTCTCTTAGTCATCGTTGCATTAGTTACGTCTCGCAACATTGCATCTTGTGACCATACATTGGAAGATGATTTTAAAGATTTAACATCAACGCCATATGAAGCTCTCATGGTTTCAAATGTTTTTCCAGTGTATGTTGTGTGCCAAACAATTCCTATTTTGGCTGCTCGAATAGGTGCAGACTGTTCGTATGGTACAGCGTATACAATTGTGTTGGGGTGAAAGGTCACATACCTTTTACCATCAATATTTTCGGTGGACAAATCTCCACGTCCAAACAGAAAGTCGCCCTGAATCACCCCTTTGATTCCCAAAGCAGGTAAATATCTCAGAGCGTCTTTCAGTTTGGTTGAGAGGTCGCCTGACGTGTCAGCATCGATCTCAGTTTCGGTCTTATAGACCTTTGGGTTCTTATTAAAGATACCCTTTTTGGCAACAAAGAACTGCCCGTCCCTTGGGTCAGTACCAGCAAAGATAGCGGGAGCTCCATCCCACTTAACCGACACTCTACCCTCCTTCTTGCCTGAAAGCATGTCTCTCAAATCACGCAGCGCAAAAATAGCTTGACGTGTCCCGTTGACACCACCATAGAGAACCTTGTCCTCGATATGGGTCATGTGCGTATTTTTTTGTTCTGTTAAAAAATCTGAGAGTGTTTTCATAATATATTATACTCGTTGGTCCCAAAAAGTCTTACTCAACTCACCACGAGTTGCATCAGCGGTGTCAGTTACTTTACGAACACGAGTATAGACTTGATGAGAACCATCGGTGCGAACACCAGCGGTTTGTTTTTGCCAAAGTGCAGTCTGTTTCCCGCCTGGGTCTGGCGGATTATCATCATACTGCCAATTTGGATTGCCTGGAATGTTTTGCCACGCCATTGAAAATATCTCGCAAAGGTTTCATACTATTTATACAATTAATATAGTTTGACAAAGTAACTTGATTGGTCCGTATCCGATTGTGCATAACGAAACATTTTAGTTGTGAATTCGTTTCTCTTTGCAGCTGTACTACTCATAAGAATATCAACAAACTGCATACATATTGCTTTACTATTTTTAAAATTATAATCAGACTCTTCCATAAAGCCCATAAACTCTGGTTTTTCCATCAGAGGTTTACTGGGTTGAGACTTACTATTATATTTTTTATACAACTCGTATAGTTGTTCTTGAAACTTACCGTTAGTTTCATTCTGTTTAATCCAGTTGAGGTAGTCTCTTTCAGAACCAAACCCGCCGTATATTGTTTTTCCGAATACTTGTTGACAATAGAAGTTTACATTACCGCCACCAATCTTACCACCAGCTGCAGCACCACCTTTAATCTCACCTTGCCAAGAGGTGTCACCACCAAAGGTTCTAAATTGAACATCACCTTCACTGGTCTTCACATAGATGTCTTGTGAATTGAAGAAGTCTCCCGTTTTGCCGTATGTGAAACTTAGAAACTTATACGATGGTCTGCTTGCTAATTGACTGGGCGTGTTGAATTCTGTCCACTTAGCTTTTGCCTGATTTGCGGATACTTTCTTAAGCGATATTCCTAACAACTTACCTTTTTTTGCTAGGTCATATACCGCAGAATTGAGTTCTCCCCAACTACTAGTATATTCTTTTAATGGAGATTCAGTGGGTCTAAATGTGGAAGCCCAAATATCGCCAGGATTCCATTTATCATTTGAGAAACTACCTGGCGCCTGAGGCATTCCATTTTGTTTATCAATCTTGTGACAGTCTGCCTTCGCTTTGTACACTTCATTCATGAACTTAGAACCACGATGAAAGTATACCACACCTCTCATCTTACTTCCATGTTTGTCATACAGTGTATTGGCAGTCTTTATGTAAACGTCTGTCTCAACCCAGTTTGCAGGACCATTTTTCAAACAATCGTTTAGTGAAACGTCGGCATTGACATATTTCTCGGCTGACTTAAGGTCTTTGGGTGATACGGAAGTGCACTTACCCTTCTTAACATTGAAAACATAGGAACAATAATAACACTGTAAGGATTCAGTATACTTGGTATCTTCAGCACCACCACCAGAACCAGAACCACCACCAAAGTCTTTGTCTTTGAAGACTTTGGTAAATGACGTTTCTTTGATAACTTTAGAGGAAGAAGATTCTTTATATTGAAGAATTCTCTTTTTAGAATCGTACCCAATTCCGACAACAGTTTTACCAGCTTTGGTTGTCCCAATAATAAAAGGTTTTTTATCTTTTATTTTCAAAGAAAAAATTTTATCACGAGTTTCTCCGGCGTAATCACCGGAACTCGCAGTCTTTGAAAAATCTTTTGATTGTAGGGCAGCCATACCCTTATTTATAAATATTTTTCCAGTATTCTTTTTTTCTCTCGGAACAAGCGTCAACAATGTGTTTTCTTTCGTTTTGGTCGAAGGTATCCCACCATTGAATCTCAGTTAACAAACGAAAACAACCGATGCACATTTCATCGGTATCTAAAACACAAACCCCCAAGCAGGGGGAGTATACGTAATCTTTTTTGGGGTTCATCTTTTGAAATCAATTTTATCACATTCGAAACGTTCGATGCAATTTCGAATTTGTCTCTTCTTAATTGCAACGTCCATCTGAGCTCTAATTTTCTGAGCACGAACGTAGTCATCTGCCCTTTCGACATAGATTTCTTTAATCTCGATTTCACCCTTTTTAGTAAACTCTTCTTTCACTTCTTTAATGATGAACGCTGCAGCAAGAATATCACCGATATTGGTGGCCTTCGCAGGAACAGCAAACAAAATTAACAACAAAGCAATCAGAACTTTTTTCATGATGATTTCCTTATTTACGAGGTAATTATCTCAGGTATTTGGGGAAATGTCAACAGCGAAAAATGGAGATAAAGTGGAAGATTTACTTCCAACTTACCGCCATTTCCCATGCCAAAAAATTCACTTTTATACAGTAAAAACTAGGCGAGTGGGTTTCTAGATATATAAAAATGGAAGGTAGGAGAGCCAATTCTTTGTATTGTTTCCAAGTGTTATCCATTTCAAATCGAAGGCCCCTATCGAACACACTATTTTTAGACATCATCAAAATTCTCCAACAGCTGACTTATACGACTGAGTTTCTACTGCTTCACTTACCGTCTTTGCTGTCGCAAAGATTTGACGGTAAATAACCCCCTTGTCATTATATATATTCGCACTGGGGTAACCTTCAGAGTTGCGTTCCATTTCAACCAGTTGACGTTCTTGACTATTTCGAGCAAGCGTACAAGCTTGGTCACGAACGTTTTGATAGATTTCCAAAAGAGAACCTTCATAAGGTCCTAATACGTTAATCACAACGTCATCAGGACACGTTTCCATTTCGACCAAAGTCAATTCAAGTTTTTCCATCATATTACTCCTCATTAAAAAAAAAATACGGTCTTGACATTTCACTCATACCAATTTTAGGAATTTTCGTTTGAAATGTCAAGACCATAAACTTAGTGGACCACATCCATGTTAGGTACTTTTGCTTTGTTCAGTACACCATCGACATACCAGTCGAAGAAAGTGGCAGGACCCCAAGCATCAGCAGCACCCGTATCGAAATACGCATCGTGAATTGCTAAACCAACTTTGTCTGCGACATCATCACGACCATCTTGAGTCAAGTACCAACCATCCGGTAAGGTGTGGTCAGCAAGAGTACCAAGGTCAAGGTTGTCCATGTCCAACAGCGGTTGAACAAAGTAATCAAAAAAATCATTTCCATCCATTATACAAACTCCTCATTATCAATTTCTCGTGCTTCTTCCAAAATCTCAACGGCCTGCTCGACGGTGAAACCTTCTTCAGTCAGACGTTGAACAAATTCAAAGTTGGCGGGGAAGCCGGGGTATCCAGCATCACCAAACTCTTGAACAATCTTACCGATTCCGTAGTTTAGAATTTCCATTATGCCATACCCTCCGCTTCAAGTACAAGTGCGAGAACCTCAGTGATACGCTTCTCAATACGAGCATTGTCAGCGTCACACAACTCACCACGAATCTCTAACAGACAATCCAACTCATTTCTCAAATCGTTTATATCCATCTCTATCTCCTTAATTACAAAGTAATTATCGCATGGGAGATATGATTTGTCAACACTTTTTTTAGACTATTTTAGAATAAGAATATAACTTTTTGTTATATGAAGGGACTGTATATTTTCTTCCATTCGTAGGTATAATCAGGAGTTTCCTTAGCTATCCACATTCCACTATGGGGTTTGAAATGGCGATTTGCAGCTTCCATCGCTTCAACCAAGGTATCAGTTTCAACCAGAAATTTTCTGCCTTCGTAAATCATCAAATAGGTTTTTTCTGTCATTGCGTAGTGCTCGATTGACTAACCTGAACGATGGTTGCCGCAGGATACAAACAACCCAGAGCTCGAGGCATCAGTTGTTTGCACATAATAGCGTCATTGGGCCATGCGCCATAATCGTGTACAAGCGATACTAGTTTTTTCGCACCCGATGGTCTAAGGTAGTAAGCAGAGTTCCCTGGCAGACCCGCAGGATGCGCCTGAGACCGAATATAGGGTACATCGACCACACACTCAGCACTCGTAGCAGACTCTTCAATCTTTTGTTGATACGCATCAGCACGTGGCGTTGCACCACGTTGAGGACGATTGAGAGCAACCACAGACCTAGTAGATGATTCCAAAACATCTAGATTCAGTTTACGAAGGAACACAGCGTCATGTTCAAAGATGAGAAAATCTTCTTCGTGGGTGATACATTCTAACCACAAACGATAATGTGACATGAAACAGGCGATTCGTTTTTCAGGGACCGCCGTTTGATATCCTACCTTAGTCAAGCCTGTGGCAAAGTCCACAACCTCTTGGCCATTCCAAGGATAGTTCCAAGTGATTTGATGAAATGTCATTTCACCTTTAATAGTCTTTGGAGTAGACGCTTCGAAGGGTTCGATATCAAATTTGTTCCACACCTTCTTGGAAGAGTCGATTAGACGATTGGATTCAGCAACTGAGTTACTATCGTCTAGTATTGTGATTACTTTTGCTTTCATAATGAATCAATAAACCCCTGATAGTGTTTGGTCACATCTGGTATATCTAGTGCAATCATCATTCGAATGGTTTCACCACGAAAAGTTTCCCAGAACTTAGGGTCATATTCTTCGATACTCTTTGCGTTATGTTTCATATCAAAGAACTTAATGATTTTAACTTCGGTGGGAGCCTGTGCAAGATAGGCGTTGTATACCGTTTTCCTAGTCGCACGATTGCCCACAAACTCAGGCGGTTTGGTCAGAAACCAAACGTAACGAGCAACGGTCTCACCAAAGATTTCTTCGATGTCTTCCTGAGTCGCATCCGTATCTTCTACAGTATCGTGAAGAAGAGCGGCCGCGATAACTTCATCTGGTGCTTCTTCTTTTAAAATCAGTTCGTAATAAGCACTCACAGCTTCTGCAACTGCTTCACAATGTGTGAAGTATGCTTCGCCCGTGTACTTCCGTGTTTGACCTTTGTGCTTCATTCCGCCCCAAAGTTTAGCCTGTTCTACTAATGCGCCCACAATAACTCCGTTAAAAATTCTTCCATCTCAAACGCCTCAATCTCCCAAGGTTGTTTGTTATATTTAATCTTGATACCACCACGAGGTCCATAAGGAACCGTTTGACCTTTCCACTTGGTCATCTCGCCGTTCAGTTCTTTGCGAACATACTGTCGAACGTGGGTCAACTCATGAGCAATCGTCGCAGCAATCTCTCGAGCAGTCGCTTGTCGAAACCCACCGTCGATAACAACCTTAGCAACCTCAACGATGAACTCGTCTTCGTGGTCACCAACCTGAGCATAACCAAAGGCACCCTCAGCACAAGCGATTGCAAACTTGATATGAATATCAATCTCACGCTTAGTGAACTCACGAGGAAACAACTCGTCAATCACTTCTTGAGCAAACTCTTCGTAAACTTTACGATTCTTAATGCGTCCGTGGAAGTGTAAATTAATCATGGTGTTCTCCTCAAATACAAGTGTATTGTCTCATATTTGGGGGCTAGTGTCAACCCGTAAGCCCTTGATTCTAAAGGGGAAAAGGAGAAGGAAAAACCCTAATAGAATCAAGGACTTACGGGAGGGTGAAAAGTGGAGATATAATGGAAGTTTCACTCAGAAGGGTATCCTTCGTACCATTTTACCAATGTATTGACCCGAAATGACCGCCAGGAGTCTTTGTCGAGCGACCAAACCACCAAATGGTCAGAACTCTCTTGCTGTTCCAGAATCTCCGGCACGTTGTGATTAGACAACTCAGGATTGAGTGTGCTAGGCATGACTCTTAGTTCATCAGTGTCAATTTTAGTGAACTCTACCGTCACTACACCTTTCTTTGCGGCATCAACAAACCCTTTGATGTCGGTATGTTCTTTTCTAGTTTTCATGCAGCCCTCTCTTTGATTATTAAAGTATCTTTAGGCAAAACAAATCTCCAACCGCCGTTAACAAACGCACGAATGGGTCTTTTCGCCTGAGTCAGTAACATTACTGGAGATAGGTCTTCACCAAAGTCAATCATTCGGTCCATATAGACCTCAGCATCTTGTAGGGTTTTAAATTTACCTACAAACTCTTTGTCGTTTTTAACGACTCGCACTTCGAAGTCTTTCAGAGTTTCCAACTCTTGTTGTTCTTCTAGGTGAGCGTTAATGATTTCATTACACAAGGCGAGTGGCACTTTTGCCACTCGTTTCTCAAACACTTCATCGAGAATAACTCTTCGATACTTCGTGGGGATTTCTTTGTGTGAACGATAATGAACCATTTCCATGTTATGCTGCCTCCGCATATTCAATTGCTGTGTTAATCGCTTTCAACTTTCGAGTTTGGTTTTGACCGAACCAAGCAGATGCCATTCGAGTATCTGCGCTTCGACCTAACTGGTGGTCAGTCATATAAGTGACTGCGTTTACCGCATTCCACCAAGTGCCAGGAAACAGGTCAGCACCAGGCTGAGTATCGATTAATTCGATAGTGTTCTTGGCAGTCGTTGACAACTCTTTAAACTCTTTTACTTCTTTACGCTTGGTGTTAGCCGCAGGAAAGACAGTGTTCATGAATGTCAACAAATTGTCTTGAGTGTATCGCTTAGTTGCGAGGAAGTTTGCCATATCTTTGTATAACTCAAACTTCTCGTGAGCAAGACCCATCTGTTCTTTAACAGCAGAAGGATTGAAAGTCTTGCGATGGTTAACGATTGCTTCGTTTACAGATTCCATACCTAAAGAGTAGTTCATTGTGTTCTGACACACCACACGAACAGGCGTCATGCGAATGTTCACAGACTTACCATAAATGTGAGGATTAGAGAATAACATGTAGTTATCAACTTGGTCTTTACCAAGAACATCAAAAGACTCTTTAATCTTCGCAAGAACCCAAACAATCTTACCATCCTTAAGAGAACCAGCGGTATGCATTTCCATATCGCCCGCAGCGCAGAACTCATTGAAGAAGTTAAACGCTTCTTCGTTCTGAATAGGTTCCCAGTTATCACCAACCATAGGTGCGAGAACCGTGTTATCAGATTCACGAATCAGGGCATTGGTACCCGTTTGAATAATCTCACCGTCATACATCGCAACGGTAGGCACTTTAGTTACCCGCCAGTCAACACCGGCCTTTCTCATCATCTGCATAGGTGTCAGGTCAGAAGATACTTTCTCACCCAAACCATGCCAGGGTACTTCGCCAGCGTATGCCATTGTTTCAACTTCGTGTGACATTTGTCATTCCTTTTTGATTATTTAAAAACATAGTATACCAAAAATATTTTGAAAACACAACAGCGAAATATGAAAATAAAATGGAAATTTACTGAAAGAATTCTTCGAGCGTATTCACGTCAGTTTGATGTGCACAAACATTTTTCTTATTGTATTTAATATCTTCAAAGGTAAAAGAAGGTTGTTCAATTTTCTTTTTTTCTTTTCGTACTGTGACATCCCACCATTCTAAATCTTTATCTTTGGGATAGTCCCTAGTCCAATTTAAATTAGAAGTCTTCAACATCTTTTTAGCTTTCTTGTTCAGAGGGTAAATGTATCGAAACATGTATCCGTCAATTTTACGAATGCCCTTAGAAACCATAAAGTCGGAAGTCAACCAGAAAATTTTCTTTCGGTTGCTGAAGACGGCGTTTTCCTTACACAGCTCTTTAGTTGAACGTGGATGCAGCTTCTCACCGTTCTCCATCATGTAAACGTTAGTCCAATACTTCTCACCAAAGTAGAAGTTAGATGCTTGATAAACATAACCACACTTACCCATGATACCGTCAGCCATAGTGTAGAGATAAAGTTTATTAGGATGATTCTCTTTAATCCATTTAACTGTTGCTGATAACATTTGAGATTCACTGTTCTTGGGCATATCAGGATGCATACACATCTTTCCAATTTCCCAGTAGTCTTTTGACTCTAGACCAGTAAACATTTTATTGATTGTTGCTTTGGGTTGAGTTCCCCAACCTAGAGTAAGAACACCTACCAAATCATTCTCAAGATAAAATCCGAGAAAGTGTTTGGTAAGTTTAGGCATAACTGGTGAGTAATGATACTTCTGAACAAACTCAGTCGCATCAAACTTTCTTAGTTCTTTGACAGTGTAATTGAATTTAGACATTCTATTATAATATCACAAACTGATAGAACATTCAATCATTCACCTACTGTATTACCGGCATATACTCCATTGAATTGATTGTTAACTCTAATGAAAGTAGCACACTTACTTAATTGTTTTAATGTCCGGGCACCAACATAAGTGCAAGCAGAACGAAGACCACCAAGAATATCATGAATGGTGGCGTCAACGGGCCCACGGTAAGGAATTTCCACAACCCGTCCTTCACTCGCTCGATAATCTTTGAATTCATCTCCTTGCGCTTCCTTTGAAGACATTCCGTAGAATTTAATTTTGTCACCTTCTACAGTTCCACCACCTTCATCATGACCAGCAAGCATTCCACCCAACATTACAAAGTCTGCACCTGCAGCGAACGCTTTTACGATATCGCCTGGAGATGAGCAGCCACCGTCAGCAATAATATGACCACCAAGGCCATGAGCTGCATCGGCACACTCAATAACAGCCGAGAGTTGAGGGTAACCAATGCCAGTCTTAATACGAGTAGTGCAAACGCTGCCAGGACCAATCCCAACTTTAACGATGTCAACTCCACGTAGAATTAACTCCTCTGTTATATCCGGCGTAACCACGTTTCCGGCAATGATTGTTGTGTCTGGAAAGAGTTCACGAATCTCCGAGACTCTTTGAATAAATCTTTCACTATATCCGTTAGCAACATCTACACAGATAAAAGGTAAATCAAAACTGTTCTGTTCTATTTCATATTTATAGGTGAACAGTTTGTCCATGTCTTTATCACTAACACCTGTAGATATCGCATACCAATTGTCTTGGATTTCTTGGTTAGAAGATTTTACTGAACGAATCACATCATAAAAGTCACAACTTTTTACAAGGCACGTAAACAACTTGTGTTTACTTAATTCAAGTGCCATACCAATTGTGCCTACACCATCCATGTTCGCAGCCATGATTGGAATACCACTATAGGTTCGACCACTATTTCTAAATGTATATTTTCTTTCTAATCCAACTTGGGACCGACTCCCCATTGTTGACCGTTTGGGTCTTAATAAAACATCACTATAGTCAAGTTTGACCTCATTATCAATTCGCATTTAACTAATCATCTCCGAAATTTCAGTGGCGTATTTTTTGTTGGTTACAGGAACAGCGTTGGATTTGTGGAGGGTTGCGATTCCGATAACGTAGTCTCCGGTGTATCTTGGAGATTCTTTACTATCTCCTCTCGCCTCTGTTGGAGAAGCCACGCACGATGCGTAGCGTTTTGTCTCAGCCGCTCGTTCTTGAGCGATTGACGGTTGCGGTTTCCATTCCTGAAACTTCGGCGGGACATATTTGACACAGACTTCTCCTTTTGGCTTGCGGGGTTTACGTTTGCGACCAAATTGGTCATACCGAAAACTATTATGTATATGCATTACGAATTCCAACAAATCTCTACACGTGAATCGCCTGAACCATTCCAGTGAACGGTACATCCACATTCTTCTATTAATGGTATCACATCTTTCAGGTTTTTGCAACCCTCTTCGGAACCATCGAAACAAAATAGCGAACCAACTGTTTCTTCAGGTGGATAACAAACAAAACCTTCTACGGTAGTATCGGGTTCGAAGTCTGGTGTTTCATCAGACGGAAGATATCCAGAGCCACCACAATCTTCACAATCCACCCACTCCTGTTCATCGTCTTCGCCATAACTGCCGCCTTCGCCGTAACACGATACACACTCAGTATCAAAATCAACTTCGCAATCTTGTGAGTGATTGAATAAAACTTTGGACATATCCGCTTCGTATGGAACATCATTCCAAGCACACGTCTGACAGCAAGGAAGATTCCAACCAACGAACCATCCCTCTTCGGTCAGTCGTTCCTGCAATTGTCTAAAACCGTTCATTCCACTATACCTAAACTTTTTCCAATAGTGCACTCCAGCTCTTCTACAGAAACGGCATCCTGCATGGTTTCCAGAGCTCGACGCTTGGGGTTTATGTTAAACTTATCCTGAAACCAGAAATTGATACCGTCAAAAGTATCAACTAACCATCTAAAAATCTCTCGCCGTTTGATCATTTTCCGTACAGTTCCTTTTTACCCAACACCATGAACTGCCAGCCGTTTGTTTTACACAGTTGCCTGGCGGATTCCCATTTAGCTTTGTTTATGTCCCACTTCCACTGAAATTGTGGTTTGATTTCCACCATGATGGTTCTGCCATCACGTGCTTCCACCAGAAAGTCTGGATAGTAATTATGCCAGCGATCGTCCTTGGGTGACACATAGGGTATGTGCAACTCTTCTGAACTCCAGCTCACTATCTGGTCTGACCTGTCACAATACAGCATGAACCTTCTTTCCCACAACGAGCGGTAGGTGATCTTTTTCACATTACCAGTATACTTGTGTGGATTGGCAGGACAGAATCTTCCCTGGATTGCAGTTGTTTTCATGGCAGGTCGTTCCTGAAGTTTTTTCTAAAGCTCATATTATCCTTCCTCTTCATCTTCACCAATACAGATTGCTCGATGACGTTTCACCTCTAGATACGCCGCAATCAAATCACGATATTGGTCACCTATAAATGACCATCGGTGTCTCTCAAAGATATCAAAAAAATCACGAGATAACGAGAGTTCTTGCATATGGTTTTGTTCCATTATTGAACGCCCTCATCCATTTGTTTTTGATAATGATTCAGCAATGCGTTATACGCTGCAATAGCTTCCTTATGAAGATAGATTCTATCTTCTTCCAAGGCCCGCATTAAAGCACGAGACAATCGAATCTCTTCGTAGTACGAATCTTCCATTAAGAATTCCTCCACTCTTCATAATCAACTTCATACTCTGCCATCAATTCGACAGCACGTTCAACCTCATATCCAAGGTCCATCAATCTATCAACGAAAGAACTGTCTTCTCTCAACGTAGGATAACCATGCAGTCTCCAATCAACCAAGATGTTCAGCTCAGCACGATCATATTGCTTAGGCATCGTTCTTGGAACTTTCCGAAACACGTTCGGCATCTCAGGACGATATCGGTCAATCAAAGATTCTGCTTGAGTCTCATACCCGCGAGCAACCAAAACGTTTTTCACGTAGTTGATTTCAGAAGCGCGTTGTGAACCACGATAGTAGGCATCGCCTTCTGCCATCTGGAAGTACCAGTCATGAGTCGCACACAGTTCCTTGAGATGATTCACGATTTCCATCGTGTGAGTCTCGGGAGTGATTTCAGTTAACAGCATTACGTTCTCCTTATGCATACCAGCTTCGGTAGAAGTCTTTACCCTCGGGGGCAGGACTTGCGTATTGACAATCGCTGATGTTAATACCACGACCAGTGATTCGCTTGGTGAACGCTTCACCAATAAAATGGTTCAAGACAGGAACAACTCGGTCACTCATATATTGTTCGCTACCTTCAATCGTTCGCAGGGCAATCTCACGAAGAGTCACAGTAGCACCCTTCTTCTCGACAACTTGGTAGGCATCAACGTTGGTCTGTTCCCAACCCCAAGTAGCGACGAAGATGTCACCCTTCTTGACGTTCTCTTGCGCTTCCTTACGAGCGGCAGCCTTCGCGGCTTTGCGCTCTGCCTTGTACTGTTCAGCACGTTCAAGTTTAGCGAGAAACTCTTCGCAGAACTCAATCCTTCGTGCTTCAGTCTTGAAGCGATAACAGAACTCGACCTTGTAACCCAGACGAGCACGTTTGGTGCGTCGAATACAGGTGGCGACAGGACGCTCTGCGTCGAACGTTAACTCGTAACCACGCTCTGCAAACTTCTCAATCAATTGTGCTTCCATAACTCACTCTCTCTCATTAATTTACTTGGTAATGATCTCATGGTTTGAGAACATAGTCAACACTTTTTTCATGAATTTTAGGAATACGTTATATTCCTGATTTTCATGAATAGTTAACTTTAATAGTTCGTCTTTTCTTGCCCTGATTGACAATTAGGTCACCACTAAAGTACGTAACTCTTTGATTATCAACAAGTTCTTTTTTACCGTAATGAGTAGCATAGTAGTTTTCACCGCCGCCTTTCCAATCAGACTCTAATAAAGGTGTACCGGCCACGAAAAATTTGGGTTCACCATCAACAATATCCCAACTGACGAAGATATAGTAGCCCGGTCTTTTTGAGAACTTACCACCACGCCAGTTATGACCATTAGTCGTTTTTATCTCGATTGGTTCGCCATGAAATCGAATATCGGGTTCACTGTCCAACTTAGGGGCAATAGCACCTTCAATCATCTTTTCGATGTTGTTTTCAAACAATCCGGAAATGTCCTCAGACAGTTGTTTGTTACTCTTTCGAAGACCCACCTCTTCATAGATAGACAACAATCTTTTTAGGTCTTTTTTTACGCCATTCAGAACGTTTTCTTTGATTTGAATACTCATAGTAACTTGCAAGCCTCCCTCCACGTTTCAGCATGAAAATGGGTGATATGCCCCTTGATTTGGGGAGCGGGTCCACCGTGTATTTCGATTACACGAGCAATACCTTGCGGAGACCTAGCACGACCTACCATCTCGTCGTTTTTGTAAAGATGGAAAACTGGAGTACCCCAGTCGGTATAAGCACACACAACTCGATTAATCATTACACACCCTCCGCAAGAAGATAAACACCAACCGCTGTGGGAACTTCACCCCAAGGATACTCAGCCGTCAACAATCGCCACTTGGCGTGGTACTTGATAGTACGGTCTGCGACACAAACAACGACCTGTTCACCACGATCTTCAACGACCACACCTTCTTCTTCACCGTGGTGAGCACCATAAACGTACTGAACTCTGCGACCTTCCAAACACTCCATATCAATCACCTCATCTCAATTACAAAGTAATGATCTCATGAAATGTTATGTTTTGTCAACACTTTTTTTAGATTATTTTGGAATAAGGATATAACTAAAAGTTTGGTCGGGGTGGAGGGATTCGAACCCCCGAAACCCCTCGCTCCCAAAGCGAGTGCTCTACCAGACTGAGCTACACCCCGAAAAACGAGAATTGTATATATAAACACAACTTACTCTCGTTTGAAAATGGACTACAAGAAAGAAATCTCAGAAAGATACAAACCAGCTGAAGGTCAGATATTTTACATTTACCGGACCTTCAGTGGTAAGGTGGTTGCCTTAAATTATAAGACAACTGCAGCAGAACTGTTACAGACGATTAAGTGGGCCGCTTAGTCTGCGTTCAGGTCGGTCAAAGGATTGCCCGGATGACCTTCAATCATTGGTGCCTCTAAACGAACTCCTTGAGTACGTCGAACAATATCGTCTGAATTAAATTCTGACCAATACAATTCGAATGCAACGCCATCGTTAACACCTACAAACTGATGCCACTTGCCTGGAGGAACTTTATAGTAATCTCCAGCACGTAGAATAGTTTGGTCACACAAATGGGGTTGTTCGTCTGTCGGTTGGTCTGGCCATACTTTGACCATTAACGTTCCGGACTCCACGAAAAAACCATTCCACTTAGTTTGATGATAATGTTCTGAACAACAAACATTTGCTTTGAACTCGATTCGATGGAACTCAAACGAAGGTGTATGTTCAACGAGTTCTGTAGTACCCCAAATTTTACCTGCTTTCATTATAAACTCTCAATGTATTCTGATAACTGTTCTATATCTAGGTCACTCAATAAACCTGCCTGACTCCACATCATAGATGACTGGCGACCAACACGCTCTCCATTCTTGTATGCGACCAGACGTTGTTTGATGTAGTCAGCAGTTTGACCCTGTAGTGCAGGACCAACACCACCCTCACCCTTCATACCATGACAAGCGATACAACCTGCATACTTTGCCTCGCCTGGCAATGCAACAACCTCTGCTACCTCAACTGCTTCACCAGCGATTACAACTCTGGGTTTAAACAAAGTGTAGTCAACCGTGGCTTTATCATTATCGTCTGGGCCCATCATGGGTGTAACACGAGTACCAAAAATTTTGTTAGGGTCACATCCACTAACCAAACTTAGCACCAGAATTAACGGAATCACTTTTAACATTTTTTCTATGCCTCCAAATTATAAAATGAAACGGGAACATTGTGATTAAATAAACCACGCTCAGATAAATTGCCCACTCAATCACGCTAACTCCATTACTGCGTTAGAAATTGTACGAGCGATTTCTCTAAACCACTCTGCGTCTTTCCCTCTAGTTGTTTCAGCAGCAGTACCGATACGAATACCACTAGTGAATTTTGGTGGTAGTGGGTCACCAGGCACACTGTTTTTGTTCACCACAATCTGGTGGTCCTGCTCTAACCTGTCAGCAAGTTTAGAACCCATCACCTGATATTCTTTCAAGTCAAGCAGAATAATATGACTATCTGTACCGTCCGTCACCACATACATTCCTTGTCGCCTAAACTCGTCTGCCATTTCCCATGCGTTGTCTACCACGTTCTTTGCATACTCTCGAAACTCTGGTTGCCGTGCTTCGTAGAATGCCTGCACCTTTGCAGCAACCTGATTCATCAACGGACCACCTTGTGTGCCAGGAAATAAAGCTCCATTGATTTTCTTGGTATACTTATCGTCCTGCCACATGATAACTCCGCCACGGGGTCCACGTAACGTCTTGTGGGTCGTTGAAGTGATAACATCGGCATAACCAAAGGGTGAAGGGTAAACGCCTCCAGCAATCAATCCTGAGTAATGTGCGATGTCTGCAAGCAGGATAGCACCTTCACGTTTTGCGATAAAGTTAAAGAATTCCCAGTTGATTCTTCTTGGATATGCCGAGGCACCAGCGATAATCATCTTAGGTTCGTGTTTCGCAGCAAGCATATCCACTTGGTCTTCATCAATCCAACCTTGTGAGTCTACACCATACTGAATGATGTTGAATAGTTTGCCTGAGATGTTGACCTTGTGTCCGTGAGACAGATGTCCACCATCGCCAAGACTGAGTGAGAGGATGGTATCTCCTGGCTTCAGAAGACCCATCATCACTGCAAGATTGGCATTGGCACCCGAGTGTGGTTGAACATTGCATAAGAAATCTTCATCAAAACATCTCTGAAGTTCTCGCATTGCAAGATACTCAATATCGTCGTACCATTCACACCCGTTGTAGTATCGTTCGCCCGGATACCCTTCGGCATACTTGTTAGTCAGAATAGAACCAGACAACTCACGCACCTTTTCACTAGCAAAATTCTCACTAGCAATCAGTTGTGCATAATCTTCTTGTCTTGCCGCCTCTTTCTTCATGTAATTAACAAGAGTCGGGTTCATGCCAAGTTTCTTCATGCTACCTCTTTTACTGCACTTTGACAATATGCCAAAAGATTTTCTGGCGTAGAAACCTCATAAGGGTCATCATCAGCATTATCTCGTTGACTCGCTTCAGGGAAAATTGCTTCCACCACACCATCATTTACAACCATCGCATATCGCCATGAACGTTGACCAAACCCGAGATTATCTTTACTCACTAGAGCTCCAACACCCTGAGTAAATAAACCGGAACCATCTGGAATTACTTTGACGTTCTCTAATTTTTGGTCTTTAGCCCAAGCGTTCATCACGAATGAATCGTTTACCGACATACAATAGATTTCATCGATACCCGTCTTTTGGAATTCGCCAAAGTTGTTTTCGTATCCAGGCAACTGATACGTAGAACACGTTGGTGTAAACGCTCCGGGCAAACTAAACAACAACACCCTCTTACCAGAGAAATAATCGGCAGTTGTTTTATCTTCCCATCGATATGGGTTAGGTCCTTCAATTGATTCGTCTCTTACACGAGTACGAAAAGTTACATCGGGTAGAGATTGTCCTTTTTTAATCATAGGTTTTTCCTTCTATAAAATGAAATAAATTCTGGCCATCGAAACATTCCTTCACGAATACGACAATAAAATAACCCGTCATAAGGCGGGTCTAACTTTACTGGTATATCAAGTTCGGTCTGAACCATATCTATAATCCCTCTTGTCTATGAAACTTCTTAAAATATATTTTCTAATTACAGCGAGAACAAATAAAACTGCCGTAATAAAAAAGGTCATTTCTGCGGCAGTCATACCTAAACGCAAACCCAAACTTATTAGAACAAAGTTGATAAAAAGATTTAAAGGGGTTGCAGCTATGGTATCGACTACAGCGAATTTTAGATTTGTTTTATCTAAACTCATCATCATCAAATTCTAAATCCAAAGAAAAGGTCGTTGTATCTAGGTCATAACCTTCTGTTACATTATATGACATTTCTTTGGTCATTTCAAGGTCTCGAACAAATTCATCAATGAACCTTCTCTTCGCTCTTGTATAAGAAGCGAGTTCATCAAGTTTCTTCTGACGATAATCACAGAGACTAATCACATTACTCATAATATAAAATACCTTTTATTTTGAATGAGGGGGTTTTTTTACTTCGACAAACCACTCGTGTTTGCGAGACTTAGGATTATACTTCTTCATCCTAAATTTTTCGGGGTGCTTACGTTTCTTGTAAACGGTGTAGTGGTAATCGTGCGATTCCCTTGTTTGTCCTTCGGGAATCAGATATACCACATCGAGGTCTTTTCTAGCCATTACTTAGGGTCTCCAGCTGGGGCTCTTACCAAAGAAAAAAGATGATTCTGAACTTCATGCCATTCTTCACGTTTATACGTAATTAGTGTACCATCTGGTTCAATTAATTCAAAATCACCATCCCAATTACACTTCAATTCGATTGTCGTATTCGCCGACATTATATTAGATTCAGACAAGGCCAGCTTTCTCCAGTGTCATATCAACGATGCCTTCTTCAATAAGTCGGCGACGATTAATCATATGTTGTGCTTGAACTTCTTCTTTACTACCACCAAAGTAAGGTACGCAATGGCCCTCATCAATCATGACTTCGGTAACTGGACGCCATGAATCTTTGTTGAAATCGTAAACAGTAAAGTCACCTAAGATTCGACCGAACTTACCTTTCATATCTTCGCCGTTTTTCGCAACTTGTGTTTTGAGAACACACTCTTTACCAAGTAACTCTTTTAGTCGTTTCTTTGCGGCAAGACCGAACGCCTTTTCAACTTTATCTCTTGTACGAGATTCTGGTGTATCGATTCCCATGATACGTACACGTTCATCTTTTAACCAGATTCCGAAACCCAAGTCAATGTCAACATCTACAGTGTCGCCATCAACAACTTTAACCAGTTTACATCTATACTCGTGCATTTAATGTTCACCTCTATTGTTAGTTAATTTGTTCCAATCATCAGGAGTAACATTATCTATACTATGATGTCCAGGCGCAGGTTTGATAGCTTGTGTATATTCTTGGTCATGAATGAACAATTGAATCAGTGTATAATGTAAGACTTTCACCAAGTCTTTTCGCCATTCAGTTGGTGTCTCACCTTTCTTCCCATATCGTTTCAGATACTTTTTAGCATTACCAATACAAAATCCTGTACCGTGACCATCATCAATAATGTCCTCAGTCGCTTGAATCTTGCCGCCAGCATAATGTTGGTCGTATGTTTGATCGACATACGCTTTCAACTCTTCAATGAGTTTGTCTTCATTAAATTTGTAATTCACTAACTCTTCTCCTCAAATCACTTGTAGAAAACCTATGGTCTCTTTTATTAAAGTAAACTTCAATTCCTCTTGAAGCACATATATCACGGCCGGTGAAATTAGAGTCTTTATACTCTTCACCTATTATTCTAACATCTATGTTTACCATTTGCAAGATGTCTTCTAAATCAGTTTCACTTTGATATGGTATAATTTCATCCACATACTTAACACCAACCAGCTGTGTATATCTCTCCACCAAAGTTTGAACTGGTGAATTTTTTTCAGAACGGTCAAGTGAAGGGTCAACCTGTAAACCACAAATCAAATAATCACATTGTTCTTTCGCTTCACGCAACATCGTAATATGACCAGCGTGAAGCAAGTCAAACGTACTGGCTGTAAACCCTACTACCTTTCCCATCGATAAAACTCATGTTGTCCAATTGTACCCGTGTATTCCATACCACGGTCTTTAACCCACTTAGGTCTAACTTGTAGTGAATGATAATGGGTAGCACCCTCAGTTATTCCTCGCCAGTTACCTTTGTCGAAAACTTCTTCTGCCATCATATATGATTCTGCCCAAGCATCGGGGTCGCCAGGTTCGTCACTTACACCATCACAGAACCACGAGAACTGACACATGTGACGTTTAGGAACCATGTTACCTTTCCAGTTCTCAACCCAAACAGTTTGCTTTACAACTTCACATACCGTGTTAGGATAGTATGAATCCTCAACACGATTCATTACAACATCCGCGACAGCAGACTGTCCAGCAAAACTGTCGCCGCGAGACTCATGATAAATATTGAGAGCAAGGCAGTAACGTTCGTCTCTAAGGTACTCCTCTTCAACTGTTGGTCCAGTTGCTGTGACAACAACTTCCTCTTCAGTAATAATCTCTGTCTCTTCGACAGTTGCGACTTGTGATTGTTGAAAATTTTGTTTCGCATCAGAAACCACCCAATCAACGAAAAAGTACAAAACAAAAAACCAAAAAACTCCGAAACAAGCGAAGGCTAGTTTCCATGTTATCGATTTTTTCATTAGACTATTTTCCTTTTCTTTCCTTCTATGTCTGTTGCTGTTATAGTATAAGAAGAAGTTTCATCAACGAATTCCGCAGTAAGTGTTTCTCCATCTCGACAAAAAGAGTTTGCCATGAATTGCCAATGACTTTCAAACGCTTTCTTAGCTCCAATCGTGCGACCCCACCAATGAGCCGCCGTCATCCACACTAAGAACATCAAAGTTAATTCTGTCGGTGATAAATTGACCATTTACCCTCTCCTTACTATTGAATACGTAAACCTTTCAACCGTTGACCAACATTTGAATTATCAAACACTGGACCATCATCAACCGTGTCATCTGTCAAATTTTGTTCAGACTGTTCTACATCATACAACTTCATTTTACTTCTGTCAACCCCTATCACAAATCTTTTGTTTTGATTAGGGTCATTGTATCGGTTTTTAAGTTGTTTCACCATAATCTGATTTAGACTTTCCATCTCTTCACTGGTAACAAGAGCGAACATTAAATCAGCAGTAGCAGGTAGACCAAAAGATTCAGAGGTATCCTCAAGGCCTGGGTCAGAGTTTGCATAACCAGAACGAGTTGTTTGTGTTGCAGATAAAATAGGTACATCAAATTCTACTGCAAGTCCACGAATCTCTTCAGCAATTGATTTGATATATGAGTAAGAATTAATTGCACCCCCCATGCCCTTCATTCTAGATGACGCACATATATTTAGATAATCTATGAATACAATCTCAGGTTTAAACGATTTCTTTAATCGAAGTTCGTTCATTAGGGCACGAAAGTGACCCGTGTGAGCCTGACCAGTTGGGTACTCCTTGATAATCAATTTACCTTCGGTTTTTTCTCGTATCGCCGAAACCCTATCCAAGAACATTGGTTTTGATAAATGGTCAAGTTGGTCAATAGGAACATTCAACAGATTCGCATCAATTCTTTCTGCGATTCGTTCCTCCGCCATCTCCATCGTAATATACAAAACATTGCGTCCTAGAGAAAGGCAGTTGGCGGCGCAATGACACATAAAAAGACTTTTACCCACGCCTGTACCAGCCAGTGCGATGTTCAGAGTCTTATTGGGGAGTCCACCTTTAGTGATTTCATTAAAGTATTCCAAGTCGAACGGAATTCTCTCCTCCTGCTCATGATAAAAGTCGTATCGCTCTTCTACATTTTCTAGATAGTCATGTCCTACATTAGTGTCAAAGCAAACCGCCAGTGCCTTTTGTAACACATCAGGAATTGCATTTTTAGTCAACTTCTGATGTTTGCCATCAATAATCTGAATCGATTCCATGATAGCATTATATACCGCTCGGTCTTGACACCATTTCTCGGTGGTCTCTAACAACCACTCTTCATCTTCATCTTTGGGTGTGAAGATATCAGGAAGGATATCAAGAGCGTGCGTATACATTTCTTCGTTCATCGTCGTAACTTCATCAAGTTCGATTTTGAACGCTTCGAGTGTGGGTAGCTTGTTGTACTTGGTTACAAACTTGGTAACTTGGTCGAACAACTCACGATATACACCCTCGAAATATTTTTTCTGAACGAAGGGTAAAACCTTCCGCATAAAATTTTCTTGGGTAAGAATGTTACGTAGAATAGTTTTTTCTAATTCTATATTCATTTTGCCTCAAGGTCTTTAAATTTTACATATCCATTTTCAACACCAACACGAAGAATATCTTGTAAAACTTCTGTAGCTTGATTTTCAAGCATCTGGTCGTTTTCTTCTACGTCTGGGTCTGGAGAGTAAATTATTTTATAATCAAACGTTAATCGTTTTTGGTTGCCATCAAATTTAACAACACCGTAACGAATAACTGTTTCAGGATATTCACCAGTTAGAAATCTAACATCCCAACCATCTCCCATTTCAACTGGTGTTGGTATGAGTTGGTAGTCAATGTTTTCTTTCATTCTTCTTCCAATTCAAGTTCTAGTGAAGTTCCATTATGACCTATTTTATACATCTTTTCAACATATTCCGTAAATGATTGGTTCTGAAGAATGTCAAGCCAGAAACTACCATCAAGTTCTGATGCTCGATATTTTTTATCTTGTCCTTCTTTTTGATACCATCCGTTAGATGGTTTAGTAACATGACCGGAAGCCAAAGCAACATCGAGCAAACCACTGTACTTGTCAATACCACCTTCCCACGAAACCGAGACAGGAATCTTAGACTTCTCTTTTACGTATCGAGACTTCTCTACGTTAATGATAAAATCATATCCGGTGATTTCAGTTCCAGTCTTGTTCTGTCGGCGTCCAAGAATCCAGATGTTATCAGCGGAGTAGTAAATACCTGTACCACCACCTACGATATCTTTCGGGAAGAGACCAATTTCTTTGTACGTATGATTGACTGCCAGCAAAGGGACATTCTTCATTGTCAAATAGGGTGTGGTCATACGAAACAAGCCTTTCAGTGCCTTAGCTCGTGACATATCGGCAACTGACTTTTCGTCTAGTGCATCTTCGAGTTCTTTCTTAGATGCAAGGTTACCGATTGAATCGATGACCACAATGACCTTATCACCGTTCTCAATGTTGTCAAGTTGATTGATAAGGTCAAACTTTAATTCTTCGACGTTTGTAATTGGAATATGCAAAACCCTAGAAGTGTCAATCTCAAACACATCAAAGTACGATTGGGGTGAACCAAACTCTGAATCATAGAACAACATCACAGCTTCAGGGTCCGCTTTTAAATATGCAGAGGCAATCTTCAAGGCGAAAGATGTCTTGAAGTGTTTGGACGGACCAGCAAGAACGGTCAGACCGGGCGCAAGACCACCATCAAGAGAACCCGACAAAGCTGCGTTCAGCATGGGAACATCTGTTCGTACCATTTCTTTTTTCGTGAAGAACTCAGACTTGTCTAACACTTCAGTGTGTTTGAGTTTGCTGTTCTTCTTCAGTTTATTTAATAGTGACATATATTTTTAATTCCTATAAACGTATTCTATTGCGCTGTTAGCTTCAACTTCCAATGGTCTATTATCATACCAGTTTCCAGTGTCTTTGTCAAATTCTCGACATAGGTCTGCAATCTGTTTTGGTGTGATGGGATATTCAGACTTAACGGCGTTACCAGCAATCGCCACCATAATCTGATACATTTTGTGATACCATCCTGTGCCACTGAGTAACATATATTCTTGTCCTAGTTTCTTCGGAAAGAATGGACAGTCTTTATATGACACCCACGTGATTTCTGTGTTCTGTGCCTGTTCTTTTCGATACTTAATCACTTCATCTCGAAGTTTCTCAGGCAACTTATCTAGAAAGTTTTTACCCTTCGGGGCCTCAAAGGTCCACTTGTCCATCAGGGTCTTAGGATGAACGTGTTGACCCGCATTGATAAAGAAGAAATTAAATGCGTCCGGATATTGTGCCGGAACATAATACATTCGTGACAAATCTTTTGTTTGTTTGTCACCAATGTCTTGCAGTTCTTTATTCAGAGCGTGCCAGAAATGTGGTATGTCATCAGCGTATACAATATCAACTAACGGAAACACCAATCGAAACTTAGGGTAGTTTGGTGTGCTGCTTGCGGTAGAGTAACATACGAAATGATACTGACCGCAAATATCCTGTAGAGACGGAACTAAATCGACAGGAAGTACGCTATCAGAAGAAAAGAAATCGTCCACATCAACAGCAGCCCAACCACCCCAATAATCAACATTTTTATTAGACCTCGTAGTGTTGGGAAGATAATGAGCAGGAGTAATAAGAGGAGAAGAATTGTTTCCACCTTTCTGACCTTCTTTAACTGATAAACCTTTTAGTAATGATTCGAATTTTGCCCACGTGGTAAACTCCATAGTCCTATGGGTTTTGTTATCGAACTGATTTTGAAACATTGTGAGTGAGTACATTATCCAAAGAAATCCTCAAGTGTTGCCTTTGGTTCTGCTTCCCAACCCACAGCCGAAAGAATCGGTTCCAGTGGGTCAAGGAATGTTTTAGCAAACATCTTATCATAATCAACGGATGATGTCAACCCCAGTTCTTTAGGAAATTGACCAGAGAAGGAAATAATGTTTTCTTTGATTTTGTTGGGGACTCGCAGATAAATGAATTTGATTTTCTCCCCGTCCTGAATCTTTTCGTATTTGTTCTGAAGACCCTCGAACCGAATGTAATGATTATATAGAAGCGCACCCCGAACGTGAATGGGTGTACCCTTACCATAGATGGTAGTCTTGTCTTCCCACTTACGCAACTCACTTACACCACGTGGAAAGGCCACATCTTCGGGTGGGAGTGATGAAAACTCTTGGCGAAACTTTCGAATAAATTCTTGAGTTTCTTCTTCGGTCCCAGTTACGATGATGGAGAACAAATCCTTGAAACGTTCACGAACAATCTGGGGCGTCGATGACTTGACGGCCTCGATACCCATCATCTTGAGTTTGGGTTCCGCAAACCGAACACCCTCACTATCGTGTACGTTGAGAATGTATCGTTTCTTTGCCATCCAGATACCACGGTCAGCAATCACCTCACGCTTCATCACCATACGATTGACATACGCATTGGTTTCTTTTGCGAGGTTGTCATACGCCTTCTCAATTACGTTTTCAAAATGTTCGCACACCTTGTCGAGGAAGTTAACGGGGTTCGCTGGGTTGTGTTGTTTCACCAACTGAGACATATTGATATAAACAGAGTCAGTATCAATCGCAATCACATAATCATCTTTTGTCCCTAGTAATTCCTGCATCTCATCGTTTACCGCCTTCTCAGCGCAACGTATCGCACGCTGGCCGGACAATGTGACACCCTCAGCAAGTCGATGGTCAAAGTAACGAAACCATTTGTTTGCGAGAGCACCATAGAGAGAGTTCATTAGAATCTTGATACCCGTCTGTTCAGTGTCAAGAGTATCAATCTTTATCGCAAGTTTCTTGGAAGGATTCTTTTCGTATTCTTGTTTCGCCTCCAACATCTCTTTCTTAATACCAACTCGACGGTCATAAAACTTACGAATAACTTTGGGTACAATACCTTCAAACTTATTAGAGTATCGTGTTCCGTTCGCAGCCTCACACACACCATCGTCACTAAGAGTTTCGGGGGACATATTGTATTGAACAATAATGTTAGGATACAGAGAGTTCAGGTCAAACGAACAGACCCAATCGTGAGCACCCACTTCGGGGTCTTTCACAAAACCACCAGCAATTTTATTATTGACTTCTGCAACGGGTGGTTTGGGTGGAATGACCTTACCCTCAGCAATCAACTCGTTATAGATGATTGCATCCCAGATAGCTGTGGTACCCAACGCATCACCAAGATTTGTTTTCGCGCCATATGCCATCGTCATCACCAGAGTGATGATACCCAACTTCTCTTCGAGTCGGTCAACCAGTTCAACGTCTTTTATGTTATAGTCGATAAACTTCTGAAAATCGTGTTTATATAATGAGTGCAGAGAACCATACTCATCATAAGAAAGTTTTCGTTCACCCAGTACGACATTTGCGATGTGGTCAAGTTTATAAGATTCTTGTTGTCCATATGTATTCCACGTGAATTTTTTAAACAGGTCGAAGTAGTCTAGCTGAACGATACCATCAAGGTCATACGAGATTTGTTCTCGACCACCCAGTGTCGGAATCATTCTTTTGCGTACCAACTTCCACGGCGACATTTCTAGATATTCGTTTGTGGTGAACAGATTCATCATTCGATTGACCAGATATGGTATATCAAACAACTTGGTGTTCCAACCCGTTACGATATCAGGGCAGTTACCTTTCCACCAACCTAAGAAGGATTGTAGAAGTGCCGGTTCATCAGTACACTTAAAATATTTAACATTTTTTTCAGATAAAGTTTCATCATAGTCATACAATCCAAAAACATAATAGGTACTGTCCTGATTGTTTTTGACTGTGATAGAAATGACAGGATGTTTTGCCTCATCGGGAGCTGGGAATCCCTCGTCTGATGCCACCTCGATATCAATTGTACAAACGTTTACCATATCCCTATCGAACTTAACTTCGTTCGGGAATTTGTTTGCGATAAACTGAGTGACGAAGTTTGTCTGACCATAGACGGCGAAGTTCGGTACATTCTTATACCGTTGTTCGAATTCACGTGCATCCTGCATCGAATCGAATTCAATCGGAGAAACTTTATGTCCGTCTAGGGTTTTGTATTTGTCGGTTGCTTTGGGGGATTGTACGAAGAGTACAGGTTTAAATTTTATTTTTTCTTGAACCCGCTGACCGTTTTTGAAACCACGATAGAGAAGGTTGTTGCCGTATTTTGAGACTGATGTATAAAAATTCATAGACCCATTATATGATAAAATTTATAGGAAGTCAAGGGTGGTGTGGCGTTTTTGGGAGGAACGCCACGGAAACCCTACCACATTAAATCATTGGCATATAAGTAGCGTTTACCATCAACTCAGGGTACATAATTGGACCCATAAATCCTAGTATACAGCCACCTACAACAATTGCTGCTAACGTGTAATTCCTGATTTTGATAATCATGATATCACCGTCAACACAATCATTGCTGGCGCAACTAATAATGCAGTAGCAAGCATGTAAACCGCTTGCGCTTCTTCGCTACATAAAACTTTCATTACTCCTCCTTTGCAGATACCTTATAACCAGCGGCTTCCCATTGTTCAATGGTTCGACACTTCATTTTTTTAACAGTAAGACCAGCAGGTCCACGAACTTCTACTCGTGCACAAAACTTACCATCTTCGGTTGCCTTGGCAACATAGTCTTGTTCGTCTGCTTGTACAGGTTGAGCAACAAGTGATGCTGCGAAAATAACACCGCTACATGCGGTCATGATTTCTTTTTTCATTTTAACGTCCTTATGAGATTAGATTTTGATTTCGATCTTTCTCGGACGCTGTTCTTCGGGCAGTTCAACTCTCAATTTAATGACTAGTAAACCGTTGACGAATCCAGCTCCATCAACGACAACATGGTCAGCGAGTCTAAATGTTTCCACGAATTTCTTGGTGGTAATCCCTTTATGAAGATACGTCTTACCTTCTTCTTCTTTTGGGTTACCCTTGATGATTAGAACTCCAGGCTTTGCCTCAATTTCTAAATCAGCTCTTTCGTAACCACCCAGTGCAAGTTCGATGGCGTATTCCGTCTCACTATATTTTACAATATTGTGACGGGGAAAACCCTTCTCATTTGCGCCAATGGCGGTTAGTCTTTCTACCTCGTCCCATACATGGTCGAAACCAATGAAACGAGAATGTGGGAACGAAAACACTTTGCTTCGTGTATTAACCATAACGGTCTCCTTATCTTTAAGCGAGATTGTTGTCTAACTACCGGACCATTCCGCGTAGTCGTTAATATATATAACACTTTTGTTTTTAAATGTCAACTATTTTCTTTTTTATCGATTATCAATTATCCAAAACCTTCTGAGGCCGTGTTCCCATCTTTTATCATTTTTAACAACCCAATCGTATCTATGTCCTTTATTGGGGTTATTTGACATGGTAGCATTAAGGTCCTTGTCATCATAACGAGTCCACTTACACCCGTTTTTATTTAATATTTTTTCAACAAAAGCTGGAGATGGTTTTGTTCCTTTACCATTAACCGCTTGGTCGTTGACAGCTTTAGGTTCTTGAACTTTAATTTCAAAATCTGGGTCTAAACTATCACAAACCTCCGTTTCTAAAAACATAACATTAGTATGTGTTAAAGCACATTCAAGGTCTTGTTGCCAATTATCTAAATGGTACAATACGCCCCAATGAATGATAAAATCAAACTTTTTTTCAAGGTTCCAAGGATTGTCTTGGTCTAACAACATTAGTTCTCTGTCTGGATTTATTTTCGAAAACCCCTCTCTATGAATTTCATTTCCGTCAGTGAAAGTAATATCACAACTAAACCTTTCAATAAGTTCTTTTCCTGTATGACCGTATCCACAACCAAGTTCAAGTCCGGTAGCCTCATGAAAAAAATTTTCACCCATGACAGAAACTATTTTTTTAATTCTAGATTCTCTCCACGGAATATATAAACCTTCGAATTGTGCGGTTTTTTTAAAATCACTGGGTTCGTTCGACATAACTTAAATCTCCATATTTTCTTCAATTAACCACTCTTTTTCACCAGCGAATGTTGGTGCGTCGGTTAATGCTTCGTCAATAAATTTACGAAGACGATACAACTTTTGTTTCTGTGGCCAATTAACAAACCCAGTCATATTTGGATCGTTCATGTTATTAATCCACGTTCTCACATCTTTTTCCACTTGTTCATAACTAGAAATAATCATTATTTAATATCCTCTAATACATCATGTTCAGGTTCCCAACCATATTGGGACAAAATTGTGGGGTCAGCGCAAGTGTTTTCTCGTTCTCCCGTTACTTCACGAACAGGAAGGTTATTGTCTGGCCACAAATGGTCAGCAAGTTCTTTTACGGTATGGGGATTGCCATTACCAACATCAATTGCTTTATGCCAACTCAATTTATCGAAGTTTTCGATACAAAGGTCAATCGCAGAACACACATCGTAAACGTGAGTCCAATCACGTGTGTGATTAGTGATATACTCTACATCTCTTCTCTTCAATTTATCGTATAACATATCAGGACGAGAATCTTCACCATATACCGTATGAAATCTTAGACCAAGTGTTCCATTAGGGGCAATCTCTTCGCAGACCTTTTTGGTTGTAGCATACGGAGATAACCACCACTCGTAGATACTTGAGGATGATGCCCAGATAATTGGTTTACCATAATACTCATTAAAGATTCGGCGTGTACCTTCGACGTTCATGGACCAGAACTCTTCAGGAATCTGATGAGAACGCCTTACGCCAGCATATGCTCCAAGATGTACAACGGCATCAACTGTTGGGTCATAAACATGATTACGAATATCGTCGTTAATATCTTCTTTAATGTCTAAACAAAGAAACTCATACTTTCCAATATATTGTTTAAAAAAGTTTCTACCTATAAAACCACTAGAACCAGTTAAAAGTATTTTCATATACTATGATGTAATTCACTTATTACCGATATTGTACTTAGGACACAGTTCCCACTGTTCTTTATCTCTATGGGAAATGATTTTAATTTGTCGCAACGGCGCACACACTTCAGCTTTCTTAGGATTATCTAATTTTAACAAACCCCAATCTGAAAGTAAAGTGGCAATCGTGTTTCTTCGTGCGATATCGTTTTCTTCTAGATTAGACTTCTTACCATCAAGTAAGAACAGTTCTTTAAAGTGAACGATAAAATACCGGCCCTGTTTATGAAGAATGTGACAGGACTGATAAAGTTTTTGTTCTTTTCTTGAGGCAACGCCAATGCGGGTTAATGTTTCACGAATCTTTAAAAAGTCATCGGGTTCATTCAATATAATTTCTAACAGGTCGTTAGGATTCCATAAACTATTTTCTTCCACCTTTATACACCTTATTTCTAATTATTTCAATTTGTTCAGGTGTTAAAAGAGATATAGCAGAACGAGCCTTTTCATTGCTGTATCCATAAAACTCTTTAACAACTTCCAAATCATCGACACCGGAAGGTTTACCCCATTTAGTAAAGCGCTTCCTTTTTCTAACTATATTTAGTAAAAAATGAAATTGTAACTTTTTGTCGATATGATGATACTTGTTCATCTCATTCGAGAGCATTACAGTATCTTGGAAATAGGAAAGTTGACGATTTACAATAAACGGTAGATATTCTTTCTCCGCTTCATCATCAATCATAATATCTTCTTTAGTATAGTTAATACTATTCACAAATTCAAATGGATTCATTTTTTGTTCTTTTCATACATCTCATTAATTAAGTCAGCTTGTTCTTGTGTCATCTTACGACTATCAAGTAGTTCGCCAGTCTTAGTGACATAACCCCTAGTAGTAGCGATTGCATCTTTCACCCACTTGGGCCTTTTTAGTTGTTTCGCATTAAATTTAGGTTTGGGTGGTGGTTCCGATACCGACACTTCCTGCACAGTTTCTTCTTGTATAGTTTCTACTGGCGTTTCTTTAATATCGTCTAAAACCAAAACCTCTTTTGTTTTAACAGTCGTAGGTGTTTCCTCTCTTCTGGTCGCAATCGCTTTGGTACTTGCTATTAGTAATACCACAGCGAGTGGGTCAAAGACAAACACCAACGAAAGAATAACACCTCTCACAGCCTTGTCATAGTAGTTCTGTGCTTCGTCGCCGTAGATTAATTCTGCGATATATTTAATCGCACCAATCTCTAACTCAAACGCAATATTTTCTCTCTTTAATTCTAACTCTTCTTCTTGTAGTTTGTCAATTGTTTGGGAGATTTCTTCTCGTGAAGCTTCTAATTGTGTGCGTTCTGTTTTCTGTTCTTCCCTTGCCTTTAAACCTCTGGTTATATACCCCCTTTCGATATACTCGTCAAGCGCAGCATCTAAAGAACCTAGTTGTTTGTCTATCGCATCTAAACGACGAGTTTCTGCTGACAATTTTCTTTGTACATTTTCTAGTTTAACATCATTATTAGATGTCTTGGTTTCCTGTTCTAAATGTGCCCTAGAAAGATAACCAAAAATACCCATACTGGTGATAAACATTAACACCACCACAGCGAGAGTTAGATACGATTTGATTGGAATACTGATTCGTTTCCACTCAAGATGTAACCATGCGGCCGTTACAAGTTTACCCACTTCGAGTGCACTGGCCATAATCACTACTGACCAGAACGCACCAGAAAATATCGTGGACAAACCTATAATCGAAAAGAATGCCGCAATCACCGCAAGCGTGATTGATGTTATAAACGCAAGGTAATTTGTCAAAATAGAAACTTACTTTGAAGGACTATTTTATATTTATATTAGCCATAAGTTCTGTAAGACAGGCGACCATATTTAACTCGTGGTCGGCAACAAACGCATTCTTGTACTGATAGTCAGCCAGAATCAATACCAGATTAGGAATTGTACTGGTTTCTACGTTATCATACATTCTGTCATAGATACCACGAAAGATTGTGTTTGGGTCAACGTCCACATTATTCACAACCCATGTTCTCATTTTCTTAAAGTCTTTATCTTTAAGAGCCTTGAACAACAAGTCATAATCGTTGTTATCAGCAGCATTCAACACAACCGTTTCGAGTTGACCACCAATAGAATGTCTCTGACACTCATTGATAACACGACGCCAATCAGGAGCGTGTCTCATAATTAACTGTACTAATGTTTCAGTTTTATATTCAACAAGTTCTTTGTCTAGAATATTTTTCAAACGTGCAAGAAAGGTTCCACAGAGTTCCGCAAGTTCTTTCTTGGTGGTGTTGAATTCGTACACACCACATCGAGAATGTAGTGGTTCGATGATACGATTCTTGAAGTTACAAGTAAGAATGAAACGACAGTTATCAGCAAACTCTTCAATAAACCCACGCAACGCTGGTTGGGTAGATTGGGGATTTAGGTAATCAGCCTCGTCTAAGATGACCACCTTGTATCCACCTTGCAAAGAGATTGAAGATGCAAACTGTTTTATCTTTCCTCGCAATGTGTCAATGTTGCCTTCTTCAGACCCGTTAATAACAATGTGGTCTAAGTCGAGTTCATTACACAATGCTTTTGCAACGGTAGTCTTACCCAGTCCCGCTGTTCCGGTGAACAACATATTAGGCAAGTCACCATTGGCAACTATTTTTTCAAAAACGTTTTTTAAGGATTGTGGAAGAACACAATCATCAATTGATTGAGGGCGATATTTTTCCACCCATAGAAAGTCGGATGACATTTAACTTTTCTCCATAAAACATAATATAAAAAAGATTGGAGCGGGATGCGAGGTTCGAACTCACGACCTCAACCTTGGCAAGGTTGCGCTCTACCAACTGAGCTAATCCCGCTAAAATCATCAGGAGTAAAAGAAAAATTTATACTTCATCGGGGATAGGTTCTGGGCCTGGTCCCTGTTCTCCTTCGTTCTCAAGCAACTGAATCAGTGCAATGCTTTGGTCACGCAATTGACCAATCGTAGCCAATTCTTCACCACGAAAACCTCCACGTGCAGCAACTGTGTCAATTACAGCAACTGTGCTGCGAGTAACTCTGTTCGCAAGATCAGTGATTTGTTCAATGTTATCTGACATTATTTTATACTCCGTAAGTACTAGATTTTTCAAGCGCTACCCAATATTCAGTAGCAGTTTCAATATTCACAAAATGTGAAATTAATTTAGAAGAAATTCCAACCTCATAATCACCATCAACCATTTTCAGATTGCTGATATTAAAAACGAAATTGAAACTCTCGTCTCCAAATGTTCCGTCCACATCAATAGAAAAAACATTAGATGTAGTATCTTTACTATCAATTACAGACAAACATACAACACCGCTTGAATTACTCACAGAAAGTTCTGTGTGTCCAAGCACAGAAGATGCACGTTTGATTTTTGATAGTGTCTGTCTATCTAGTGTGAATTTAACATCTGCATCAGGCATTATAATATCTTTTGATGGTTTTGTCAAGATGTCTAGGTCAGAGTAGTGATACTTTGTCCTAGACCGTCCTGAGTTGTCAATCACCAAAACATAGTTCTGTTCGAACTTCAGCCGTGGACTGTCCACTAGAGACAGCACACTGATAAATTCGTTTAGGTCATAAATGCCAAAGGTCTCGGGAAAATCGATATCCAGTTTAGAAGAACTCAAAACATTCTTCGCTTCGGAAATAGTTTTTACCACGTTACCCTTTTCAATCACAATGTTAGGATTGATTGTCGCATAGTTCTTAAGAACCGACATTGTTTTTTCAGAAAGTTCCATAATATAATTTCTCTAAAGTTTTACTCTTCAGTAGTTACCTCTTCGACAACAACTTCTTCGGTTGCATCTGATGCACCTTCTTCCTCAGCTGCAGGTTGTTGTTGTGGTGATGCTGCTTGAACAAAGTTCACTAAACGGTTGCGTACACGACCAACTGATTCTAATTCTTCGCCCTTGAAAGCACCACGTTGTGACACAATATCAATGATATTGATCATAGCAGTAAAGTCTTGCAGAGAAATTGAAACTTTAACAGTTTCACCTTCTGGTGCCTGATCTACTACATCTACATTTTCTACTTCACTCATTTTTTACTCCTGTATTGAATTTTGAGTTGCAGTTAATATATAGTACCAAATTAAATAATAAATGTCAAATAATTTTGCTGAAATTTTTAGATTTTGTAAACTCAATCTTTCTCTCAAACTTATTATCTAACAGTTCGCCTTTGTGAGAAATAATAAACACGTTCGTTTCATCATCAAGCGTGTCTAATATCTTCAACAAATTTTCTACACCATCAGCATCCAAACTTGAATCGAACGTTTCGTCTAGAATCAATAGGTTGGTTGCAACAGAGTTTTTCATTCTAGCCACCTGTCTCCAAGTGAAAAGTAATGCTAAGTCTATTCGTTGTTTCTCTCCCTCACTGAAAGACGAATAGGAAAAGACATCTCTGTGTCTTGAACGTATGGTCTCGTTGAACCCCTCATCCAAGTCAAAGTGAACATAGAAGTCTAGGACTTGTAGGTATTGGTTTGTGAGTTTATTAATAACGGGCAAGTATTGTTTGATGATTTTGGTTTTGATGCCGGAGTCTTTGAGCATTTCTGTGATAACATTATTGTATTCCCGTTCCTCTGCGAGCTCCATTTTCCCCTGCACGAACGTCTCACGAGATCTTCGTAAATCTTCAAGCGTAGATTTTGCGGTTTGCAAACTATCCACGTGCATCCCCCCTGCGGATAGAGTATCTTGTAAACTTGCAATTCTGGCTTTGGTGGTTCTAATGTCACGCCTGTGCATTTCGACATCTTGAAACTCAGATGTTTCTTCACGCAAAAGGTTTTCATATTTTGTCATCTCATCGTATTGCGTTGATATTTGAAGTTCGAGTTTGAGTTTGGCGTCTTCGATTTCTCCCTTTGCGTCGATGGTTTCATTGATTTTTTTACTTTTGGTATCAGCGGCGATTTCTTGATCGCAGGTGGGACATGTGTCGTTATCCTCATAGAACGCTACATCCTTATCGAACTTCTTAATCTTCTGATCAAACTGAAAATCAAATTTCTCAAGTTTATCAATTTGTTTCTTGGTTGCAAACAGCAACTTCTCAACTTCTCGTAACTTGGTATCAGTATACCCATCAACGAGTTTCTCCAGGCGGGCCAACTCTGCTTGCTGCTCAATTAGTTCATCTTCATATTTACTTTTGGCAGATTCAGAGATTTTTTCTAGTTCAAAGATATGATCTTCTTGTGTATCTATCTTAGAATTAACTAAGTCCAGATTGTGTGAGTTCTCAACAACCTTTTCCTTAAGTACAGCAATCTTTTCTTTTAGAATAGTATTCATTTTAGAAAAGACATTAATATCCAGTAAGTCTTCAATAACATCCCTTCGATGTTGGGCTGGCAGTTGCATGAAAGGAATAAACGACGAACTACCCAACACTACGATTTGATGAAAGGATTTATGATTAAGTTTCAGAATGTTCTGTTCCAAAACTTTTTGATATTCTTTGGCATGGGAATCTTGATTTATCATCGTTCCATCTTGCCATATCTCAAACTTTGCGGGTTTTATTCCACGAATGATTTTAAATTGTTGACCTAATGCTTCAAACTCGACTTCAACTAGGCAGTCTTTGTTGTTTACAGAATTAACCAATTGAGGTTTATTCACATTACGATGTGCCTTACCGAACAGAACGAACGATAAGGCATCCAACATCGTTGACTTACCCGAACCATTCTGACCAACAATAAGAGTAGACTTGACCAACTCTAGGTTGATTGTTGTCCATTGGTCTCCAGTGGAAAGAAAGTTTTTATATTTCAGTTGTCGAAATTTAATCATACGATTTCTAAGCTTTGCGCCTCAACCATTAACTCGTGTACTTTATTTTTGATACGGTCCTTGTCTAAGTCAGTGTCAACCGCATCTATGTAAGTATACAACAATTTATCTGTCGATTCAATAGAAATATTTTCGTCTTCAACTTGTGCTCCGGCAAAGTCCTGAAAGTTCTCAGCAATCTGTAATCCGTATATCTTCTTAGAATTAATACGGTCAATAAACTTTTCAAACTCAGCGGGTTTGGATTTATTAATCACAATTACCTTTACGAATTTGTTATCGAGATGCGATACCTTAGTAAGGGCTTGTTTGGATGTTGTATCATCATACAAAATCTTTTCGAATATTGTAATCGGATTTTCTACAGCAGTTAGTTCTCGTGTGTCGGTATCGAACACATGGAAATATTTTTTGTCGTTACAGTCAGACCAAAAGAATTCCATCTGTGAACCAAGGTAGTGAATGTTGTTATTCTGAGACTTTGTGTGAAAGTGACCGGACAATACCATGTCAAACTTTGAGAATAAACCAGCGTCCATGCCATCTGTGCAGGGAATACCCATCTGCATATCAAATCCATTTAACTCTAGATGTGCACCGCAGATATCAGCTTTACAAGTCGCAATGAAATCTCTTACACGTTTCTCGTTCTCGTTATTAATCCAAGGGAGCAACGCAACTTTACATCCGTCATAGTCAACCACTTCGGGTTCTTCGATGATACGAACTTCCGACATATAATGACCAAGAAGTTCTTTCAAAGCATTTAATCGATTGGTATTCTTGAAGTAACAATCGTGATTGCCCGGAATAATATCCATATGAATACCATAGTCCCTGAGTTTGTCAAGGAATATTCTTCGATTGTGATGTAACGCTTTAAAATTAATCGAAGTACGGTTTTCATAATAATCTCCAAGATGGAGAATCTTTTTGATATTATGTTCCTTTAGATACGGAAAGAAAACATCGGTATAGAACCGTGATTGATATTCCATAAAAATTTCAGAAGAGTTTCGAATACCACAATGGGTATCATTCAGTATTGCGATTTTCACCAGTTATGCACCACGTTTGCCATTATAAAAAAACACGTAAGAAAATTAACCCCCACAATAATAGTGCGTAGGAGTGCAACATAATTATCGTAAGGTTCCGTCTTATCATCAGAGAATCCACCAAGGGCGTACTTCCAAATAGTCCAGAGTTTCATATATTATACCAAAAAATCTGAAAGATCGGAATCAGCGTGTCGGGTTCTCTTCTTTCGTTCTTTCTTTGAATACTCTTTTATAGCCTCATCACTTTCTTTCACTGCGTCAATACGTTCACGCAGGTCATCAATGAATGCCTGTGTTTGTTTTGCAGCTGGGTTGTTCTCAAATTCTTCTGCGACCAGTTGTTCCAAACCTGTTTCAGATAAGTATCGAAGTTTGATATCTTGTTGTTTCTTTTCTTTCTGAATCCTACGCAGGAATGCGTACCACGAAATCTGTGTAAAGTATGCGAACGCATTTGGTTTACCAGTACGTGTAGCGGTCTCTATGTTGTAGTTATCAATCGCCTTGAGACAGTTCTCTACAGCGTCCATCACCATCTCTTCACGATAGGTGTAACGAACAAAGTTTGCCTTGTGTGATAAACCCTCAGCAATTTTTAGAAAACATCGGGCGATGTAATCTGGAATCATAGGCTTAGGTTTTCCACGTGCTACAAATTCATTTGCACTCTTTACATGGTCCACAACCGCTTGGGAAAACTGTGCGTTGTTTACGTAATGTGGTTTTTCTTCTTTCTTCATATAACAAATCTCATAAATCAAAACATAAATTAATTATTACATAAAATTTTTTTCTTATCAAGCTTGACTTTTTAAAAAAAATATGTTACCCTAAAGCTTAACACGCCAGGGATAATATACCTAATGATTAGGTGTATATACCTAATGAATTAAGGGTGGAAATGGAATGATATTACTGGGTTTATCGGAATCTGAACTTCCTTCCATATCTTTTTTTGTTAGTTCTAAAAGGTAATCAGCAAGTTTTTGATATTTTCTTTTTCTCTCATAAGAGTATTCTTCACGTCGGTCATCACCAGACTCATTCATATCTTTAACAGCAACATCGTATTGGTATACCAAATATTCTGTAGGTTCAGCAGTTGAGATAATGTGGTCTGAATTAATTATAATTAAATCTTCAGTAAGTTCTTGATAATGCATCCAAGGCTTGAACATATATATTCTTTGTTCATTACTGTGCATCCAAACAATTTCCATACAATTACGAACAACAATTTCAGAAAAATTTTCTTCAGCCCATTCAATTACATCACAAACAATTTCTTGTCCGTTTGTTAAAATAAATTGTTTTACATTTCTTTTTTTCATCAGATTTTTATTTCATGCATCTTATAAGGAAACTCTTCAGAATTATATATCTTAACTCTTTCAGCGCTGTGTCTCAAGGTGAAGTTTGGTTTTCCTCTGCTACGCAAGTCATCCGCAACATCGTATAGTTTAGTTGTTCTTCCGTCATCGGAGACTCGCAAACCTCTTCCAATCGATTGTAAGACTCGTATTTGTGATTTACTAGGACTAGCGAATATAATGTTATGGATATTACGAATGTTGATACCAGTACTGAAGGTTCCCAAGGATGCAAGAACAATTGAGTTAGTTTGTTTTTCAACAATTTTCCTAACGGCCTCTCTGTCGTTTGTTTTCGTTTCGCCTGACACGTAAAATAATCTTCGTCCATCATCTAATTTATTCTCAATCAACTCTCTTAGAACTTTACCATGTTTCTCTACTAAATTAAATAAAACTAGTGTGTTACCGTCAAGACTACAAGCAAGATTGCGAAGAAAACGGTTTCTAGCTTCACATGTAACTAAGAAATCAATTTCCTCTTGATAGGTAATGTTAGAAAGTTTTTCTCTAATTTCTTTATCGTATTTAAGTAACAGTATATCTATATCTAACTTTGCTAGAGTTTTTTGTTCTTGAAGTTTTGCTGTAGTGGTCACTTTGTGTACAGGCCCAAATAAACCTTCAAGTACCATCTTGTTTGTTTGAGTACCGTCTAAAGTTCCAGTTGTGCCAAATCGATACTCAGCGTTAACTGCTTTGTTCATAATAGAGGAAAGAGATTTGGCTTTAAACCCGTGACACTCATCTCCAATCACCATACCGAACTTTTCGAACCAACGTGGACCTAGTTTATGAATTGACTGCCACGTACTAATCATTACAGATTTTTCGGTGTCTTTATCTTTACCGGAATAAATGAGATGACAATTATTTTCGGCATCAAAGTTATAACTATTAAAGTCGGAATACATCTGTTCCACCAGACTAGTAGTTGGAACAATCAACAAAACTTTTTTATCTTTATATCGGTCAAGATACCATCTAAGAAGAAGATAGATGATAAAAGATTTACCGGAACCTGTAGGAGACACCAGAACACTTCTTTTATTTTCTAATGCATGTATGAAGGCATCATACTGATAGTCACGAGGCATAAACGGCAGATTGATTTTTTCAATCCATCGCATAAGGTCCATATGGTTTAGTTTGTTTTTAGTGCCAGGCCATCCATAAGGCGTTTCTTCATATTTCAACGGTACGCCTTTTCGATAGACAAACTTTTCTATTTCTGATAGAAGACCGGCATTGATTTCGCCGTTCATACGATTCAACAGATGAATCTTACCATCCCACCTTCGTGATTTAAATGCGGGCATGTATTTTGCGCCTGGCACGTCAAAAGAAAAATAATCATACAACTCCTGAGCCAGTGAAGTTTCACACTCCACTAACTGTAACATCGCATGATTTTTTAACTTCAACTTAATCACATTAGAAACCAGCTTCAAACTTCTTATAGTCAATCATATTCTTAATGGTCTGATGTCGCCAGTTAAGATTGTTAATAATTTCAGATAGTGTATCTATCACAGTTTTAATGTATTGAATTTTTGCTTCGGATTGTTGAAGTTCAGGGTCACTCTCATAGTAGTGTTCCATTTCACCTTTCAGAATCTTTAGACCATTGAAGGGGTCTGGGTCCCAACCTTTTTCTTCTATTGACTTTTGGTCTAACTTTCCATTATAATATAACCACTTATCTTTCAGAAGGATTTTCTGTTTGAACTCCGCATCTTTCATCTTTAACTTAGCATCAGCTAGAATAGACAAATACTTAGAATGTAGTGCGGGAGTGTTACGAGATGTTTCATCTAGGTGTGCTGAAGGAATTTTACTATCCTCTTCCCACATAGACAAGATATCTTTTAAATCCATTGTGTTGACTTCCTAGTAATTTTCTGGTATTATACCACACTTAACTAGGAGATTCAAGTTATAGTAATTCGAAATAGGAGTACCTAAAACCAGCACTAAATGTTAGGGGTGAAATTTCTGTGTTTGTTGCAGCAAATTCGATACCTGTTACGTTGACAGGAAACGCATTGACATAACGAATTTGTTTCTTTGCATTGTTGTGACTAGAAAGAATGGTTACTGTAATATCAGCTTCAGAACCAATACCAGATAAAAGAGTTCCAGCTGAGGTTTTATATTCATCATTGACAATACGATTCAACCAAGCAAACATTTCTTCGTATGATTTCATATCTTCATCAACTAGGAAAGTGAACTGCACTTCATCAAACAATATTTTATCCCCAATGATGGGCACATTCCTTCTCTGGTATGGTGCCTCTACTTCCGAGACAGAGACGCTAGGGTGTGATACGGACTGTGCAAAGTACTGGATATTAGGATAGTTCTCCTTAGAGATAGAGACCGCAAATCCAGTAGGTTGAAGATAGTTAATGTTGCTTGTCAGTTCTGCCACGGTATGTAAACCTTTAATCGTTTCTTCTATTTATACCTTGACACACTGGTAAAAATGCTATATACTATTCCTATTGTTTGAGAATTTATTTTTATGATTTTATCCAAATCCGATGCTTACTACGCAGCAAATGTGTTCGAAGAGTTCTTTAGTAACTTCGAACGTATTGATGATTATATGCGTACTGTTAAAATGGAACGCATGGAATCTTTTCCACATTCACTTCCAGGCATGGGCCCTGAGAGTGACCTTTTCAGTAACTTCAATATTCACCCGAACGATATGAACATTGGATTTTATGAATGTTCACAAGAAAAATTTATGCGTTACATGGAGATTACTACCTCGGCTCCTGTAGAGGCAAGTATCCCAGGCAAACAAATGTTATGGATAGTAACTGAAAAAAATACTGACACTATTATCGGTATGATTCGTTTCGGTTCACCAACAATAAACTCTCGTCCACGCAACGAATGGTTGGGCGGTCCTCTTGATACAATGAATCCTGATGTGATGAAACGATTTAACAAATCTGTTATTATGGGTTTCAACATTGTACCTACACAACCGTTTGGGTTCAACTATCTTGGTGGTAAATTACTGGCAGCGATTTGTTGTTCTCACACTGTACGTGAAGCACTGAATAAAAAATACGATGCGAACATTTGTATGTTCGAAACAACTTCTTTGTATGGTTCTACCAAAGCTGCCTCGCAGTATGATGGTATGAAACCACTACTAAGGTTTAACGGTCTGACAGACTCAAACTTCGCGCCATTGATAAATGATGATAATTTTCGTAAGTTAAACGAATGGTTTAGAAAACGAAATGATGGTGAATCCTTGGTACCTGCTGATGCATCCTCTCGCAAGTTAAAGACCCAGACCAAGATGGTAGGTATCATCAAAGCCTCTCTCAAACAATATGATGAAACTGCCTATGCGAAGTTCTGTCAGACCTTCTCTGATGCCAAAGGATTGACTGAAAAGAAGCGTTCTTTTTATTCAACCTACGGGTATGACAATGTGCCACAGTATCTCAACATGGAGACAGACACATTGGTTAAGAAGGATAACTTTGATCGCTTTGAACTTGAGTCAGTCATTGACTGGTGGCGTAACAAGGCGGGCAAACGTTATGAGTCTCTGAAGTCAGACGGTAGACTGCGTTCCGTTGTGGAGACTTGGAATACTAACGCAGAAGGCATAGACATCATAAGATGACTATATACTAATATGAGATACATGTTGTATCTCTACTAAAAATAATACAAGGAGTATTATATGCGTAAGAGCACTAAACATAGTGAAGTCTCAGGTGAGCTCGCTAACCTAAAGGGTACAGTCCGTATCCAAGACATTATCGATGCGATTCTCCGTATCGAAAACTTCAAGACCAAGACCCTAGCTGGTATGATCTCAAATGCAGTTTATGACCCTAAAGAAGTGGGTGTGGTTGCAATCGATGAGATTTGGGTTGACATGACGTATCAACGTATTGTCCGTTTGAAGAAACTCATCAACAAACTTCAAAAGATGAACGGGTTTGATCCATACTCAGCTGGAGTAGTGGACATCGCAATCCGGCCGTCCGGAAAGAAGTTTTGTTGGGACGGTCTCCGCCGTATTATCATGGCGGGTCTGTGTGGTTTGACTCACATCAAGACTTCACAGTTGGTACACAAACAGTTTATGACTGACCTAGATTGCCAAAAAGAAGAAGCGCGTTACTTCAAGTCACGTAACGCTGATCAGGAGTCTATGAAAGCAGAAGAAATTTTTAAGTCTGAGGTTGTCTTTGGTGATCCGGATGCTCTAAAACTTTTGAACGTTTTCAAAAACTGTGAACTTGACGTAGAGGGACTAAACCCAATTGGAAAGTCTTTGGGTGGTTTTGTTGAAGTCAAGACCAATTATTTCCGAAAGGACGGTATACCCGAAGAGTACTTCATTGAGTCTTCTCGTATCATTCAAAAAGTTTATGATAGAGAACCAACCGTTTCCGGTTATTTACTTACAGGTCTTGCATATCTTTTAATGAAGAACGAAGATGTCGATCATTCTTACAGTATTGATGAGATTGTAGAAAGTTTGGTAAATTTCAAACGTACCAATCCAAAACAAACTAATCTTATTAAGGGACGTTTGGCTGGCAATGCACGTGCAAGTATTGCATACTTAATTACTAGACGAGCATTAAATGATAATAATGGGTTGTTAAACTCTATAGGTCTTGATGATGAGACTATGGAAATAATCGATCAAGCTGCATAAAAAAAGGGGCACCGAAGTGCCCCAAATTTTTATAACTATCGTTATTTTTATTAGTCGAGGATGTTATCCACGCGGAAAATACGATAGTACTGGTTAGCACGTACTGTGTTAGCCAAGTCACTCTGAGGTGAACCTGTACCAGCATATGGGTTAGCGATCATGCCGTAACGAGTCTTGAACCCGATACGTGGTTGGAAGTCATTCTCACCAACCGCACGTACCATCTGGAGAGGAACGTATGGGCAGTAGAAAACGCCTGAGTCGTAAGGATTCGTACCCTTATAACCTACAGTCACGTAGTCTGTGTCAGCATATGGGTCGATGTAAACACGTGTACGACCATTCAATACACCAGCAAACGTGTTGCCTGTGTCATCTACTTGAAGGTTAGTAGAAAGAGCAGGTGAGTAATCAAGCATACCAGCAGCAGCGAGAGCAGTAGCAACATCTGAAGAACAGATTACTACGTTACCCTTACCACGACGAGTGTCCTTAGCAATTACGTTACACTCACGCTCGATCTGTACCAACATACCCTTGAACTTCTCAACTGACCAACGACCATCAGCGTCCGTAGACAAGTCGAAGATACCCTTAGTAGTCATGTTAGATTGAAGAGCACCAATCTTAGCTTGAGAGTTGATAGTACGGATAACTTCACGGTTGATTTCCGCAAGAATTTCCGTAGACAGAATGTTAGCAAGTTCTGTCTCAGCGTCAAGACCATGAATAGCCTTGAGGTCTTGAGCGAGTTCAAGCGTATATTCTGCTTTCAAAGCACGTGATACCGCAGTAACCGTTGCCTTCTCGATGGTGAAACCCATTTCATGGAAAGAGTTACCACCAGTAGTACCAAGAGCTTCAGCAGTAGCAGTTGACATACCACGGCCGATATCAACAGTAGTTGTTTCGTCAGCAATAGAAGAGTCACCAGCGCCTGGGTTAGTATTAGTTACACCTTTAAGACCTGAAGGACCACGAGTGTCAGCCAAGTCAGTTGAAGAGTCACCAGAATATGGAGTTGGTGCTTCGTTGAACAGAGCTTCTGTATCAACAGCACCAGCACCAGCATTAGGTCCAGTCTTAAAACGTGACTTCATAGCGAAGATAAGACCAGTAGGACCAGTCATAGGCTGAACGCCACAAACGTCATATGCCATCAAGTTAGGCATAGCACGACGAACGAGGGCGATAAGGATGGGGTCCCAGTTTGCACCACTTGAACCAGCAGCTTGGGTTACAGAAGTGTTTGTGTTTACTTCGTTAAGTTGAGCTTGTTCCATGAACGCCTTCTCTTGGTTTTCCAAGATAGCAGCAGTTACAGCACGACGATGAGAATCTTTGATCTCACCCGCTGACTCTTCATTCAGAACTGGAGCCCACTTCTCAACGAGTCTATCGTAAGAAATTTCCATTTAAATACTCCTTAAATGTTACTTTTTAGTTCTTTTGATTGCATTGAGATACATATCCATAGTAGAATTAGATTCAACTGTGGCATCCGTATCCCAATCTTCTTCGATTACTTCTTCGGTTGAAGTTACTTCTTTCTTGAAGTAAGACTCTTTCACAGTTTTAACTTTTTCTGTGAATGACTCTTCGTCTTCAAAGTCGAGAGAAGAAACCAAAGAACGTAATTTTTCTACTTGCGTGTCTGCAAGGTCACGAGCGCTTTCACGGATAACCGTTTCACGCTGGTACTCTTCCAACTTCTCACGCATTTCTAATACTGAACCAGTTTGGTCGTTGAGTTTTTCTTCCAACTCTTCCACTGATGCAGCGAGTTCATCAACAAGGTCTACCTTAGACTCAGGTACTTCGATGTAAGACTCAACGAACAACTCTTTCAAGTTATTCATGAAACCTTCAGCAATCTCAGTACGGAGACCAGACTCGACAGCGAGTTTGTTCTCTTCCATCCAAGTTTCAACCACATAGTTGAGGTAGTTATCAACCTTCTCAACGAGGTCTTCACGCGTTGCGTTCAGTTCTTCGTCAAGACGAGATTGATATTCATCTTCCAAACGTTCTACTTCTTCAGTAAGTTTGGAACGAATAGCAGTTTCGAAGATTACAGCAGTTTTCGCTTTGAATTCATCTGACAATGTTGCCTCTGATTCAACCAATGCCTTGAGTTCATCAGTAACAGAAAATTCTGGCAACTCAACCGCTTCGCCTTCTTCTTCTGACATTTCAACTTCTTCCTGCATTTTTGCGTACATAGCTTGAAGTTCATGCTTTTTCATAGCATGCATCTTGCCGTACATTGCGTTGATCATACCTGCTTTAGTCTTCGGAGCAGCGGCTTGCTTAGTAGCATCGCCAGCCTTATCTACTGAATCTACTGAGTCTTTCTCAGCACCTTCAGGATCGTGACCTTTCGCTTCCTCGATTTGGTCCTCAGACGCCTCAGGAAGTTCAACATCATCAATCATGTTTTCTTGATCAGACATGTTTTACTCCTTAAAGTTTGTTTTGAGTAACGAGAGGAAATTTTTAAACTCACGAACCTGAGTCTCGTAGAGATCAGTACGTGGAGCCTTTTTAATTTCTGTCTCCATTTTTTCAATTTCTTGAGGTTGAATGATACCATTGTTCCACACCCAATCAACACCTTCCATGATGCCGTTAACAAACGCACCAGGCGCTGAAGGGTCTTGAACAATATCTACTGTGTTAAGAAGAAAATCTTCTTTCACATACATTGTGCCATTCCTGTTCTCAAGACTACCCATACCACGAGTTGAAACACCTAGTTTGACTCCCCCATCGAGTAGACCTTTAACAATCTGACCATTAGGAGTATCAAGAATAGATGCTTTTCCTACCACATTATTACCTTCCCATTGAAGGTCTGTAATGAGGTGAGAAACTTTATCTAGGTTAACTGTTGGGCCTTCAGGATGATTCAATTCACCAACTGACCTTTTTTGTTTAACCTGTTCATTTACGTACTTATCTACCGCCTTTTCCATAATGGTTTTAGGATAGATACGTCCGTTTCGATTCTTTTGTTCTGCTTGTGCGAACACGCCTTCAATGACATATGACTTACCGCCACCTTCTTTCGCTTCAGTGATAACGGTTAAATCTTGTTCTACATATTCGGCAATAAGTTTCATTGGTTACATTTCCTTTGCAAATGTGACACCCATCTTCTCAGCTTCTTTCTGAGAACGATAAGTGTCTAATTTTTCGCCGTCAATATAAACGGTGAAACCCTTTGTATTTTTGTGCACCATAACGTGCACCTTACCTACCTTTTTATCGAACACATGTTCGCCAGGTGGCATTTTTTTCTTAGAGGCTTCTCTAATTTCTTTAAAATTTTTCATAATTATTATTTATAAAAAATTAATTTTCTGGTTCTTCTTCTGTTTCTAAATACTCTTCTTCATCTGTCTCAAGAGCATCTAGTTCTGTCTCGAACTCGTCATCACTAATATCGATATCGAGTTCACCATCTTCTTCTTCCGCCTCGGCAGTTTCCGGTTCGTTATTAAATACCGATTGTGCCAGAGAAACTTTACGCTGGTCTAATGCAGTACTTAAACGGTCACCAATCAGATCATTAAAAGATTTTTCTGCATCTAAGTGATTTTCTTTTTCGATAGCTGCCAACAAATCAGCAATACGATTGTTCGGTTCAATCGGGTCTGCTTCTACTTGTGCTACCATTACATCATCATCTGCCATAATTCAAACTCCTATTTGAGTGCCAAAAATTCACCTTTCTTCAAGGTGTTATCAACTTTAGTATCTACTACTGTTAAATCACTATCTATGTCTTTCACTAACTGTCCATATGTACTTGCACCAGTGTTCGGTGTAGTCGATCTAGCCCAAACATACGCAGCAATATTTTCATAATCCGCTTGAGTAATAGCTGCACTTGCAACTAACTGGTCTACCAAGTTAGAACGTGTCAAGTTAACTGATACACCTTCTGCAAACAAGAATGGGTTACCACCCGCTTCTCTTGTATAAATGTTTCCGTTTACCGTAAGAATATACGGATTCTTACTCGCAAATGGTTGTATTCTCCATCCATTCTCTAGGAAGAATGTCGAACCAACGTTCAACGTATCGTTCAACGGTTCACCACCGATAGCACTAATTGCTTCTAGTTGCCAAGATGGTAATGGATATTCTGGTGAATTTAGTACCCATTCTTTCCATGCAGAATATATGTCAATCTTTACATCAAGTACTGTAACACCTTCGTTTACATATATGATTTTTGCAAAAGCATCAAACGCAACCTTTTGATTAGGAAACAGATTAGGATCCCAATTCCAATTATTACCATATTGGTGATGAATAAATGCCATTACTGACTAAGTTCTTTCCACACAACATTGAATGTGATATAAGTTCGATCAGGTGCAGATGGTTGTGATCCGCCTGGCTGGAACCCAAGATCGTCTCCACCGATTGGATTGTACATAAACGTCCAAACAGGAGCAGATGGTGGTTCTGCTTCGAGCGCACCTTCGTCTGCCAAATTGTATGCTGGATTACTCCAACCCGAAGAACTGTATGCATTCAAAGATGTCTTGTAATCTAACGGATATGCATTAACACCGTTCCTTCTAACAGAGCTCAACGTGGTACTCAACAATGTTGCTCCGGAACTATTCTTAACTGTGAATGCAGTACCACCCGCAAGATCTGAGTCCAACAAGGCATTGTTTCTACCTTCAAGGAATATTTGACCCGCATCTGAATCATAGTCGAGAACCAGTGCACTTCCCGCACCAGCAACTTGTGCACTGTCTTGACCACTTGGCGAAAGATTGTTAATCCCCACTGGAATAGTAGAAGGCGTGAAATTAATAATTCGAGTATTACGGTCATCTTCGAGCAATGACACGCCACCCGCATCACTGTCGTACAACCAAGCATCGTTACTTGACAAGAAAGACAAATAGAAGTTTTTGTTCAGTAATGTTTCGGGGCCATTGGTATCTGTAATGTCCTTGAACGTAATTAATTGTTTGTCTTCGAAGTAGTGAACATTCCCGCCTCGTTCTGGATCTTGACCAACCTGTATTTCAACACGTTGTACGCCACGACTATACCGATCTGTTTGACCAAAAATATCTTGCAGAGGTTGTTTGCGTCTTGAAAGTCCTACTTCTGTGTTAGGTCTTACTGCGCCCCATTGAATACCGTCAAACAATTTTTCTAAGTTGACATCAAGTACACCATTCCGAATTGGTGCTCGTATAATTTCTGGGCCGTGACCAATGTGATGCCCTTTGGCATTGTATACAGAACGAATACCATCTACGCTGGTAACTGCATCACCATCTCTTTGTATCGTAGCGTAACTGGGTGTTTCCCATTTCTCTCCTCGAAGAATACACTTCAAGAACACACGCAACTCTCCATCTGGGAAAGTCCCGTCTTCGTTAAAACAATTGAGACGAATTTGTTCTGGTGCATACAGAGAGTGGTTATCTTGTCCGGCGGCAGGAAAACCAGCAGGGTATTCAGCAACGGGACGCATTGAGGTGAGGTAATAAACACCCTGCGTATATGGAACACCCGCAGTAGTTACTTTGTTATCAATCATGAATACTTCATCAATAGACCCCGGCTTTCCCAATTCTTGAACGGGGTCAGTTCCCGCATCTGTCCAAACACCAGCACCTAACGCATAAAAATAATCAGCACTATCTTCTGTCGGCGCAGACGTTCTCTTAGTTGCCCAACAAATAGGTCTTGCATTCAACCCGATAGCATTTGTTTGCCATCCGATGTCGGTTCGATTACTCATATCCATTTCATGACAGATGATTCGTTCACCGTTGATGATAATACCCCAACGAATAGAACCCCCGCCTAAACTTTGATAATCGTAGAAATACTGGTTTGCCGTTGTGACATCAAGGGTTACGCCTGATCTGTTCCCGCCGCCACCACTACCGTCCAAACGATCACCATTCCAGTTTGACTGTGGTATGACTGTTTCGGTTTGAGTACCGTCAAAAGTTCTACGATGTACGACAGAGAGACCTGACCCAGTGAGACGGAACATAAACCCGTCAGTTGCATCAAATGGACCCCAGTTTCTCACACAGGTTGCTTTACCAGTATCAGGAATCATGGTTCCCATAATAACGAAGATACCAGAACCAAACGTTAACGGGTGATAAAGGTGTGAGGTGTTTGTTGCAAGGTCACCAGAAGCGCCATTGCCAAGATTACCTTCTAAACCAAGACGTATCCATTTCTTACCTGAGTCCCATACAGCAGTGCCAGAACCCAAGAGAGAGTTTGCAAATTGTGAGGGCATTGCATCAACGTCGAAAACATAATTAGCAAGAACCCTTGAGTCAGCAATACGCAGCTGACCATATGCCGCAAGTTCTGGTTGTCCTTCTGAGAATCTAATGTTTGCCGCACCGAAACGGTCAATCTCTAATCCGTACTCTGGGTTGTCGTACCCCATAATGTGGGTAGTTGGTACGTATACGTCATATGCTTCTTTTACTTTACAAATGTTTGTACCATCATAAGAAATGGTTTCACCAGCGGCAGGAACTGCATTTTCAAACTTTGCAGTTTTATTATAGTGAACCGCAAGAATACCAGTACCATCACCTTTATCATAAACGCCGTGTACGTGCACGTCACCACCTTGAAAATTGGTAATGTCGTATCTTTCGCCGATTTTCCAAACGTGATCAGTATCTCCACCTTGTGCATCTAATTTCTGCTCGAATTCGATCTCAGCAGTGTGTATCATGTACAGACGATCGCCAGTGCTCTCTGGTGGTATTCTTGTATATCGTTTTTCACCTGCCATTTATTGCTCCAAAAAAATTCTTGCGTTAATACTCTTTATTTATAAGTTTTTTTATGCTGGGTCTCGATAGTTTCTGTCACCGACCTGCGTCAGTGGTATGTTACCTGTTTCAGCTGAATTGTTTAATGATAGAATAGGGTTTGACCCAGTTCTAAATGCCAAGATATCTATCACGTTTCCTACCGGAGTTGAAAACTGAAACCTTGCGTCTACTTTCTCTACTGTGACTGTTTTAGAATTTGCACCAGTAATTGCGGTTCCAAACGCAGAAGTAAACCCAGAAGAAAGCGTTTTTGTTATTATCGAAGTTGTAGTCGGTGCTGTTGGGTCTGCATCAACCTCAAACTCATCAAACAATTGTAATGATGGGTTGGTATCATCATCTCGAACTACGATTCGTATCTTGTCACCATCGGCTAATGCTCTAGGATTAGTTGCGTTTGTGTCCTGTAACACGCCAGGGAAATTACTAAACACAGCAGAACCTACTGCATCAATCGTAACGAATGTACCACCAGTATTGATTTGATAATAGTTTGTATTGTCTCCAACAAATGTGTCTGCACTTATTCTCTCAGTTGACGAAACAGTTGTCACACTCGGGGCGGGTAATGAAGTTGCAGAGTATGGGGATGGATTGTCTAGTACACTAATCTCTGTGTTACCTAACAAACGAGTTAAAGAAACCGTAGCGGCTTCAACAATCGAAACTGTCCCTGCTCCAAGATTTTGAATTGATGGTACGGTAGAATTGTTAACTATGTTGATTGTTAATGTTTGACTTGTTGCTACATTAACTTCTATTGCTGCACTATCTGTTCCAGTCGTACCAACAAAATCTCCAGTAGTCCCCGCAGTATAACCCGAAAGTGTGTTATTTGAAAAGTTAATTGATTTGGTTTGTGCAACCGACCCAAGACGTATTGCGTGATTAGATCTATTGGGAGTTGAGGTAAAACTACAACCAGTTATTAGACTTATATCATTTCCTGAATCACTTACGTGCAATGCGTGAGCTGAATCGTGTGTTGTTTCAAAATCACAATTGGTAAAGGTCGCACCATTTTGTCTAACAACATCAGCTCTTCGAAAGGTTACATCCTGATTCGTAGAATTAGAACCAAAGTTAAAGAAACCCATATCGGTAAATGAACAACCTTTAAAGTTCGTAGCTGCGTTATCGTTAACAATTAGATTTCCTCTCGCAGAATCAATTGTAGTACCATACGCACTTCCTTTGGAGAATACGATGTTTCCCCATATAATATTCGAATTTGCGTTACTAATTTCAATCAGATTAAATTCAGGATAACAATATCGAGTATCATCAATCAAGATACTCTGATTCGAATCTTCAAATAGAAGCGATGTCGCGGATGTGCCTAGTTCTAGTCTTCCTTTATAAAGGTATCCTGCCGCAGTTTCTTGAAATATTCCCCAACGGTTAGCTTCCAAGTCGTTTTGTGTAGCCATATCATCGAAGGTACCAGCGGGTGCTCCACCAGTAAATGTTATAGACGCTCTTCCCCAACGAACCGCATCTACTGCGTGACCCTGACCACGGTTCAAACCAATTCTAGGATTAGGTGTTGCGGTCAGTGCGGTATATGTTCCAGCGGTAGGCGTACCTTCTTGAATTGCCGCTTTAGTCGAAGCCGTTGAGGGGTCAATTGCGATATTAGTCCAACCACCATATGGATACGTACCGTAATCTCTTCCACCTACTGCCCAATGATAAGAATTACCATCACCAGAACCTATACCTAAAAAATATCCAGCCTCAGTGCCAGGCGCGTTCAGGCTTGGAAACGCTTGACCAAGACCTTGGGTTTCATTAAATGGGTTAAGTGCATTGGGAAAAAGAAAGTACCACCAAAGGAGAAAAACGTCTGTCCCATCTGTGAAACCAGCGGGGTCAGTAACCGCTTGATACATTGCTCCACACGCACCAGATTTGTTCGCCCGAAGCGCTTGGGAACTACAATCGTTTCCTTGCAGGTATGCTTCTGCATCAACAATTGGCGTCGAACCACCAGTGTCTCGGGCTGGTTCGCCCCAAGCACCATCGGTGTAGATATCGTTTAAGTCTGTGGTGGGTGTGTTAGCCATTGTTCATCTTTACCAATTTTAGAAATTTTTTGAGAAGATCAAATTTTTCCACACCATCACGGGGATATAACATAGGTTGTAATGTGTCGTGTTTTCTTAAAACTACACTGTATCCTTGTTGATTAAAAACTTTTATTTGATTCATACCGTGTTCACTTATTGTGACTTCTGCTCTCACTGTTCCTATGAACATTTCTTCATCAATTTTTTCAAAAATAATTCCACACTTATCTGGTCGCATAAACAAAGGCGCCTTTTCGTGTTGTGCATAAGAACAGAAAAAATCTCTACATATTTTCGGACGTTCTTCGTGCACTTTACAACCCACATTTTTCTCGCAATAACCGCACATTTCTCCTGCTGGAGAATCTATGACAATTGTTTCAATAATATTACCTTGTGTTGCTTTTAATGATTTTACTTCAAGTAATTCGCAACATTCGGTGCATTCACCGCATTCCATAATATGCTCAATCGTTTAAATGACTTTCAATTTCCCCTACAAGACCCTCGTCCATTTCTTTTTTAAATGATAACACATCATCCAAATTGAACCACCATGTTGGTTCAGTTGTTTCAACATTTTCATTAAATGAAATTGTACCATCTTCATTGTAGTTTAATTCTTCATCACCAACAAGTTGAATCGGAAGCCGTTTCTCATTGTTCGCAATATAAAGAACCTCATCGGCACTTCGATTAAGTATTTCACTGGCTTGTTCTAAAGATATTTTCATAATATTCCTCAAAAAAAAAATTAAGGGGCCCCGAAGGACCCCTCGTGTTCATTTTATTATGCTGGGTCAGAGTAGTTACGTTCTACAGCAGATACTACAGAGATACTATTTGTATTCTGTTCTGTAATCGTTGCAGTCTGTTCCACCCAAGTACCATTGTTCAATCCAATTGCACGAACGTTAACATCGAAAGGTTGTCCACCTTCTCTGTCTTTTTGTGAATTGTTATCAAACGCATAAGATACCACAAAACGGTTGTTTGTTAAACTACCAGATGCAAGGTCCGAAACGGCCGCCTGTGCAACATTATTTTCTGCTGTTGCACCAGCAGAGTCAAGTAACAATGCGCCCGGAGAGTTGATTGGGTGAGTGTAAATTGCATCGCCCGCTGTATTCAAAGTCTCATTAATTGGTGCAACCGTATCATCAAGTGTAATCGCCGCAAAGTTACTGGAATCGACTACAGAAGTTACTTTCCAAATAACGTTGTGATTAGCACCAGTACCACTAGCTTTATTTAAGCGGAAATATGCATTAGCATCAGTTAAGGGGTCTAGACCCTCTGGGTTCTGAACAGTAGTGGTTGTCAATAAAGGTGTGAACGATACCGCACCATTTAAAGTAATGTTAGCACTGTCAAGATACGCATTAGTTGCTGACGGACCTACGTCAGCAAGTTGAATCGACGTTCCGATTTCACCACCAACAGCGTAATCACGTGTGTGGTCATAGTATACAAACACTTTAGCGTTAGCACCATCATCCAAAATATCTTGAGAGAAACCAATACTAATTGCAGTAGAGAACGGGAATGATTGCAACGACCCACCAGTATTGAACAACTGGGTGTTGTTGATATCATCAGCATTAACATTAGTAATCGCAACACCAGTTCTGGTACCGTTTTGGTCGATATTAGTTACTGGTTTAGTTGTTAATGTATCACCAACAAAGGCCAACAATTCATCTGCCAGTTTACCACTCTTAACTGTACCTGCAGCAAATTCAATATCAGAATCTTGACGCAAGTTATATTGAACCCAAGCATATAATTCTTGGTTAGTTAAAGGTGTTGTTCCATCAACGCCTGATGCAGATTTAATCTTAACACCAAAATTGAAAGGACCACCCAACAAGTCTTCTGAATAACCGAAAGTGTTAGATGCTTCATCTACCGCAAGATATTCAATGGTAGAACCGTCACCTGTAGTCGAGTACTTTTGACCATTTCCTTTTGCAGCTAAAATAGTTGCGTCACTTACACCACCAGCACCAGTAATTTTAAGGTCGTTACCTTCAACCAACGGGAATCGTTGAGTGTTATAAGGAAGAGTTGTACCAGCTGACAAACCGATATCTACGGTGTCAGTTTGGTCGTATGTCTTACCTTCTTGACGAATGAACAAACGAAGAATATCTCCACGAAAATCAAGTTCTGCCGTTTGGTTTGCATCACTGTCTTTATAAGTCAGTACTGCTTGGTTAACTTCGCCGGGGAAGTTGTAGTCAAATGGACCAGCCTTTGATGTACCATTTGCAGAATCAAAAAATGCGTAATAAACGAAATCTTGGTCACCAGCACCGTCTTGGTTCTGATCACCATCGATATTACCTAGAGAAATTGTACCAATATACTGACGTTTCAATGTGGTATCATCAGTACTAAATTCTCTCCATCCAGCAGTACGAATCAAAGAACGCGATGAATCGTCAGCAGGTGACCATCCGAAACGCCATTCGAACTGTTCTGGTGTAATAGCGACGAGTGGGAAAGGATAAGCAATCAACTGTTTACTGTTTGGGTCATCCTTCCATTCTTGTTTAAGAAAGCTGTAAAGTGCCTGAAGCGTCACCCCCGTTTCATCAAGAACGGGTCCCTTTGGCGCTGCACTGTTGTTACGAATCTTAATTGTTCGTAATGCAGTGTCGATGTGAATGTTCTTACCGGCGGAATCTCCACCAGTATCAAACAACCCATCTGGATCTACAATTGTTGGCATTTCTATATCTCCTACGTAGAATAATTTTTATTACATGTAATTTAAGGTTTGTGCACCCTGTTATTTATAATTATGAATATGTAAACGTGATTCTATCATCCCATATTTTATCAAATTCAGCAGTTCCATCTGCCCATAAAATATTGTAGTCATTACCAATTTCTTCGATACGTTTGATTCGCCATTTAGGTTGATCCGTATTAGTACCAGGCAATGCCTCACCTATGTAATAAAACGTCCCTTCCTGATCTATTAATTTGTTATACTGCACTTCTAATTCCGCTTTTAATCTGTCCAATACATTTACGAAAGAATCCGCAATAAATTTTTTCTTGGTGGGGTCGTAGATTAATATCGCATCATCTACTACGCCCTTCAATGCAGCTTTATCAACATCTGCATTATCAACCAATTTGTAAGAACCACCACCTCCGATAGTGCTTAGAGATTGATTGATTCTATCAATCTGTTTCTGAATATTGTTATCAACTCTTGATGCATTTTCTGTCAGTCGTTGATTAAAATTCTTTAATGCTTCTTCGAACTCATTTCTGTAATCAGGTGCAGGAGTTCCGGGCTCACCTTTCTCTCCACGTTCACCTTTTTCACCTTGAGGGCCAGTTAATCCTCTCTCGCCTCGTTCGCCTCGTTCACCCTTTGCTCCTGCAACTCCTTGAGGGCCAGCAGGTCCGATTGCTCCGACAGGACCGGCGGGACCGATTGGGCCAGGTTCTCCTTTCTCACCACGAGCTCCAGTATCGCCTGTATCACCCTTCTCACCACGTTCTCCTTGGGGGCCAGTTAATCCCTGTAGGCCAGTGTCACCCTTTTCTCCTTGGAAACCTCTCTCGCCTTGTAATCCTTGTTCGCCTCTCTCGCCCTTTTCTCCACGAAGTCCAGTATCTCCCTTGTCTCCCCTGAGACCTTGAGCTCCTCGATCTCCTTTTTCGCCACGGTCACCTTTGATACCTTGGTCACCTTTATCTCCCTTAACTCCTTTATCGCCTTTTGGGCCCTGTGGACCTTCAAACCCTTGCGGTCCTTGAAGTCCTTGAAGGTCTTCGAAAACATTAAATATTTTGTCTTCTAACTTTTCAATTTCTTTCTGCGTGTGTACTATGGAGAACGCAGTAGAAATTTTATCAATCTTGTTCATTGATTCGTGCCATATACCTTGTCATTTCTTCAAGTAATTCATCTTCTTGTGAAGGTATATATTTTTCTTTTTTCTCCTCAGATTCTTGAGGGGGTTCTTCATCAGAACTAGGTTCTGCCTTGGGTTCAGGCTTTGGTTTTTCTTCATCGTCACCACCACCCATTCCAGGCAACTCAACATCACCGTCTTCACCTTCACTATCTATTTGTTTCTGCATGTCCTCAATATCTTCTTCAGACATTCTCAAAACATTTTTCCATATCCACTCTTTACTTACATAGTTACCCACGAATTGGTCTACTTCATTCAGAAGACCAAACCGTTCACGCATAATTTCTGTTTCTTTGAGCTCAGTGAAGTGATTGTCTTTAACGTAATCAACGATGATTTCGTTTCGCCATTCTTCCCAATCCTGTTCTGTGATAATACCTTTTAACAGAAGTTGTTTACGAAGAATGCCTAAGAATACCTGAGAAAACTTTCTACGAAGACGGTCAACAAACTTTTGTAGTTTCACTTCGTCTCGTGAAATCTCAGTAGAACGACCAAGAGAGAACTGAGCTTCCTGTTCCAAACGATTGACAGGAACATTCAATGCACGATATAATCTCTTTTGGAAATAAATGATATCATCAATCTGACCAAGGTTGTCACCGCCAGGCAGAGTAGAAATCTCTGTACCACGACCACCTTCTCGACGGGGTAACCAGAAGTCTTCAAGCATCGACATATGCTTGCGGTCATCTTTGAGTTCACCAGTGTTCGCATCGTATACCAGTTTGTTACGATACTTTGCCATAATATCTTTCATATACTGTTCAGACTTACCACGGGGCAAGTTACCCACGTCAATATAAAAGATACGTCTTTCTGGTGCACGTGCGAGACGATAGATGACTAGAGAGTCTTCCATCATTCTTAACTGATTGATTGGTTTTAGTGCCTTGTGTAGATGCGACACAACTTTCTTTTTTGTCTCATCAAGTAAACCAGATGTGACATAACTAATAGAATCTGTAGAAAGTTTAACCGCTGATGATTGTTGTCCAGGCTTCTCTTCGTAAATATAAAACTCGTCTACTGACTCAACAATCTTTGCGCCCGTTGCAGGGTCTTTTTTGTATTTTACATTTTTAACTTTACGAATCTTTGCAGCATCGATGTGTCTAATTTCTTGAATACCTGCTTTGAGATTCGATTCGTTCACAAGTAGGTGATGATAGATTCTACCATCAACATACCACGAACGGAAAATATCGTGTCCATTGTCATTGAACTTCAACATAGACACAATATTTTTGAATTCTTCTTGAATTTGTTCTTTAATCTTATCGGGGGCTTCTACATCTTCTAGTGATAGTTCAAGGTTAGATGTTAGTTCAGAAGCAGTAATCGATTCGTTGACAATTTCTTCAATCGCCATATCTACTTCTGGATGTGTTGCAACTCCACGATAACGTAAGATAAGTTGGTGATTGTCTTTAGAATTATCACCATCCATATTGATATACTGACCATAGTGACCAGCAGCTGTAGTGACATACCCAGCACCATCGTCATCCGTAGGCGGAACAATGGAAGGAAGTTTTTCTTTCTTCTGTGCTTGTGTTCTGCGTAACTCAAAACCAAATAATTTAAAGATGCTATCGTCTGCCATATCTGTGTCCAAAAAATAAAATAAAGGGACCTCCGGAGAGGTCCCAATTATTTAGTAGAGATTTAAGATGTTGTATTTGATTCCCAGTACTGGACTTGGAATTCTACCGTAAATCTTTCAATCTCGTTTTCCGTTGTGTATGAAAGGTCAATTGCCTGAACGTTTGTCGGGAAACAACCACGGAAGTTGTAACGCTTGAGTGTTTCTCCATCTTTATCCAACTGATCTACGAAGAGGTCAGCTTGATAATCTACTGGATTAACCAAACCCGTGTTTGCCGAATGAGCGTTCATTCCATTCATCCAACGTTCCATTGAATCTCGAATTGTGAAATCAGTATCATTGATAATGGTTACTGTCCAAGGTTCGAAAGTTCTATCACCAGCTATTTTCAACTGGCGACCACGGAACGGAACTGTTACCAATCCCATAGTTGAGGCAGGTAACTGAGCAGCTTCGCAAAGAAATGATGTTAATTCAACATCACCTCCAGCATAAGCTGGGAAGTTGACAGTTGCTTGGAACAGATTCGGCCTAGCACCACCACCTCTCAGCTTTGACTTAAAGTCATCGACTCCTAAAATTGCCATTTAAATTCTCCTTATGGTTGTGCTTAAACCGTACCAACCACTTCACTGAAATCAACTCCGGTGCGTACAGCAACAAAGTTAAGAGTGATGTAGTTAATAGAACGAGCAGGTTTGACAAAAACTGAACAAACAAACTCGTTACGGTCGATTACTGCAGCCGTATTGTTTGTTTCGTCACAAACCACTCGGAAATCTGTAATACCTCTTCGACCCTGAATTTCTCTCAGGAACGGTTCAACGATATTAACAAATTCTGCACGAGTGAATTCGTCATTGAATTCAAACATTACGTTTCTTGCAGCTCGTTCGATTGACCTTTCAATTGCGAGGAACAATCGTCGGACATTAATACGATCGAAAGCTGATGGACGAGATTCTTTAGTCTTATCACCAAAAAGAATAATACCTTGTCCAGGCAAGTTTACAATCGGATTAATTCCAGCTTTGTACAATGTATCTCTTTGTGCCTTACTAGCTGAATAAGCTAAGGAAGTAACTCCGAAATATTGACCCCTTCTTTGACCAGCAGGTGAGAACCAAGGTGCAGCGACAGCATCAGTCGATGCCATCAAACCAGCAGTGCCAGGAGCAGCTGGGATAAACACATATTGGTCGTTATACTTGTCATATACCTTAAGGTAGTTGTTGTCTACAATCAGGTAAGATGAAGCTGTGAAATTTGCAACACCACCAGTTGTGTTTGTTACCGCGTCAGCAGCAGTTAAACCAACAACATCTTCTCTAGCAGGTGAAGTAACAACAACACAGTCTTTACGCAAAGATGCGGCCGTACCTACAATGTCATTAACAACGGTAGTTTGGTCAGCAGTAGCGGACATACCACGAGCGATTAAGAAATCCACCTGAATGTTTTCTTTACTTTCGAACTCGTCAAATCCTTTCGCAACATCACCAGTATCAATTGTTGGACCATTAGAACCACCGCCCAACTTAAACGTATGAATAGTTGGTGTAGCTGGTTCAAAGTCTGTTCCTGATGCGGTTGATGTGAAGTTATAATCTTCATCTGCTGCACCGTCATGTTTGTTTAGGGATATTGCCCAAACATAACTTGAACGATTGTTAATAACATCAATAACGTGGTTATTAGAACCATCTACAGTCTTACCGTCCGTTGCAAAAGATAAGAACGGGAATGTTTCTAAAACAGCACCTACTGTACCAGTTAAAGTACCGTCTTCGTCTACTACGACAACGTGAACTTCATCGTCTGCACCATTAACGTCAGAGGCGTACTGTGAAGTACCTGGCGCTGCATCGAAATAACTGGCGTATGCCCAACCATCAAACAAAGTTGTATCGTTTGACTTAGCAGGACACAGTTCTACTCTGAGACTGTTACCAGCTTCGCCGGGATATTTTGCGATGAAAGTATGGTTTTTTGCTGGAGCTTTGAGACCAGCTATTGTGTTCTGAATATCAAAATCGTCGGCATTCTTAACCAATGGTTTGCCAGATGACAAATCAATTATTTCATCTGAATCCCACGCATTTAACGCGCCGGTGTCAGCAGTATCATCTACTGTACGTGACACATAAAGACTTGTTGAGTATTGCAAAAAGTTTGCGGCAGACAAAAAGTCTACTGCATTTGTGGTACTTGGAGACCCGAATGTCGAAACCAACGTTCCCTCGTTATCTACGAGAGTTGGTTGGTGTACGGGACCCCAAGAAAATTCTCCTACATAAGCACCCGTTGAAGTAGTGACTGAAGGGACAACACCCGTTAAGTCAATTTCTTTAACTGTAATGCTGGGAGACGCTGATGGGGTAAAAAGAGCCATAATCGTTTCCTTTTTTTATTAGCTAATAATAAGATTTACATAATACGGATGTTCAATGTATTTATTTATATTTGCGGGGTTTTTAGAAAGGATCGTGAAAAAGTTGCCATCCTTGTCGTTCCATTTCTTCTCGTTGTTCAATATAATCAATTTGAGATGAACCATCATCTATAAAACCAAATGGAACAACATCATCTTCTATCTCTTGCATTCTGTTTTCAAACATCATTTGTTTGAGATTAATATCAGTCATATCGGCGAACATTTGCGTTGTAACAAAGTAACCAAACATCACGAGGTTCATCATTAAATCATCGTGGTTACCGTCACTGGCCTGATAAGAAACTCCATTAGCAACAAACGTGGAGATTTCTAGAATAGTGTTATCATCGTGAATCGCAAGTTTCTTTTCTTCTAGAATATCTTTAATGGCAGAACAACCCAATCGTTTTGTTTTACGGTTGATTTCAATACCAATTGAATTAGATTTTACAGCTGAAGAGAGATGAACGTTTTCGTATTCAAGGTCGTAGTATAAACCGTTACATACCACAGAACCTTGGTCATTTGATTCAACAACCACATAAGCGTTGTTATAAACGGTTGCGTACTTATATATAATATTAGGGAAGAGTATTGGAGAGATAGAGTTGTTCCGATACACAGCCACTTGTTCAAATGGGCGTGTCGAAATGTCGATGACAGTGAACGTAGAGTAGTCCTGACCTCTTCCTTTCGAGACATCAACGGTCATGATGTACTCGTGCTTGCTAGCAGGTTCGTTATAAACTTTTAGAAGACCGCCCTCTAAAACCCGCTGGGGCGTTTTTGCTCGTAAAGACAAGAGCGTCTCAGCGTTTATTAGGGTATCACCTGTTCCAAAAAAGGTATTACCAAATTCTTGGTCAAATTGGAGTGCTGATGTATTGGCAATTGTTTGTGCTTTCCATTCTTCATCTCTGCCCGGAACATCCCACCAGTCTACACGAAACGATTTAAATTCATTTATACCTTGTTCAGCGCCTTCCCATATTTTATGGAAGATGTTTCCGATACCGTTTGCGGTTGAGGTGATGATGACTTTGGTGTCTCGTCCAGCGGAGACAACAGGATACGTTGAAGTGTAAAACTCAGTTGCTCGCTCAACAAAAGCAAACTCATCGAGATAGAGCAAATTAACAGACATACCCCGAATAGAAGACCCGCTAGTGGCAGCAGCAATAATCCTAGAATTATTAGAAAACTCGATTGAACCTTTATTAAGAGTTTTACAGCCAGGTTGTAAGAAGAATGGAAGATTCTCCAACATGAGAGTAACACGGGCGAGCATCTCTCGGGCAGTTGCTCCTTTATTCGCCAGTACAGCGATTGTTTTTTCGGGATGGAAAATGGCGTACCAAAGAAGGTAGGCAACCGACGATATTGACTTACCAGACTGTCTACAAGCAAGAACGACATTAAACCGATTATTATTAAAATGTTCGAACATCCGTCTTTGATAATCGTAAAGATTAAACGGAACCAATCCACTATCCAGAGAAATAATTTTAACATAGTGTTCGGCAAAATACGAAGGGTCATCCATGCATTTTTTATATTCACGTACTTGGTCCTTAGTCCATTCCTGAACTATACCATCACGTTTTACATTGATATTGCCAAGATACGTTTCGTTATTCATTCTCAGTAACGAGTTTTGCATCATCACTAATCACCTTTTCTTCATTCTGTAGCAAGCGTTGCAAATCAGTAGTGCTTCCTAAAAACACATTGTTATTCGTGATTTGTTTTTGTTCAGGTTTTTCTTCTCTCATCACGTCTTTATGTTTCTTGTTCAGTTCCATCAACTTGTCTGTGACATCAGCGATGTTTTTAATCATACCTGACAAAACTTCAAAAGCTCGTGGGTGTTCTGATTCACGTGCTACTTGTATCATCAACTCAAGGGATTCTTTACCACCCTCAATCAATTCCAGATACGTATCACGTGAAGTATCGTAATCGTCTTGTATATTCTTTGTATTGTTATCTTTCATTATGTTACACTATCCAATGCACTAAAATATTCATAATTAAATCCATAATCACTATCAGGACTTACTGCTAAGGGGTTCGGAGTTGTTCGGAGTGTTTCAAGTAAAGTATCACTATCACCAGTAACTCCGGTACCTTGTTGATAAATCTGTCCATCAACCTGTCGAATGATAGGTCCAGTGGATAGAGGCCCATAGAAACTAACTTTCATGGAAAAGTCCATTGTGTAGATAATGGTTCTTCTAGCCTCTAATGGTCCTTCATAATCATCCTGAAAGTTCAACCCTTGCAGAATAATAGGAACATCATCTGTGATATCAGTCAAGTCTTCAAGTGGTTTGACCGATACTGTATACTGCGGATTGAAAAAAGGAATAATCTGTTCAACAATCTGTAACGCATCGTCCTGAGATTTGGCATAAGCATTTAATTGAAAATTGATATTGTAAGGTACAGAAGTGTACAGACGTGTTCTATCTGAAACTCCAGAACCAGAAGTCAATGCTTTTTGCCTAGAATTTATTTTAGGTAGTTGCCTAGAAATGTCGTATTCCATCGAAACAATTTCAAATGACATACGGGGTAACTTGATTGCAATTTGCCTTTCCGCATCTTCCCCTTTGTTCATTTGTTCTATACGTTCAATGAAGTTTCTTTTAGGGGCATAAGAAAGAGGCACCTTGGCCTGACTAATAACTTCGCCACTAGAATTCTTTCTTAAAACATAAATGTTATTAAACAATGAACCAAAAACAGCAACAGCTTTTCTAACCCGTTGATGATAAAAATATGTACCAAACATTACTGTGGGTCTCCAAACGGATTAGATTCAGTGAAATCTAAGAAATCACTCTCAAATACATCAAAGATATCGTTCTGTGCTTCACGTTGAATATTTTGCAATTCTTCTACTAGGGTAGGTGTTCCAACTGCGCCAGAGGTTGCACCTACTACCTGAGCGGTTGTGGTGAATGTGTGGAATTCACCATCACTAGCTCCAACATGTGCCAGATACAGTTTATTATTCACAGCGTCCCAGTTCACCACTTCACCATTCATTGTATATTCACCGTTGTTTTGACTAACAGATTCACCAACCTCAAAGGTTCCAGTGACAGAGGCAAATGTCATGACATATTGATACGCCGAGAAGTTTTCTACTTGGTCAATTTCTTCAATGTCTGTATCAAAGTCTTCATCGTTGTACTCAAAGAGTTCACAACGCATTCTAAACGTTGGGAGATTCTTTAATTGAAAGAACGGTGTCTCTGTTTCTACCTTCATAATCTGAAACATAGATTGAGACAAAGGTAAATAGATTACATCGCCTTCACGAGGGCGAAAGAAAGGTACAACATCGGTGGCTTCGTTTTCTGCGACCACACTATTCCATCTTCTTCGTGAAACAATAAACGTGGCCGCATCACGAATCTCTACACCAAACTTGGTAAAGAGGTCTCCCTCACCGTCAAACCCTTCAGTGTTTTCAATGTACATTTCGATTTTGTAAGCATCAGAAAAACGAGAAACAGAATCATCAACAAAGATATCATCTTTATTAACTAATTCTCTTGGTAGATAGTAAACATCCTGTCCGTACATCTTTAAGGATTCAACTACTAAATCCTCGTACAACAATTGTTCGCTTTTTCTACCCTGACTGAAATATGGATTAGTGGCCATCTAATAGTTATCCAATGAAAAAGTCGGGTGGTAATTCTTGTTCTAAACGAAGTTTCTCTTCTAGTTCTTTTAATTCTGTGTTAGCATCATCTAGAATCTGTCTGCCACTGATTGTCACACCGCCTGGCAACTGCATTCCCTCAAACTTGGACATATTCATACCCCACTGTTGTTTAATTAAAGCTGTGGTGTAATTTTTTACGAACATGTCATTATAAACACTAGAGAATGTATCGGGGTCAACGGCTGTATATACTTCTGCGACAACATAATCACCAACATCTAAATCATCGTTCGACCATTCGCCCCAAATATAAAGTCGGTCTTGATGTCGTGACCAAGTGGTTTGTGGATATCCAGATAATACCATATCTAAAAATTCTAGGTATTGCTGCATTTGATAGTAGTATGCCATACCACCAGCAAAGTTCATAAAATCACCTAAACTATTCAACATCATTTGATAACGAATATCAAATAAATTAACAGAAGAAAACGTTGGGTTTAAAGGAAACAACTGAGAAATGTACAATACGTTAGAATCTATAGGAATATAACCATTGTCTTTATCTGTCTGTGTGATAACGTGTTTTAAATATGTTCGATAGGTCGCATCAGAATGAAACTCTTGATACATTTGCAAAGCATCATCAACCTTATCTTCAATCTGGTCATCATCAACATTGATTTCAATTACAGGCGCACCTAATCTGCGAAGACAGAAATCTATTAGTGATTGCCTTGAATTTGGTGTTGCCATTATTGTTAATCCTTTTCTTCAATAATATTTATTGGTTAGTTTATAACGACCTTTTTAACCAAAGTATTTTTAGTAATGACAATCTTGTCAACCCTGGCCTTATTTTCTATTACTTTTTTAACTACAGTTGTCATATTATAGATTCGGTAATTTAGTAACTGATGGGGTTACGAAAATCTGACCTTCCATAACTCGTTCGATTTCTGCAATTGAACCAGAACTATCTCTAGCAATCTCAAGGTCATATACGTACCTCTTATTTGCTTTGAGATTGTCCGTTTGAGTGTAGGATAACGCAAGATTAATAATTCCCGACGCAGCAGAATCTACTGTGCAAGTAAACACAGTGATATTATCACTATCGAGATTATAGTTCGGACTGATGTGTGCAGTCGGCGTGTAATTAGTTAGATTCTTAGCCGTACCATCTTTGTTCGTAAGATAGACATCGATTGAAACTGAAGAACCTTGGTCAATCGTAAGGTCTTTATAATAGGACATATCCCAACCCAATTTTTGGTGTATATGTCCTATTTATATATTAAAGAATCTTACGTTGAAGAACAGTCGTTAAAGGAAACTAAAAGATTACCTCCGCTTCCATCCCATATAGAGAGCATTTCATTCCACTGGGTTGTTCCAACGTCTGACTCAGTCCATGTATACCTTAGATAAAATGTCGTTGCACCGATGAGGGCTACACTTGCTAGCGACTGAGGAAACGTAACACATCTATAAAATAATGCTGGTAAACCTGATGGTGCGCCCGTCGTTCCAACTTCACTAGTAGTTACACTAAATGAACCTATTATGTCTGTATGTCCAGAGAAAGATGCACTTGTACTTTTTAACCAAAGTTCAAATAATTGGTCGCCAGAGTCATATCCTATTTTATCAACGGTGACAGAAGCACCATTATGAGTAACAGCTACCGTATTTTCAGACAACTGATCAGCAGCGATTCCATTCGGGTTCCATCGCGTACCGTAACCGTATGTGCCAGCAGCAGCGTCGGCCGAATATCCATAATGGTTCGTTTCATATGTTCCTTGAGAAATAGCCCCGTCCGCTAATGCAGTGTCAATCGTATTAGATGCTTTCCATTCATCTCCGATAGTGAAACTATTAACTGAAGTATCACCTGATTTTCTCATAGCACCATATCTCAATACCGCTAACGAACTAACGGTTTTATCGGGTCTGATATCTCCAACAAACGCTGCTAAATTAGGCTCCGCGTTGTAAATTGAAGTAAAATTGAAACCATAGTTGTATAGATCGGAAAATCTAACATTAGTTGATTTAACTAAACCCATCTACTTACTCTCCCTTGAGTGCTTGAATTTCTTCACGGAGTTCATCAATCTGGGATTGTTGTTCTTTCATACCTTCGATAAGAACAGCAACAAGTTTTTCGTAGTCAACAGTTTTTGTCGGTAACCCATCAATTAGTTCTGCTTTTTTCTCCCGAACAATTTCTGGTATAACTGTTTCTACTTCTTGAGCTATAACACCGATGTCACGAACTCCTTCACGAGACCCTGCATTCCAAGTGAACGATACACCTCTCAATTGTAGAATCTTCTCTAACGATTTATCAAGTGTTTTTACATCATCTTTGAGGCGTTGGTCTGATAATGAGGTAGAGAAGGCAATAATATCATTTTTTACGTGGAGATCGGAAGAACTATCTAACATCATATCAATATCAGTACCGTTACTACCAAATAATAATTTACCTATTCTACATGTTATTCCAAAGTCATTGACTTTTCCACCACTGCCAAAAACATGATTTCCAGTACCTATATCAGCCATTGAGGTGGCACCACCGTATTCCCAAGTCAAGTATGAACCAGTTGTGCCGTTGAAACGAGCTCGTTGATTTCCCTCGGAATTCAATACAATATTTAAGTCACCGGCATGGTACATTCTTGCTGTAACACCATCAGTATTTTGTTGATGTATCCAGAATAAGTCATCGTCGGAACTACCTTTTAATCTTATACCATCATCATTTCCGCTGGCTTTTACTTCCAAGGTATCTGACGGACTCGTCAGGCGGATGCCGACGTTGCCTGTGTTATCGATGGTCATTCTTTGAACTAATGTACCACCTGTCGTATCAGTCCAAAACCCCATCCTACCGCCACCGCCAGTGCCATAGTCAGATGTTATTCTAGATCTTTCATTATCATTAACAAATCTCAACGCGGCAGTGTTAAAGGTTCCATCGGCATCTACTACTAAATGCCCTCCTTTCACATACAGTTTATCAGAATCAGCTATAATATTTGTGCCGATGCCGACTTTGCCAAGCGCGTTGATTCGCATCGACTCAACTAGAGTGGTTGGCGGAAAGGTTTCAGCATAAGTAGTAAAAAATCTTATACCGCCGCTGCCTGGGTTAGCTGGGTCCGCAGTTTTATCTAGATAGAGTGATATCGCTGCGTTTGCAGCATAGTGAGGGTTCGTGGTCCCATTAGCAGCTATGATAGTAAATATATCTGAATCTTCATCACTATATGCCGGGAGTGCTGAGGCTTGCCCGATTCCAGCTAATATTGCTGGACTTCTTATATCAGATTCAGTCCCAGCTCCCCTCCTCGAGCTTTGGTAAAGTGTTAAATTAATTTTCTCATCCGTCGTAGTCGTGTCAGCCAAAGAACTATAACCCTGCGAGGAGAGCTCGTTAAACATGGTAATAGCACCATTGTGGTCAATTACCATTCTTGTAGGAGGATTTGTAGTATCGTGTCCAGTTCTAAAAGAGAGACCCCCGTAAGGAATATTCTGATTATTTAATATTTGTATAGCGTCTATTTGTGATGTTACGTCACCTTCAGTAAAAAATTCTATTGAACCAAATATATCACCTCTATCCCAATCGGTATTTGTAGTAGTATTAGCGAAACGAAGATCAGGAGTGGCTTTACTAATTTGCAAATCAGCATTTGGTGCACTAGTGCCTAGGCCTATATTACCATCAGAACCACGGACGAAAAACGCGTTCTGATCAACATTAGACTCAACTCTAAAATCGACATCCTGAGACTGTTCATTAACAACTACTTCCGCCTGATTAATAGTTAAAGTTTCGTATAAGGTATCTGTTCCATCACGTGTAACCCATATTGATAATTCACCTGGCGCATCCGTTGTATCTGTACTAGTACCCCATTCAGCATAAGCAGTTGCCTGAATCCTAACTGCTGTGTCCTGAACACTTTCATCTGTACCTTTAAATTCAATCCTACCTAACGATTCGTTTAGACCAATCGCATTATCTGCTGGAACATAGTTAAATGTAAGTTCAGGTTGTGAAGTCCCTTCAACTACAATCTGACCACCTTTAAACGTTTTCACACCACCAAAGTCTTGAGCTCCTGTGCTCACTACACCTACGACAGAAGCTGTAGCATTTGGCAATGTCCTCGTAGTGATGTTAGTTACAGAACCAATTGTATCAGACGTAAATACATCAAGAACATCTACACCAGATGTATTGATACTTCGCGTAGTGTATGTTGGGTGAGAATAGTTATTGTATGTTGCGGTGGTTACTGCTGTAACGTGACCCATTTCGTCTACGGTGATACTTGCAATACCAGCAGAACCTTGTGCACCACTAAGAGTAGATGTATCATGGTGTGCAAAGGTAATTGTATCACCAGTTTCAGAAATGTCAAGACCGTCAGTAGTACCAGTTTGTGCCACAGCCAATATAATATCGTCAGTTCCCGAACCAGAACCACCAGCAGTTAATCGAATTTTTTCTGAGACGGCATCATCACCGGCTACTGTACTGATGGAGTACGTTGTGTTTGTATTATCACTTGCAGGGACCGTTACCGTTTTAACATTAGCAGCTGTAACGTGTCCACGTGCGTTAGTCGTTAACGAATCTATAACGGTAAATGTACCACCATATGCTGGGGTCGCAGTAGATGTCGTATCAGTTCTTGTTATATTACTGTGATTAATGGTAATAGTTTCATTACCAGTTTGATTAGTTGTAAAATCACCAGCGGTATTTTGTAAATCAGTACCCCCTGCGATAGTAATTGTTGCATTACCGATTGAGGTCGTTGCACTTGTTATACCAGTGATGTGTCCATATGTGTCAAGCGTGATATCTTGAATGAATGTGTTTCCAGAATTATCGACACTTCCTTGAGATGATGTGTCGGTGTGTTCAATGGTAAGTCCGGTCGCACTGGTACGAGTAATTGTAATCGCACCCCCACCCGTAAGTGTTAAATCATCGTTTCCTGAACCAGAACCCCCAGCGGCTAATCTAATTGCTGGATTATCATCATTTCCACCTGTCTGAATGATTGATAAATCATACGTTGTATTTGTATTATCACTTGCAGGAATTGTTACTGTTTTAACATTAGCAGCAGTTACGTGGCCTCTGGCATTAGTCGTTAAAGAATCGATGACAGTGAATGTACCACCATATGCTGGAGTCGCAGTAGATGTCGTATCAGTTCTTGTTATATCAACATGTTGAAAACGAATAGCATCATTTGTGGCATCAACATCAACGTCAAAATCATTTCCACTAACAAATGTCAGCGTATCTGCATTGGTATCAGCGACAGCGGAACCTGTATCGGCCCAAGTATATTCAGTGTCAGTATCGTCAACAGTAAAGGTTTTGAAAATATTTTGTGCAGAACCTTTATCTGTGTTGGTTACACTAAAAGTCAAATCATATGGGTCAGCATCAGTACCATTGGAGACATCAGTCCAGTTAATATCAATAGAAGCACCATCTCCAGCACCCTCTACAAACTTCCACTCATTCGCCTGATTAATCGTAACTTCAGTACCATCACCATCTTCTACTTGGAAAGACCTTATATACCTGTTGTCTAGGTTAGTTGTTACTACAGAAGCGGCAGTTGTGTGACCGTAAGTATCGAAGGTGAATGAAATATCTTGAAGTACAGTACCGTTCGCATTATCAGAAGATAAGTTGCCCACTGATGATGTATCAGCGTGGTTAATGGTTACTGTATTTCCTTCCGCATTATTTGCTGTTTCGGAAATACTGATTGCGTCTCCCTGAACAATATCAGCAACATACGCACCTGTCGTGTCCGTACCTAACGCAACCGAGTTAGCGGCAATAGTAGTTGCAAAACTGATTGTCCCACTAGTCAAATCCGTGAGTGTGGTGTTTCCAGAACCAGTAACATCACCCGTTAAAGTAACAGTAACAACGGGGTCTGGTTTGTCTTGAATATAACTCCAATTTAAATTCCCTATTAGTGTCGAAGCGTTGATAGTAGTAGCGCCAATAGAGTCTGCTTGCAAATTGCCCAGTGCTGGCGTATCAAACGCACTATTTAATCTAACTTGCCAAGCATCAACTGTTTCGTTAAAAACGAAAGAAGCTGAATCTAACGTTCCTCTATCAATGAAAATACCTGATACTGCAAGTTCACCTCCAGCACCACCATTAATACCTGCTAAAGTTTCACCATCGTTTAAGGTAATTTTTCTATCAGTGACAGAGAGGTCGTTCTGACTAATTGCGTCTAGTGTACCTGTTGCCTCAATGTCACCCGAAACCTTTAAATTACCAGTAATAAGAACATGTGGACTTACATTAGTTATTTCTATTCTTTCCGACCCACCAGCTACAATTCTGAATTGGTCGGCTGCATGAAACTGAAGATACGTGTTTGTATCACCCGTAGAGATAATCTGGTCATCAATGTAGAGGTCTGTGATACCAGAAACATTACCTGTTAATTTTGTATCACCATTGACTTGTAATAGATTAGAACCATCATCAGTAGAAGTGCCGATTAACACATTGCCTGTGTTGGGATTTAATTGAATTGTACCATCAAGTTCTACCAGAACGGCAGGAATACCTGAATTGTCGTTGATTGAGAAAGAATAACCATCACCATCACTATCGATGTTCGCAACACTGAATAACTGACCCGTAGAAGCTTCAAACGAAAGAGTAGAAACTGTACCATCGTAACTGGCACTGAGAGTAATGGTATCATTACCACTAGCGTCTGCCCCAGTAAATTCTATCTTTGGTTCGTTGGCAGTACCAGTATTGGGTGTAATTAAAATATTTTTATCGTCAAGTGCCATAGTGGATTATCCAAACTCGTTGAGGTTACATTTCTATTTATTTATATCGGTTTTTAAAGACCGAACTGTTTTCTGTGTGCGATAAAGTTTTGTTTTACTTCTGCTTCTGAGAGAGCTCTGCTGTAAATTCTAAAAATAGGAATATCGTCTATACCATAATAAGCCCCAGATGGACTTCCCCCACTAAAATAAGTTCCAATCGGAAAAACGCCAGACTGCGTTACAGTTGTTTCTGTTTTAGAGAACGTCGATTTCACTCCATTTTTATACAGACTTACTACGCCCGCATTTATTGTGACACATATGTGTTGATAAATGTCATAATCAGCAGTGGGTCGAGTTCCAGTAAATCCATCATTCCAACCAAAGCCACCCCAACCTACATCCCAATTACTACCAGTAATCCCAATATAAAATCTTTCGCCGGATACATTTTGATGCCCAACGGGTATTCTTGTTGTATCAGTATCGTCTATTGGTCTAATCCAAAACTCTACCGATGTGCTGACTGAACCTGTACCAAACGTTGTTGCAGCATTAGGTAGCGTTATATATTGACCATTACCAAATCTAAATGTGCCATCACTATTATACGTAAGAGAATTAGCTGTTACGGTTTCATTACCTGTCAAATCAATAATCGCTTGGGTATTACTTCTCGTCCCATCAATAAACGGAGTGGCGAAACTACTAGCTTCCAATTGAGGGTCAAGAATTAATACACCAGAACCAGGCGTTCCAGCATACGCTACTAAACGAGTCGCAGAAGCGGAATTGATAACTGCATATGCCATTCTTCCTGCGCCAGGAGACGTACTAGTTTCTGTATAGGTGCAACGATACCATCCAGAATATCGTCCACTTTTTATTAACTTAATTGTTGCCTTTGAAGCACCCGTACCCGAGATACTACCTTCTCCGGTCAAAGTGAAGTTAGCATATAAACTTACAGGAAATCCAGTTGAAGGTGATATTTGAAAATGTTCTCTCTCAACGGGCTTGACATAAATCGATTGTGTGTATTCAGTATCGTCTGTTAACGTGGTGTCTTTTAAAACATAATGTCCCACGTTAGCCGAAGTTTCTGTCATTTTAACTTCTGGAAGCGGGTCGTAATATGTAAATTCTATTGATGATGTGGTCCAAGTGTCGTATTGATTTACATATCCAGCAAACAAATTCGTCGTTGGTTTTCCTTTAAACGAACGAATCGTATTGGTCATATCGTAGTAAAAAATTAATGAACTATCATTAACGATTCTTTTACCAACCTGAGTTATTTTTGTCGTAGCCATTATTGACAATACCTAAAGTTTATACTATATTTATTCACAAACCAAACCTTGCTCGATGTGCTAAAAAGTTTTTACGAACCTCTGATTCTGACAATCCTTTATTATAAATTGAGAGTGGACCCATCTTGCCATCAAAAAATCCTGTAACACGGCCACTTGAGTTTCCTATGGTTATGTCTCCATAGGTACCCCCTAAGATGTAATAATCATCATTACCATCAAAACTTACAAGACCAGTATCTAATTCACCATTCATATAAACGTTTGTGAAGGTATTGTGTTGTTTACACCAAACCACATGATACCACTGATTATAAGAAAATGTACTTCCATAGAAATTATTGGTACTTCTAGCGCCAAAATTCATTCGAGGGTTTCCACCAGAAACCCCAACCTGCATACCTACGCCAACAGAAGTCGTAGAACCTATAATACTATCTGCACTTGTGGTAGTACCTTGAGATGTGCGAACGTATATCCAAGCTTCTAAAGTGTAGTCGCTTTGTCCTGTAGAACTTCCACTGGTTAAGGTATTCGAGGTTTGATTAATATAAGAATTGTTCATATCAATCAGGTCATTAACGCCATCGAAATCAAACGTGCCGTCACTGATAGTAACGCCAGAGATTGTTCCGACTCGCCCACTTGCGACATCAGTAATACTAGAACCAGTCCCAGGATAGGACCTGAGACTGGCTGGGTCGATTCGCATTATCAAACCATCGGTTGTAATCCTAGGCCCGTAACTAACTCCCATTATACACCAAACCTTGCACGATGTGCTAAAAAGTTTTTACGAACTTCTCTTTCGGTCAAAACTCTAGAGTAGATTTTAATTGGGCCCATATAACCTGTCCATTCAGTTGATGTTGTGTAACGAGTTCCAATACGAAAGTTGGTTCGAATGTCTTCATCTACATTATTGTTACCTGATACATTGGTTCTTTCTGTACCATCGATATACAATTTAGGACCAGTAGCATCACTTGTTATACAGAGATGTTGCCATCTATTAAGAAAATCGGCATTGTTGGCATCATAAGTGGTGTCAAAATTGTATATAAAATTATTATGAAAATTAATATTACCACTTGTGTAATTGGAAAGAAACCAATTACCATTTTGATTGCGTCCATCAAAGAAATATTGTGTAGCTGAAGAGTTTTTATAATACCAGACATCGATTGACATTGCACCACTAATATTTAAGTCTTCATCAATGTTCATTCCACGTCCACCCGCAAAATCAAACACTCCACCGTTGATGGCGTTATATGCAGGAAAGTTTGCGGTATTGGGAGTATGGGTCCCAGCGTTCGGTTGACCACTAGCACCAGTCACCGCACCGCCTGTGATAATGTTAACACAAGAAGTATTGCCTGGCGTAAAACACCTAGTATTGCCAGCGTCTATGACAAACTTTAAACTGTCACTGACAATACTAGGCCCGTAACTAACTCCCATCGGCCGGAAACTCCACTTCTAGTTTCTCGACATCCTTACGTTCTGCGAGAACCATATAGAAGCAGTTCAGATGGCCGCCAACCGTGACCGTGTTGTTCTGAATATCCTCAACCCAACATTGACCCTTACCAATCGGTGTCAAGTTAACTGTGATAGTATTCTCATCAACAAGACCCAACCACACTTCTGGTAACTCAATAGTATTCTCACCGTTCAACCTACCACGAACATATACCCCATGCTCTGGTCCTTCAAGTGAACCATACCGTAACTTCATTCCTTCTTTAGTAGGATGGTCAATCGTAAACGACTTGGTATCAGCAGTTAAGAGACCTGAGACTGTTACACCAGCAGATGTGGTTGCGAGTCTAACTGTATCGTTATGATAAAGTGTAACCGCGCCGCCTTCCGCAGCAGTAATCATATTCTGAGTGTCAGTAGAATTTCTTACACCGAACGCATTGGTGGTGAGTCTTAAATCACCAGTACCCTTGTCTTTAATATAAGAATGTGACCCATCGTGGTAGATGGCCAAGTCAGAGTCATTACCGAATGTTAGAATGTTTGAGTTAGTACCCGAAACATAATCATTGAATGAAACTGTGGTAGGTGAAATCAACGATGCTGTTAACGTTCCTGTAATATCAACATCAGTAAAGAACGCTGCTGCCGTTGTTGTACTACCGATTGTCGTACCATCAATACTACCACCGTCGATGTCTACTGTGGGTAAGTTAGCAGTACCAGATATCCAGAGGTCTTTGAACTTATAAGTCGAACCCCCCAAATCTGCAATCGATGCGGTGACTGTACCAGCATTGTTAACCGGAAGTACTGCTCCACTACCAAATCGTAATCCAATGTGATTAGCAGTGGTAGAATAGATTGTTAAATCACTGTCATCATAACCTATCTCGCCAATGTAGACCCCCTGTTTTCTGAAACTCGTTAACACACCTTTACTTGAAGGAGCGCCATTGACGTTTACAAACAATGCAGCAACACCACCATCTCGTGAGTGTGCGGCAAAACCACTAGAGCTTAAACTGTGACCAGTTGTAGCGTTATTAATACCAGGCGTACTTGTAGTAGTGTTGGATACCAGCAAGTTGCGGTTCTGGTCAATACGCATGGCTTCACTTGCTGCCGTTGCAAAACGCATGTGGTCAGACGCATGGTCATAAACTATCTGACCTCTTCTTGACCCTGTTCCCGTTTCCTCAACATCACCGAAGTAAATATTTCCAGTCCCTGAAGTTCCGCTAATAATGCTTAAGCCGTTATCGCCACTTGTTGTACCAATAACTAAATCGGCTCCATCGCCACTGTAAGAACTAGGGTTGGAATTTTTTATCCCGACGTTGCCAGCGCTGGTGATACGCATACGCTCGCCTCGCGTTCCTGCGTTACGAGTGGTGAAAACAATGTCAGCAGAGCTTGCGTTCGCCGTTTGAACTGCTCCGATAGATGCTTCGCCTGTTGTGGACCCTTCATGTCCAGTCACGTTAAAACGTATATGTGCGCTTTGATTGTTACCAGATGTATTTTTTCTTTCTATCGTTAAGTCGCTTTGGTATGCAGTAGCGTCGTATACTGTGCTTGTGTCGTCCACTAAATGAATAACGCTTAAAGGACTCGCTGTGCCGATACCCACATTGCCTGTCGCCGAATCAATCCAGATACCATTCGAACCAGTCGCCGACACACCACCAGCAGAGATTCTACCTGACAGGTAAAGGTCTTTGAAGCGGCCGCTGCTAGAACCAAGATCATGGTTAGCGTCAGATTTAGCACCTGCGTTATCAGAAGGCTGAATAACTCCAGTACCCATCCGAAGACCGCTACCGCTTGTTTGTGGGTTAATAAAGTAAGGTACTGATATAGCAACACCAATGCTACCGACTGTGACGTTATCTTTGCGAAACTGAGCTATATCGCCATCTGAAGTTACTCTGTTGAGAAGAAGTGGATATGCGCCGTCTTGTGTGCCAAATATTTGACCGCCTGGTCTAAACTCTACACCTTCATTAATAATTCCAGAGGAAGTCTTACCCACCAGCAAGTTGCCATTTTCGTCAAGACGGGCCCGCTCTGCACCATCAGTCTCAAAAGTAAACATACCTTTAGAACCGCCAGACTGACTATTAAACACAACATGCGCTGATGCGTCTGTGTTTGTCTCTGAACGTATTGATAAACCACGACCTTCGATGGCACCTGTAAACTGTGCTACCTCACCAGCAGCGCCAGAAACAACGTGGAATGTGTTGTCTGGTGTTGTTGTGCCCAGTCCCAATCGACTCGTAGAAGCGTCCCAGAAGAATTGTTGACTACTACCCACTGAATCATAGAAGCTGATATCACCCCTGTCTTCTATCCTCATACGTGTGCGTAAGGCAGTTCCTTCAGCTGTATTAAACTGCAAGTATCCATCAGGAGAGGCGGATCCGTTATGACCAACAATAGAAGCTACAACAGATGAAGTGTCTGTTGCATAAAATTCAATCTTACCTATTTCAGCGTTATTTACTGCCGTTGGGTCAGTGTCGGTAAAGCGAAGGGTGTTGAGAGCCGTACCAGCATTATTGTTGGAACGCAGGTCAATAGCCGTCCCAGTTCCATCCACAGTCAAACCATCTGTGACCGCTGTGCCAGTTACGTTGATACCTGTGGAGGTTGTGGATATTTTTTCACTACCTCCAAAATACAAGATAGCTGCGGTAGTAGAACCATCAGCGCGGAAGTAGTTCGTTACCCCACCTATACTGTTGTCACTCTGTATTAAAACATCGTTATCGTCATTGTTCTGACGAATAACAAGTATTCCATTTTGAGCTTCGATGATATTTTCTGAGCCAGTGTGGTAAATCGTTAAGTCACTAGCATTACCGAATCTTGCAATACCATTGTCGGGTAAGTAGATGTCGTGATTGAAGATTGCTGAACCACTGTCCGACATATCCAAACTGAGAGCGGTAAAAGTAGTACCCCCATCATTACCTACAAAATTTATGTCTTTATCTGATTGGGGTGAATATATTTGTAAACTACCGGCGCTATTGGATAAACGACCGAATTCTGTACCACCATCTTTCAATAAGATGTCGCCACCATCAGCATCGAGGGTAATGTCACCAGCCACATCGATTGTTAAGTCACCAGAAGGAACATCGATTTCTTTGTTGGTGCCAGCAATAAATTCAAATTGAGTAACAGTGTTATCATTGAAGAACCAATTACCACCATCGGCATCCAGTGTAATATCACCAGTTACATCAAGTGTTATATCACCTGTTCGTGATATGGTACCGTTTGTAGCAAACTGATAATCAGTTGTTCCACCATCTTTGAAGAAGATATCTCCACCATCAGCATCTAGTGTGATATCACCAGATGCATCTACTAAGTATTCACCCGTTACATTGGTGGTGAAGTTTCCACCAGAAGTTTGAGTAAATGTTGTACCTGATACCTGTTCAAATGTTGTACCTGATGTTTGAGAAACACTTGTTTTTGCAACAACGGTATATGTCGTATCAGAAGAGTCTAGAATCGCATTAGCGTTTCTTACAGTGCTTCCCGTTACATTTTCAGTATAATCACCACCGATAGTATGCGTCAAACTGCCTGTAAGGGCCATATCTGTGGTTGCGTCTAACGTATACGTGATGCGTGTACTTCCTGCATCCGCAAAGACAATGTTGTCTCCGGCAGCATCTAAAGTAATATCACCAGTTACATCGAGTGCCACATCACCTGTTCGTGATATGGTACCGTCCGTTGCAAACTGATAGTTCGTTGTACCGGCATCCTTGAAGAAGATATCTCCACCGTCAGCGTCAAGGATAATATCACCGGCAATATCAAGTGTATAGTCTCTTGGTGCACTAACCGTGTAATCACCATTCGCAGGATTAAACACGTGAGTCACAGAATGACCAGCACTACCATCTTTAAATGTAATAGTATCACTTTCCGTATCTAATACAATTATACCAGAAGCATCAACCGTGAAATCACCTGTTACCGTAGTCGTAAAGTTCCCACCTGACACTTGGTCAAACGTTGTACCAGAAGTTTGTGTAATGGTACCAGAGGTTGATGTTTGGTTAATATTGTTTTCAGCGGTGAGTGTATAGTCAGTTCCAACCGTGTCTGTGGTACTTGACCCTGAAGTTCTAACAATCTGAGTACCCGCAACCGTTGTGTGAGCAGTCCCAGCAGAATCTTTAATAGTAGTATCTGTCGATAAATTATATTGTCCAGAGGCGTCAATTAGAATATTACCTGTAACGTTAGTGGTAAGATTACCCCCTAACGTTTGTGTGAATGCACCACCAGACGTTTGCGTAAATGTTGTACCAGAAGTTTGGGTAATTGTTCCCGTGGTAGCAGTTTGACTAATGTTTGTATCTGCTGTTAAAGTATATGAACCAGTAGACGCAGTATCAGTAATATTTGTACCAGCAGTTCTGTCGATAGTTGTACCAGCGTCTTCATCGATAGACCCAGTGATATTGACAACAGAATTACCACCAGCCGTTAAATTGTAATTAGTGCCAACCGTGTGTGTAGTGGTTGTGCCCGATACAGTGGTTATAGAAGTCCCAGCTGAATCAACTAGTGCAGCACTCACATTACGAGTGAGGTTACCATTCCATGTCTCTACATTGCTTGTACCTAACGCATACTGTACTCGAGCCACACTACCATCTCTGAAGAAGATATTATTGGCATCAGCATCAAGGGTAATATTACCAACCGCATCGATGACAACATCATCGGGTGCTATAATTGTATAGTCTGCGTTGTCAGCTAATGTGTGAGTGACAGTATCACCACCAGCACCATTCTTAAAGATGACATCATTACCATCAGCATCTAAAGTAATAGTGCCTGAAGCGTCTACAAGAACATCGCCTGTAACAGTTGTCGTAAAGTTACCGCCTGATACTTGGTTAAATGTCGTACCGGCAGTTTGAGTAATAGAAGTTCCTGCAACAACTGCATAGGTTGTTCCAGCAGAATCCGTAATTGAACCCGCAACGTTAGTTGTTAAACTACCAGCCATGGCAATATCAGTTGTGGCGCCAAGAGTATAGGTTATTCTTGTACTACCATCATCTTTAAATACGATATTGTCACCAGCAGCATCTAAGATAATATCTCCACCAACATCAACGGTGTAGTCGCCTGTTCCACTTTGAGCAACGGTATAATCACCAGAATCTGTTAAGGTATGAGTGACTGTGTCACCTCCAGCTCCATTGTCGAATACAATGTCATTACCATCCGCTGATAAAGTGATGTCGCCGGATGCATCTACAAGAGCATTGCCGGTTACCGTTGTCGTAAAGTTTCCACCTGATACTTGGTCAAATGTAGTGGTAGAAGTTTGTGTAATAGAAGACCCAGCGGTTTGTTCAAGGGTAGTTCCAGTGTTTAATGCATAAGAACCAGTAGAAGCCGTATCAGTAATATTCGTACCAGCAGTTCTGGAGATTGTTGTACCCGCTGAATCTGCGATAGCACCATCGACATCAACCGTATAGTTTCCGCCAGCTGTTAGAGCGTAATCGGTACCGACAGTATGGGTCGTTGTGGTACCAGACACGTGAGTGGTAGACCCAGCAGTTGAAGTCTGTGAAATATTTGTTCCCGCAACTACCGTATAAGTTGTTCCGGAAGTATCAGAAATTGTAGTAGTAGTGGTTCTTGAAATAGAGGCCGCTGAATCTGCAATAGACCCATCAACATCTACAGTGTAGTTTCCACCTGCTGCTAAAGCATAATCTGTACCAACCGTGTCAGTAGTGGTGGTGCCAGAGAGTCTTAAAATTGAAGTTGAGGCCGAATCCGTTAACGCACCTGAAATATTCCGTACTAAACTCTGTGCGGAATTGATAAAGTTAGTTGGACCTAATGTGTGAGTTAAGTGTGTCGTACCATTCGCTTTGAAACGAATAATTAAATCACCAGCGTCGAGGTCGATATCACCAACAGCATCTACAAGATAGTCGGCGGGAGCAGTAATGGTATAATTAGCGTCATTCGCTAATGTGTGGACAACTTCATCTCCACCACCACCATTCTTAAATCGAATATCGTTACCGTCAGCATCAAGAATAATATCACCAACTGTATCGATGGTGAAGTCACCAGACATTGGTGTTACTAAACTTAAAGTACCTGCAGCACTGTCATATAAAAACTCGGCCGCGATTGTAGATGTGTTGCCGTTTTGAATATAGAGACTTCCGCCATTTGCACGAAGATACAAGTCTCCACTTGTTTCGTTAATACGATAATCGAGTTCGATTAGGTTACCGACAATATCACTATCAGACGCAAGTGAAGTTCCAGCATCTGTTAGTAAACGCCTCTTGTCACCAAGGTCATCACTAATTTGATTAACTTTACGACGAAAAGTGTTGACGTTATCGCCAAGGTCTACTAGGGTAGGACGTTCGTATCCGTAAGGGTCTGCCATTATAGTTTCTCTAATATCTTGGTTAACATGTCTTTGATATCGGCAACATCATTCTCTAGATTGACCACCTTAGACTCAAGTTGTAATTTTTCCTCTTGAGCCTCTTTACGGCGTCTCTTTCTTTCACGAGCCGTCTCAACTTCTCTTTTATTTATATTAATGATTGCACCTGTTTTCGAGTCTCTACCGAGACCCGTGTGTCCATCTACTTTTACTAATTTCACGTTAATCTACCAAAGCAATTGCTCTTAAATCTCTCACCACAGGAACTTTAGATGAATTTTTAGAACGGAATACCAACTTCAATTGGAATTCGGTAAATGCATCTAATGTACCATCCTCACCACCAATCAGGTTGGTGTATTCTCTGAAGATGGCTGGATTTTCATCTGTGGGTAAAGTATTTTCTGGAGCATCATAGACCCAATTTTTCTCAACGATATTTTCACCTTCAACCGCTGTTCTATAGTACAAATCAACTTCAGAATTCGCAGGAATATTCGCTGCATATAGAACCTTGAGTCCAACAGCATCTTCAACCAATGTAACTGGCTTCGTGATATGTTTCGCTGGGTGTGAACCACTGTATGGGTCTGTCTCAGACGTAAATCTGATAGGAATATTTTTATTTCCAGAAGTGTCAGCAGAATCTTGGAAGTCAATAATGTTTTCAATTAATGTCAACGAACATCTTTGTAAGTCGAGCATTGGTGATACAAATTCATGACTACTCTTCATGTCAACCTTGATTTCACAAGAACGCAATCCTGACAACTGAGAATTTTCATTATAACGATTAGCAATCACTCTAGGTGCACCAAAAGTAGTGTTAATTTTAGGTGAGATTCTTTGCCAGTTAGTGTCTTTAACATAATCAATGTCTTGGGCCCCGGCAATGGAACTACCCGTTGTAAATTTGTATCCAGCTGATACAGATGTGACATCCGGATTTGCCGTTTCGACTGTTAGATTCGCAACGTTAAACTGAATGTTTCGGTCAGAAGTGATTCCTGTACCACCAAACGTACTTGTAGTTGCTGCGGTACTGTCGGCATCAAATGCATAACCAAACGCATCAGCTTTGGTAATTGTTCTTCTAGTACCATTAATGGTCATCATCGAAGAACCAAGAATACCAGAACCACCACCATAACGTGTAGCAGAATCAAGACCTAAAATTTCTGCCTTATCACCTTCACGTAAACCGTGGTCATAATGAGAAATATAAATTTCAGTAGAACCAGCTGTTGTATTAATGGGGTCTGGGTCCAAAAGTTCTTTAGGCACATCAGCGTTTCTGAATAGCGCCTTGCCACCATAACGGAATTGTGCACGATATAATTTATACATCATATCTACTTGTTGGTCTGGTTCCCAAATCTGTGAATTTTGTGACCTAAAGAATGAACCTAAAGAAGGTTGAGTCAAAATTCTTTCCTCGGTTGAACCAAGAACAAACTGTTCCATTTCTGAAACATATACAGTATAATAAGGTGTATTAGGAGCAATAACACAAATTGCATATTCAGTGAAAGGACTTAAGAAAACCGGTTCTTCAAACTCAAATACAGTTTCTTTAGTTTTAACCACTGAGAAATTTCTTTGGTCCGCTCTCGCTGGTACCTGAACCTGAGATGCGGCCACAAACTTACTAGCAATAATTTTACTAGATGATGGAGCACCATTAACCGTAGGTCTAATCTGAACCTGTACGGGGATTTCTGGGTCCTTAGTCGCAAAGAAAACACCCACTTTAGTAATGAAAACACCATATTCATTATCAACCATAAAGGTTTGTGCAATAGGGTCAACGTATCCAAGACCAGGCACTCTATCCGCAAATTTACCAGTGTTTTGTATAGAAGGAACCTTGGTATTGTCTGGTTCATCAACGTTATATGATGTCGTAGCGTTAGTAGCTGGAGCGACATTCCCAGCTTCTGTTGGTTGTGTTGCAGGCGCAGCCGCTGGTGCTTTCACATCTTCATAATCTGTACCTGTCGCAGTACCACCGCCCGGTTCTAATACTGTGTTTGAATTTTCGGCATACTGTCCATCTGTTTGAATGACGGTTGCAACTTCATTTTCTCCTGAACCTTCATAGTTAATGTCAATAGAGTTTGCTGTACCAACAACAGCTTCACCACTATTATCAACATTAAATGTAATGACCGCAACACTACCAGATTGACTTGCAGAAGTAACCTGAACCGTTGAGGCTGGTTCCACAACAACTTCTTGTACCGTAGTAGTACCAGAAGCAATAGCCCCAATGCCATCATCGTTTTCGTTACCAGTATCTTGACCAACACCACTGTTTTCAGTTATTACTGGGGCCTCTTCAACAATGTAATTGTTCGTGACAGAATTTGTAATGTTTTCTGTGATATTATTCGTGATAAATGTGTTGTTAACTTGAGTAAGTTCTAAACTATCCAACTCTTCTTGAATGATATCAACTTGGTCTTCAAGGTCAGCAATTTCTGTTTGCATTTCCTCTACACTTGACAGTAGTTCAGTAAACTGGTCAGCTGTAGTTTCGTTTTGTTGCAACGATGTTGCAGAGGTCGTGGAAACATGAGTATTTTCACTATAGAAATCGGAAGATGCTTCATACAATACTCTTGTACTTAAAACATCTTTCTGCCTTTGGTTCAACGTTCCTTGTGCAGTATAAAGCGAAAAAGCTTTAGAAGTAGCCGCTTTATCCAAAGGTTGTGATATGTCGAGTAATTTAAACTCTAACGCACCACAAGGAAAACGGTCAACGTCTTGTTGTGGGTCATATTCTTCTAACCCGAGAATGGTTTTGTAATACAAGTCTGGATTAATTCTTCTTGGAATCAAGAAAGAACCTGAAACTTCACCAAACTCATTTGTAACCAAACTAGTTGGACCATCAGGATGTTGTGTGTATTGAGTATTCAGATTACCATCATCTTCTGTTCTTTCCGAGAAACGAACAAAACTTTCTTGGCGACACCACTTAGATACGTTCTTACTATTGAAGAAAGGATATACTCTAATCTTAGGACGCATACCTTCAGCTTTAAAATAAACCTTTCTAGAACGCATCCAAGGAATACTAAAGACCTGTACAATCCTATCACCAACCACTTCTTCAACCGTTTCTTCAGCGACAATTTTAGTCACCGTGTGTTTAGTAGTCGTTGTAGTAGTTGTAGTTGTTATGTCTGTGGTAACATTTTCAATGAATAGGCCATCGCCTTCTGTTGTTGTGGAAGTCGTATTAACATTAGACTCCGAACCAGCGACTGAAGATGTTACACCAGTAACCTGACCAACTTCTAAATCATCGGGGTTTTGCCCTTGCCAATTCGTTTCGTGTTCATTCCAGATAAACCCAACATCAGTGTTCTCGATTCGAGTACCATTAGGAATGATTTTTGGAGCTTTGTACTTTGTATCTTTCCACTCGTCCGAACTCGGAGAAAGAGTCATTTGTCCATTGAATATTTGAATAATGAATGGGTTAACGGGTTCGTTACGTGAAGCAATTTCAACAGACTTCCAATCAACTTCAGTATAATCCAAATATAACATGTCACCTTTTTTAACAATGCCACTAGAATTAACACTATCCCAAATCAAACGAATATTGTCAGAAGAAAAAGTAGGTCGAACGGTATTACTCTGAAAATCTAAAGCAGCACGATACTCTTGTGATTTAGTAGCTGAAAGAGTTTGGTCTTTAAAATTCTCTACAAAGAAACCAGACTTAGTTCTAACATTTCCATTAGCATCCAAAAGATTTAAATTTTTGGTGTCAAGTTCTAACAAACTTAAAGTCGTTACTTCTTCAAGTCTATCAAGTTTCTTTTCCAACTTACCAATGTCTTTCATCGTGTATCTTTTCGATTCAACTTTGGTAATCGACAAATCTTCGGGTGTTAAAGTGTTTGCATTCATTAGAATCTTATACAATTCTAATGACTTATCAGGCGTTTTCTTGTACTGTGGATTTTTATCGGGAACACCACGAATGTACATCAACTTACCTTCTTGTGACATCACCAACTTATCTGCTCTAGGCAAGTAGTAACTGATATCACCCGTGATTTGTGTTGAACGCTTGGGTAGGTAGAAATTTTCTGTTCCATTTTCTAAGACACCAGAAGCACTATCAAAATCTGGTCTAAAATCTAAAACGTTATATAAACGAGTAGTCGCATCATAGTTAGGCTTATATGATGGAATATCATTATAAGTGATGTTGATAAATGGAGCTATGGTTGTATTATCTACATAAGAATTCTTTGAGTAATAATTACCAGTACTACCCCTCTTCCAATATTCATATTTTACGTAAATTGGACCAGAGTAAGGGAAGGTCTGTAAGAGTCTTCCTTTAACATAATGATTGTCTCTCTGACCATTATCCAAAGTAAAATATGAAAAGATACTATTACCGTTAGCACTATCTTTAATCTCTGAAACTGTTTTAATATCATACTGTCCCAAATTATAAGGTGTACCAGAAACTACTGTACCAGTCGATGTTGTTTCAACTGGTTTTTTCTCTTTGGGAGTGGCGTTGGTGATAGATTTATAACCAGTAATAGTATATGACGTACCAGCAAGGTCTAAACCAGTGATTGTTACTTGGTCAGCATTAACGTTTAGTGCAGCGTTAAAAGATACTGAACCCGAATCCTCACTTGTAATAATCCAACTAGATGTATCAGTGTAATCGTTGTCTGTAGTAGTTACAACGGTTGTTCCACTAGCATCAGCTGTAAATGTTTGTTGGAAAATATAATCGTAATCAAGTGGGTCAACGTTAGATGGTCTTGACCTAGGCAAAGAAAAGAGAAGGTCTTTATTTCTCTGATTACCTTTGATTAGGGCACGTGCTGGATTACCTTCCAGAACTAATTGAAAATAATTAGTTGGACCAGTGCCAATACTTCTAGCGTTTCTAATACTCTCTGAAATATCACCTGAACTAGAAATATAAATTCTAGTAACCGAGTTAACACTTCCGATAGAACCCGTGGTCCTTTCGATTGAACGCACTTTCACTTTACCTACGATGTTACCTGTACCGCCAGTACCATCGTAGAGATTTACCGTAGAATTAAGAGTCAGTGTACCCCTATGAGTTGTCTTATCCGTAGAATTACCGTTTAGATATCGGTCATAAATTACAGGTACATTTTCACCCGCTACTAATTCGGCAGCAGTTGGTTTGGGGATTACTAATTTTTTCAGTGCAGGGTTTTCTGCTCTGTAACCATTAATATACGCAACACCCTTAGAAACTTCCAGATACAATCTATCTTCAGCTGCCGCAGAATCAATTTCGACGAAACGAATCTTGTAAGGTTCTGCAATGTAATTACCCGATTCTTCATAAGTTCTTTGTGCAAGAACATCATTAATTTTATTATATTCGTTTAAACCAGTAGTGGCCTGTGCAACTTTACCGTTAGCAATACGTGCTAAGAATATGTAATTTTCAGAAGGTAAAGTGTCCTCTCTCTTCACCAACTTTAATCGTATGCGATATCGGTCAGCGCCAGGTGATGTTAGATTAGGTGTGGAACCCTGATTATCGAATAGAAGATTACTGTCAGACGAAGTAAGAATATCTTGATAAACAACGAAACCGATTTCACCTGTATATCCGGTAAAGTACTTAGATAAAATTACGGCTTGTTTGGGAACCTCTACAAAGTGTCCCAAAACAAAGTAATGACCAGCACCAACACCAACCTTACTACCTGAACCTACCGGCCAAATAAGTGGATTAGTATTAGACGCCTCAACAATAACATCATCGCCACCTGTAACAACAAGTGGTTCGCCAGGAGTAAATCTGACAGCCCCTTTACCTGAATTATCTGTTGCGGTAATTGATGTGTCAGTTGTAGGATTGGTGTCTTTGTATCTTACGAAAATAGTAGGTACGTTAGTCGTGTCCCCAACATCATCTGTGCCAGGAACGAACTGAACAACCTGAGCAGTGATTTGTGAAGTAAAACCTGTTATTGTTTTGCCAACTAGGTTTGAACTGGTCGTATTTGCAGACGAAACCAATCGAACATATTCGTAATTATTGTTAACGGTGATACCGCCAGGCTTAACTGCTGCACCGGATTTGAAAAGATGCCCACCCAGTCTAGAGATTTCTTTCTGGATTATCGTTTGTAATTCATTTAATTCCCTAGCTTGTAGTGCTCTACCAGAATTAAACAATACCTTATGATAACCACGTTTAGCATCGTAATCGTCTTTATACGTGGTATACTCAATGTTACTATTATAAGTAGTTGGCATTTTTAATAATCCTTAGAATGTTATTACTATCTTTAAATCTTGACGTGATTCATCGTCTCTTGGGATTTCTCCACGATTATCAACATACAAAAGCTCACCGGAGTAATTATCTATGTCTGGTGTAATAAAGGTGGCTATGTCGCCATTAGGACCACCCTGAGTTCTTGTAATGGTATCGTTTAATACAAATGCACCATATCCAGTAGAATCGTTTTGGTGATAATAAAGATATCCTGTGGTAGTAATACCATCGCTACTATCATAGTAGTGGTCAACAACCGCAGAGGCACCACTTGTTCCTCCAGTGATAAAATCGTTTGGTCCAAAAGAACCACCACTTGGGCTGCTTAAAGTAAACCCTCTAAGATTGTTACCCGATAGGTCGGTGAAATAATCACTATCGTTAAGTGTAGTTGTAGGGTCTTTTAATAGAGAGATTTGTCTAAAATAAGTGGTATATCCAGGCCTTAATGGTATAATTGTATCATTTTCATTACCATCCAACTGAACATTGAACATTAATTGAGTAGCACGTAAATCAACGGTTGGGTCAGCACCAATCCCGTTTTTAGGAGAAAAAATTGGACGAACAACATTTTTTTCACCGTTAATCAAAACGTTCGCATAGTCGTAGTCTGTACCAAATTGCCAACCCGTACCAGCACCATTACTATCAATTTGTACACTAATTAAATAACCGTTGTTATCTATTTGTGCTCGTCCCGCAGCACCAGAACCATTACCTATAATCTGAACTGTGGGTGGTGAAGTGTAACTACCATCCCCAGCATCCAAAACCTGAAAACCTACGATTGCCTTTGGATTGGCCTGGTCTTGTACTGCCTTTTGCTGAATATCCGTTGCAGCATCATCTGGACCAGCTGAGTCAATAAACTTTACGGGAATAAATTTTGATGTGACATAGTTGTCAGTATCCGCAACACTAATGGTATACATGAACTTCCAAAAATATCCATCAGCAGTTTGAAAAGGAACACCGTTTAATCCACCAGTAGGTTGAACAGTTGAAATTGAAGCATTAGGCAATGCTTTCCCTGTATTGGGGTCAACGAAAACACCACCAGCAACACCAGCTCTTAGACACATATAAACCTGATTCTGGTCATTCAAAACATAGTATCTTCTTGAATCATCATCATGGTCAGTGTGATTATCGTTGTAACCCTGATATATTGTTCCTGAAGTCCAGTTGTATCTGGGAATAACATAACTTAATTTGGTAACCAGTTTCGAAGCTTGAAAAGCATTTCTGGTTAATTTGGACCAAGAGGGTGATTGCAGATAATCAATTTGAGAAGCATCTGGAACCGTGTCGGTAGCATTCCATTGTTCTGACCTACCAATAACAATATAGTAGTTATCGCCAGAATCATAATCTCGTCGGAGTTCTTCCGTTAGTTCTCGTTTGAATTGATCAGTTATTGTTGCTGTCATTTCTTTTTAACCTTATTTTATACTGTTATGGTTACATCACTTTTGTTGATTACATACCAATTGCTACCGTCCCAAATCAGGTGAGCAACTGTCGGACTCGAACCTGTTCCTCCAGTCAACGTAAACTTAGTACCCTGACCGAAATTGGTTGGAGTGATTTCTACATTGTTGGCACCAGATATATTTGTTATGTATATTACTTCACCCTTCTCATCTCCGTCACTCAATGTCCAAGCATGAGGAGGAGTTCCAGTTGTAGTGTTTAAAAATATAGCAGGTTGGCTACTAGGCAAAGCCCCACCATCAGCCGTTAGGGTGTTGAACTGTCCATCACCAAACATAACTTTTCCACTGAGTTCTACAGCACCCGCACCCTTTGGTAAAAGACGTATACTAACATCGGTATCTGTACCATCCGCCGTAATATCTACCGGACTGTTTGTTAAAGAATTTCTTAACTGCAAATAGTTAACTGGTGAACCAGTTACTTTCGAAAATTCTAATATACCATTACCATTTGTATCTACCCAAACAGTATCAGTAATAATGGCGTTGCTTATAGTATCCGAATCTAACGATTTGTTTTTCAAGGATTGTGACGCATCAGCGAAGACAAACGTATCATTATTCGTTAACACAGGCAGAGTAATTGTCGTGTTAGCTGCAAGTTCAGATGGTAAAACTTTATATTGATGGTCGGCACTAAGGTCATTAATTAATAATGCACCATAAGAACAAGAATCTAAAGTTTTATTTGTTAATGTTTGTGTTGCTGAATCAAGAACAACCAAAGCAGAATAATCAGGAAATCTAATTGTTCGGTCTGCTGTGGGCCCAACAGCACCAACATTCGTTTTAAACGTTAACGTAGTATCAATAAAATTGATAGTCGCACTATCAAAATCTACCTGTGTTCCAATGATTAATCCATCAGGCCCAAAAGTCTCATAAATTTCTCGGAAATTGGCATTTATTTTAGCAGCGCCGTCACGGAGAGTGTCTCCTGTTCCATCGTTCGCTGTTGTGCCAGTAAAAATAATTTGCCTTGTCATTTTTTAATCCAATTTGCCTTAGTTTTTATTTATATGTTATTTTCTATCGAATGTTGAGAAAGTACCCATAAACGTTGTAAGTGATGGGTCTGAATCCATTGAGAAGTCAATTGTACTACCAAGGATTTGGTCAGCATCCGCACTACTATCCATATCAAAAGACGAAAGTTTCGGTGTGACATATGAAGAGTCATAATCAACACCAATCGTTCCGACAAGAGCGTTATTACCATCAACACCAGAGAAAGCATCTCTTTCGCCTGGAACTACAAATCCGCCCAATAGTTTTAGTGTGGTCGGTGAGAATGTTGCCAGAGGGTTGAGTGTATAATCTTCAAATTGTTCTATATGATATCTATCCAATGAAACTTTAACCTTACCAAGACCACCTGTGTATTCAGAATCGTAAATAGCATAGTGACTGAGTTCTCCCTGATTTGCAACCAAAGGTGATACTGTAGCAGAATCGACAATGAGTACGAGAGGCGACCTCTTCGGACCAGCACTATCCATAACATCATAACCATCAAACGGTAAACCACCAAACCCAGCTTCACCAACTGCTTGAATTTGTCCAGCAAGATAAAATCCAGCCGGATGAACGAACAGCTTATAAACTTCTCGCCATACTGAAATAGGAATACCTATTTTAATTAATATCGCAAAGGTCTGATATAGTTTATCGTCCGTTAAAAATCTGTTACTGAGTGCGCCAATTTCTGAATTGTTTAATTTGAAAATCTTTTCACTAGTATATTCAACGTCTGGGTCCTCTCCAAAAAATGAACGAAAGAACTGTTGAATAGATAGTTCGGAACCTTTTGTTTTATACAAATTCCCAGCTATCTGTGCAGCACCCCTCTTATCAGCAAACCCCTGAAAATAACTTTCACCTAAAAGTAATTCATCTTCTAGAAAAGATAAAAGGTCTTCGTCCGTCTCCACAACATCTTTAGTTTCGAAAAGATGTTCGACTAACTCAGCTGGAGACTCTTCGCTCGAGGCCCACTCGTAATATTTTTCTAGAAAGGTAATAAACTGAGGATAGTCTTGTCTAAAATGATCAGGAAGTACTTCTTCAATTTTCCTGTCATATAGAACAAGTTCTCGTCTATTTCTTTCTTTGTTTCCACTATGCATGTTAAATACTTGACACTTCTACTGGAGTTTCAAAAGAAACATCATCATCGAACAATAAGATGTTGTTTCTAGCTGGAGAAATTGCACTCTGATTACCTGGCGTTACTGAAATTTTTATAAAATTGTTTCCACCTAAAATAGATTCTGGTGCAAACCCTATTATTCTAACTCTACCATCTAGAAAGTATTCTCCTATGTTATCAACAATGGCGTTACCGGAACCCTGTTCGATGACCTGTATGTTTCGACTATTTAGTTTGTTCCTTAAGAAACACGTTTTACCGTTAAGTCTAAACAATGTAGAAGTCAGACGATAATCGACACTATTTGGTCGAGCAATGTCTTGAGGGAAATAAAAATTATAGTTAGAACTTATTCCAAGTAAACTTATACTCTGACCAGCACCGTTAAGACCCGTTGGTACTAATCTCTGTTGCATTTTTATATCAGCTCTACTGGAAAGAATCGAAGGGTCTACTGCATCTATCTCTGTAAGTAGATTAGACCTACGAAACGATTGTCCAAATTGACCAATACTATTCGTAAAATAATTACTCACAGCATTCCCAACAAGAGTCTTAATTGTATTCAGACCTAAAGTTGTGAATCGTGGGTTATACTGATAATAAACTAAAGTTTCGACAAAAGTTGTGATTGGGTCTAAGAATCTAAGTTTCCAAGATACGATGGCCAATTGATTAACATAAGTTTCGATTTCAATTTTTAAATCATCTTTTTGGTCATCGGTTAAACCATCATTCCATCTTATACTGAGATAAACCGCACCATATTCCGGTGGGTCGTTATCCTCACCACCCCAAGCATTAATTTCTTCAATGTATTCTCTGAACCTTGCAAATACAAGTGTCGAATAATCGTTCGCAACAACCATTCTATTTTGGGTGGTATATTGAAAAGGAGCGTTTCTCTTAATCGAATTATTAGTTTCCTTTTCAGCGCCTCCGGCAGAGTTGGAAAACGTCGAAGCAATAATATCAACGTTTTCAATATCATTATTGGTCAAAGTCACTGACAACTGTTCTGCAGCAGTGAAAACTTTACCACCGTTAGCGATGCTTCCACTGCAACTAATATACTCAACCGTTATTTTGTTACCAGCTTCCGGAGTTGGGCCCAGAGTGTTTCCGTTTCCGAAACTAAGTTCAAAGAATCCATTAGGTGATTCTTTAAGAACATATATTAACGAATTTTCGTTAATGGTAGTCGCTTCCGGTAACGCAGTGTAAATCTGAAAATCGGTAGAAGATGGTGTATCAAAAACCCGAACTGTCACGGTAGACCTGTCAAGATTTTTGTCTGGTATTACATACAATTCATCAGTGTCCGTTGAACCTACAATGAAGGTTTTAGTTTTTAAAGTTCCTTCAGAAATTTGAATTCTATCTGGATTATCACCTGAAGGTAATTCAAAGGAATAGTTTCCCTGATTATTAGTAGCGGTTACAGCATCAGTAGTAATAAAGGAATAAGACACATCATTGATTGTCGAATTGAATTTAAAACCCTTTGGTATCGTAATAGAGGGTGGTTCGTTACCTGTACCAATAGAAGCGGTAAGCTGTACCTTAGCTTTCGATGTTACCCTAGAGCCTGGAATATATCCAATAGCTTCAGATAATGATACGATAGAACTTCGAAGCTGAGCGGTTCCCAAAAAAGATTCGTTAAGAGCGTAGTTCGCAACCAAAGCGTTATAGTGAGTGTTATATGCAAGTACATCAAGTAAATTTGATAAACCAGAGGCCTCAAAATCATAATCAGTAAACTCACTCTGAGCTTCAAAGAAAGTCTTTAGATTGTTTTTTATCGCATCAAAATCTAAAGCTGTTGACTTAACTGTGGTTGCCATTTATCTTAACCTCGAAATTGTGGTTTCTAATGTTATAGTTTGGTCCGTATTTCTAATCGAAAAAGTTAAAAGTATGTTGATTGCATTGATATCTTCTTGCACACCAACTTTTACAGACCTTACTGACGCTCTGGGTTCATATGTTTCTATAATACTTTTAATTCTTTCTACAATTCTACCACCAGTTTGGTCATCTGCCAATTCAAAGAAAAACCTCTGAAGGTCAATACCAAAATTAGGGTCGAAAGGTTTATCGAACTTATTACTGTTAAGTAGAGTTTTAACGGCTTGTTTGACAGCCGCACCTTCAGTTTTTTTAAAAACACTTCCAGTATTGCTCGCCAAAAAACTTAGGTCGAGGTCCAAATACGGTCTTGTTCTTGTACTGGTTACGCTGATTTTAGAGATATCAGCATCTTCTTGTGAAAAAACTCTGGTTGCCATTTTTAGTACTCAAAACATTATTTTTATTTATATGGGAACGAACACTTCGACTACTTCATTTAGTGATAAAGTACTACCATTAAAAGTTGTTTTAAGACTTTTACTGAAATTAAGGTCAAAATTCTCATTTGCAACTGGCATTACGAGTACTATCTGACAACTAAGTTCACCAGAAGGGTCGTATGTATCATAATCGAGAATCAACTCTTGATACTTCAAGAAGTCTTTCCAGTAAACGGCTAACTCAAAAGTGTTTTCGAAATCAATCTTACCATCCTCACCTAACAACTGATAAACAATCGCTCGTCCAGTCTGCTTATAGTCATTGATAGAATCTTTGGTGGGGGTTTCACCAGGCGATGGTTTATATAAACCTTCTGACACAATTAATCGGTTCTTTTCGAAAGTTTTGTTGGTGATGACAGTTCGCATCGATTCAGCTTGAAGATAAAGTTGACGTGCAATAAGTTTTTTATCTCCACTCAATTGTTCAAACTGTAAACGAGAACCCTTAGAACCTAGAAATTTAGCAACGGTAATTCCAGGCGCAAGAGGAGTTGCGGAAGTGATGTCCGATTGAAAGTTTGGATTGTATACTGGGTCAACAAGATATATCATGACGGAGTGAACCTCTTACTTCTATTTTCAGCTGGGTTGTTACCCAATAGTGTTCGACCAAATTGTAAACTTGGTTTCTTGTTGTATGCTCGGCCAATAAAGGGTGGTCTTACATCCGCATACTTACTTGAAAGTCTACCTTCCCCAATCAATGCACCAATCAACGTTGCGTTCTGAAGATTTGCAGGGTCTCTTAATTTAGAACGTATTTCGTGAATACTGGGTTCTCTGTTAAATAAACCATCATAATCGTCGGTCTTTAGAATTTCTAGTTTCAATTCATCGCCTGGGTCAACATTTACATTTCGTATACCATAGTTGCCAGATGACAATAAAGGTGTTATGATTGCGGTGGTTGGCATATCCGCTGTGGGTTCAATTTGAACGTAAGGCATTTCCGTAGGATATGTTTTAGGATTCCTTACCTTCGACGCACCTGTTGCTGTTCCTACTTCAGCAGGTGCTGATTGTGCGAAGGAAGCTTCCCCTGCCTTGTTTGCAAAGTCTGATGTGATTGCTTCTGTGGCTTTACCAATAAATGTTCCGTAATGTGTTGTACCACCCAAACCAGAACCGCCAGGTGGTCCTGAGAAGACTTTACCATAGTGGTCAATTAACTGTCCACCAATTGTTCCTGTCACACCAATAATAGAAACCGTGTCTCCCGATATATTTGCGATTTGGGATGAAGCGACCCATTCATTGACAGCTGTGGTAATCAGTTTATCACCACTAGTGAATTCAACATTACCTTCAACAAAATTATTTTGTTCTCCCTTGACAAATACGTTTCTGTCTGATAACATAGTTTCAGTATTAACATCAACCACTCGAAGAGACCTAGAACCTTTCACCACATGGTTTTGATTTTCGTCTACAGTCTTAGTGTGATTACGATGTATCTTTTCAGTTTTATTACCAGCGGTAGTAACGTTAATATTACCTTCGACTTCTAAATTATAATCTCCAGCAATTTTAACATTGACGTTGCCTTTGTATACAAGGTCTGCTTGACCTTCCACAATCACAACATCATCACCACCTGTTACAGAAACCTTTTTATTGACGGAGGAAAATAGAACACTTCCATCGGCTCTTAATTCTAGTCCAGCACCCGTTCGATGTTTGATTAGAATCCTTTCACCGCCAGGTGTATCATCTACATGAATAGCATGACCAGAGGTAGTTTCTTGTGCCTGATTATATGGAAATGTAGAAGGTTTTTGGTCAGAGAATTCTACAGAAACCCCATAATCACCACCACCTGCAAACAAGGATTCTATGGTCTCTCCTCGAGCCGACTTGTTTATAGACGAACCGAAAAAATAATCTCGTCTAGGAAATTCGCCTGATGCTTCATTAAAACCTTCTCGGGGAACACCTTCAGTGTTTTCCTGACCAGCACCCAGTTCTTTTATTCGGTTTCGAAAATTGTCTAAAATTGTTGTCATAATATCTTACTTTCGTTTATCTGTTGGCTGGTGAAAGGTGGTTGGGTTGATGGGTCAGTAAACAACGATTTTTTACCAAACACATCTTCACAAAAATCTCTCACGTCAAAGCCGGGGTCATCTTCTAGGGGGTCTAGGTCATTGTGTCCTAATACTTGTCCGCCTGGAAAAGTTCTATAAAACGCTTTACAAATCTCTTGAAATGATGTAAACTGACTTCGTGTTAAAGAAGTAACAGATTTATATTCTAAGGGGTCTGGTGTCCCAGTGGGCGCATTAATACCTCCAACGAAAACAACCCCTATACTTCTCTCGTTGTGACCATTGATGTTTGCATGGTCTCCTTGAATATTTACAGGCCTTCCTCTTTGTACAGAACCATCCCTACGAATTACATAATGATAACCAATACTATTTAAACCCAATCTAATCTGGGTTTTATTTATTTCTTCACTTCCAATGTTGACATTAGAAAACGATTCTGTCCAGTGAACCACAATTTCAGTTACGTCCCTAGTGATTGAACGAAATTCGGCGTCCAACTCTTCCACAGAAGAAATAAAAGTAAACGTAAAATCTTCAGCACCAACACCATTGTTCCAACGTTGAGCATCACCCACATTAAAGGGGTCATCAAATACACTATTAGATGTATCAACAACAACTGAACCAGCAATAGTCGAATCTAGTTCAGCTAACAGGTCAGTCACTTCTTTGGGTGACTTTCCATGTTTTTCCTGTAAGATTCTTCGGGCCTCAGCTTTTTGGACTTCTGTCCCTTGCGACAAACGAATAATTTCACTACGGTCCTTTTCCTCTAACCTTATCCCGTTCGCTATAAAAACAGTGTCTAAACTTTTGGTGTCCAGTTTCCTGACCAGATTTTGAACAAAACCCAACTGACCGATAGGAAAGGTTCTTTCTAATGATGATATGAATTTATTCTTCTCATTCACAACACCCGCTCTAGTATTTTTATATTTTCTAACTAAAGGTATAACGTCTTGACCTTTTCTGCCAGTAACCGCACCCAACACACTGCCAACATCAGGAGATATTGCACTAACCACAGTATTTGCAACATCAGTAATAGCGTCATTTCCTTCGTTTTGAAAAGCTGTTAACCTAGTGGTCGAACCTGTTTTACCATCCGTAACTGCATTAGTTACAACATCGTTAATAATACTTTGAGTCCTCGATGACAGATTGTTCACTGCACCAATACTAGAAAAAGCTCCAACATTTCCAGCAACAGAATTAATCGATGTGTTCAGCCCTTTCGAATTAGCATTTGAAATCATATTTTGCAGATAACCAGGCGCAACGCCCAGGCCAGTGATTCCACTCAAGATTGAAGATAACGAACCACTTGTTTTTTTGTCATATGTTATTCCAGTGTTACGTCCACTATCGTTATATGTTATTGAAACACCAACACCAATCTCGGAAGATAGACTACTAATATCTGTATTAAGTGCTGGATTAATAGAACCGTTCAAAGCTCCAGATGTTAAAACCCCTTCAGTTGGAGTAAAATTTTCTGCACCAATAATATCAGTTTTACTTGTGACGGATTTAACACCACCTATAATCTGATTTACTTCTTTACCTACTTCAGTTACTTTGACAGTATCGAATGTTTCTTTGACATTGGTTGATGCTTCGTCTACACCACCGTAAGACAAAGTGGTTTTAGTCGAATTTAATGCTTTATCTAATTGTTCTTTTGTTATTGTCATTTAACTCACCGTAACTTCATTATAGGCCTTTGTTGCGTTCGATATCGCTAAGTTAACTTTCCTATTGTTTCTCATTTCAAACGATGTTGTGTTACCACCAGCAATAAATCGGTCCTTTAAGTATAATCGACTGATAATATCGACTGACCCACCTGTTCCGTCAATCAGTTCGGTTTTTAAAAGTTTCGCATTGACGTTGGCGAATCTTGTTCTAAGTTCTGATAAAACATATTGTAATTGAATCGAAAACAGATTAATAGATGAACGTTTCTCGATTTGTGTTGCGAACTTAATCAGATTTTTATATCTTGTTCCGTTCTTATCCCATTGAGCGATACCGAAAAATTGTAAATCGGGATTATCTGGGTTGAAGGTTACAAACCTAGAAATTGCTTCAAGACATCCGACGATTCCAGCGGCTTGTCTAGGTGTATATCCATTATCAATGAAAAAACGCATCGCTTGACTTCTTCTGGTTGCAACATTAGCGTCTGGTATTCTATCATCTAAAATTTCTTGCGAAGCAATATCGATTTTTCTATCTGGGTCATATTCATTTTTAAAACGACTTAACGTCTTGTCTTTAGAAGACCTAGCCTGAACATCAGTTGGAAACTCAGTTTTATTTAAAGAACCTAGTATCAAAGGTGTTTGTGACGATTTACCATCCATAAAAAAACCATACACCAATGCGCCCGGAAGAACTTGAGGCACTCTTCCAAAACCAGAACTACCTCCTTCGGTTAATGGTATCATAGTTGTCGCCCAAGGTAAATCAGACTCTAAAACGTTTCCAGTGTATGGGTCATGAATTCCGTGAATACGAATACGAACTCTACCCTCTAACCCAGCAGGTGGTGAAGAGTTGATAACAGTAGCAACAAACCATCTAAGTTGGTCACCATAATATTCTGTTTGTATAGATTTAAGCAAAACCACTTTCTCCTGTATTCACTCGTTCAGGGAATTCTCTGGTTATCTTGGTAGCATTAACAGATACACTGTGACGTGATTCTTTAAAGGTATGTCGAATAGCGTATATCAAGTAATCACCTGATTTTTGTTTATCTATTATATCATTTGAACTTAAATTTTTGGGGTCAGCTGCACTGGAATTAAATGTACATTTCATTATGTCACCGACACTTGCTTTAGAGTGCATAAAGGCCACGCCGGGTGCAATTATATTAACCATATTTCGATACAGAGAGTTTCTCAACGAAATGTTTTTAAGTTTCAAAGTATTATCAAGAGAATCAACAACATCATGGTATCCTAAAAAGGTATCATAAGTGCCGAAAGAACTTATCTGATGATAATTTTTAGACTGATAATTATCAATGAAATTGTTTTCTATCACTTTACTCTCATCAAAAACACTTTGAGTTGAAGTGTCAGGCAAAAGTTCTTTACTCTTCATATCTAATAGAATGTCTCTAATTTTGAAACTGTCACGTGTGGTTATACCGTTTCCAATGTCCGTATTAGTGTAAGATGCGCCTAGTGCTCCTTTACTTACCATCATTAAAGAATCTTCAGAAGATTCTTTCTTATAGTTTTCTATCATAAAATATTTTTTATCTTCGGAGATAGCTTCTGCATTTCCAGAAAAACTCGAAGAATAAACAAAGGGCACTTTCTTATTGAAGGGAGTTTGTATTAAAAATCCCTCAAGGCTTGAAATTCGAATGTTGTTATCGTATAGTGACGAATGAACAAAGTAAGGTGCACCTATCTCGGTAGTCATTCTGTCACGTATCCAATCAATAGCATCCAATGGAGTCATATACGGTACATTAATTTTTCTAACACCTTGTGCCGACTTTGTTAGATAAGACTGGTCTACATTCTTTTTTAGATAACCTACGATAATTTCTGTTATCATAGTTTCTAGGTTAGTGGTGAAAGCTTTACTAACCTTTGTCAATTTACTCAATAGAAAATGTTCTTCGACCAAAGATATTAATAAAACATCTGTTCGGTCATTGGTTCGAACAGTTTTTTCTACCTTAGTCATAATAAAACTTTTTTCTTTACCCTCCGAACCACCGATAATAGGTTCGGAATCATTACCAACACCTGCAATCTCAAAGGTTATCTTTTCTGTGCCTCTAAAATTTATAGATTCAAAAACCGAATTATCATCAACCAACAACATCTTACCAGTGATGTAAGGGTATTCTAAATTTTCATAAAACACCAATTCGGGAATAAGTGAACGAACATCGACGGTTCGGTCTCCCAATTTTTCAGCAGATATTTCTGCCTTTAGTATCTTATACTGTTGCGAACGAGTTTGTGTCATGACGATGCTATTAGGTTTTGGAACTCACCCACCACCTGATTGGCGATGCCTGGTCTTAAAACAGATATTTCTCTCAAAGACTGATTCCTAGCTTGAAAATTATCTTTGAACGTTACTCTTTTTACACCTGTCGTATCTTGTGTCAAAGGATTAACGTCTTGATATTCACCATCCGTATTTTCCCAGTGATGCACACCAAGATATTCTTTTGTGGTTGACGAATTTCCGAAAGCACCAGCCAAAGTATAAGTTACATCATTAGTTTCAAACTGTATACCTTGAATTGCAGGAAAAGAATTCTCAACTGTTCCAGCATCCACGTCAACAGGTGGAGCTGTAAGGTCTAATGGATTCTGCCTTTTAAACGTAGGTTCAAAAATGATTTGACCAAATGAAGGGTCCGCTCTAACAACCTTACCAAAGAATCCAGCAGCACCGACACCCCCGAGAAGAAGTTCTTGTCCCACTTGTAAGAGTCCTGCGAAAAAATCGGCCGTGATGAAAGACCAGTAAGGATATCTTTCCTTTATCACTTCAAACTCTCGGTCAACATCGAGAGGCCAACCAGATTCTCTTAACTTATCATTCATCAAAAAGAAAGTCCAGTAATAATCTGGCGTTTTATAAAGTTTATAGGAGAATGTATCAGGTCTCTCAAAATCAACAATTTCTTTTGTGGTCACAAATGCAACATCTTGTTTTATGTTATCGAATAAATCAATGGCAGATGACATTTTCTGAAAATATACTTCTGGTTCATTATCACCGAAAGAATATTTTATGAAAGGGAAATTTCTAAAATAGTATTGTGTCATTTTTAATATCCGTTGTCAAGAACATCTTTTCGGTTTAGTGTTCTGGATTCTGTAAAGTTAAGTGTAATATCAACTTCTTGGAAACTACCGTCTTCGTGTATACCCATCGAAGTACCATTATAGACTGTTTGCATACTTTGAAGATAACAAGGTAAAATTTTTGTCGCTATTTGTTTTTCGTTATAGAACATTTCAATTAAAAATTTGTTTGGAAATCTATATCCCAATGGAACCTGTCCAGCTTGGTCTTGGTCTTCTCCCAGAAGAATATGTTCAGGGTACAGTTCAGTTCTAAAAAATTTGACTATTTTCTTAATAGCAACACTTTCATCGATTGACAGTGGAATCATTTTAAAGGTGAAACTAAAAGAACGTAAATTGACTGATTTGAACAACGAGCGTGTGTTAGGGTTTAGTGTCACTTTTGTCTCAGCTCGAACACCAGCCGAAAACCCGTCTCCAAAAATTTTAGATGTTGTGTTTGCAGCTAAACGTCCAGCACCTTCACCAGTGGGCCCTTTGAATGAATCAACCAAAGACGTAATAGCTCCACCAGTAGAACCTAAGAAACCATCCCCCGCAATCGCACCCCTAGCAGCTTGTTGACCTAAACCACCCAAAGTACCTAAGTCAACATTTTCATATTGCACACCATCTGCAAACGTTATCGCCTGCGGCAAGAACAAAGTTGCATTTTTTAATGTGGGTGTTGGTTCATTTTGTAAAGCGGATTTATTAACAGTACTTTTTCGATACGACTGGGATTTAGCTTCAGCTCGTCTTTTTAATTCTTCAGCATTTTCCTGTGCATTTTTTTTCAGTTTTTCCCCACGTTCATCGAATGCGTTACTATTTTCTGACAACGACTCTTGTTTAGTTTTCATTGCCTGTTTTATTTCTTCTATATTTGTCTCTTCTTCTTCGATTACAGAAAAAATAACTTTACCCAAATAATCTTGTCTATAGGATATTGGAAAAACGAGATTATCTTTCTCATCTTCAGAAAAAGTGGCATCTGCAATGACTTTTCCCGCGACTAGAGAGGTTGAGGTTGTTTCTAATTGTGTTTCAGCCATTATTTGAAACTCTAATAAATAATTTTATTTATAAGTGATGCCATGACATATTCGGGTAAATACAAGGTTAAAAATCCAAAGAAATATAAAGGCGACCCTACAAACGTTGTTTACCGCAGTATGTGGGAGAAATATTGTATGATGTACTTCGACACCTCCAAAGAGGTTATCTCTTGGTCAAGTGAAGAAATTATCATACCTTACTACTACGAGGCTGACAAAAAATACCATCGTTACTATCCTGACTTTACGGTCACGTGGAAAAATGGTTCAACATCATTAATTGAGGTGAAACCACATAAGGAAACTGAACCACCCAAAGGTAACAAACGTACCAAACGATATATTACGGAAGCCTATACTTACATTAAGAATCAGAACAAATGGGAGGCGGCTGAAGAATATTGTAAAGACCATAAATGGAAGTTTGAAGTATGGACTGAAATTGAATTGAGGTTGATGGGGATTTTGCCGAAACCACTCAAAAAACTAAAACCACTTCCAAAATACTCTAGAAAAAAGACTAAATAGTTTGCATGAGTAATCTATTCCAAAGAGTCGAACAGGAAGCGTTCCGAGCAGGTATCACACCACGTTCACGTGAATCTCGTGAGTGGTTTAGAAAAAAGGTTCAGAATATGCAAGTCAATCGACGTGCATTGATGAAAGAAGACCCCATAGATTCGAGAGCCGCAAGTGCTGGAAGAAATAAAGCAGTGATTGGTAAGATGGCGATGTTCTTTTATGATGCAAAACATAGAGACACATTACCGTATTGGGATGCGTTTCCTCTGGTGATTATTGCAGGCCCAGCGCCCAAAGGTTTCTATGGGTTGAATCTACATTATCTGCCAATCGCATTGAGAGCGAAGTTTCTTGATTCGTTAATGAACTATACAACTGATAATAACTATGATGAAGACACACGGTTAGGTATTACATATAGAATGTTAAAGAATACCTCAAGGTTAAGATATTTTCAACCGTGTTTTAAACACTACTTGACTAGCCAGGTAGAACAGAACATAGCATTTGTGTCAGCACCAGAATGGGAAATAGCGACATTTTTACCCACCGCTCAATGGAGAGGTGGAGGTCAATCCGCTGCATACAAAAACACAAGGGAAATTATAAGTGGCTTATAGTATAGAACAGATAAAAAATGCAGTAGGTTCAGGTGGAGGTGTCGCTTCCGGAAATCTATTTCGTGTGATTTTACCTGCTCAGGAACAGGCACAAAACATAGACCTTCTCTGTCGTTCTACAAACATGCCTGGCAGACAGATTCTTACAAACGAAAGGTTGATAGGTGTTTCTAAACAAACAGTTGCGTATGGTTATGAAAAACCAAATGTTACTATGACGTTTTTGGTTTTGAACGACCCCTATGTTAGATATTTCTTCGAAGAATGGATGAACTTAATTGTTGATAATACTACATACCAAATTGGTTATTTCAATGACTATACTAGGAATATTAATATTCAACAATTAAAACCAACCACAACCATAGACAAATTACAAGCAAATGTAACTTCGCCTAGTGACCCAACATCAACAACATCGGGTAATAAACAAGACCTCGATATACCTTATGAGGTTGTTTATGACTGTTTGCTTGAAGATGCATATCCAGTAACAATGACAGGCCCTCAGTATAATGATGCTCCGGACCAGTTAGTAGAAATATCTGTTGACTTTGTGTATAAAAACTGGAGAGAAACTAAAAGGTCTAGTGGACAATCTTTTGATTTACAAAAGAATCAACAAAAAATCTTATTGGAAAATAGCAAACCACCCCAGACTCCTGGCGGTGCTTAAATATATTTTTTATGCCTATATTAAACGGAGAATCATGAAATGGCGTTACCTAAACTTAATTCCGCACCAAAATATGAGTTGACAATCCCGTCAACTCAAAAGACGGTAAGATTTAGACCCTATCTTGTAAAAGAAGAAAAAATACTTTTGATGGCGTTCGAATCTGGTGATGAAAAAGCAACATTAAGAGCTGTACTCGATACCATCGAATCTTGTGTTGAAGATTCGTTCAATCAGAACAAACTAACTACCTTTGACGTTGAGTACATGTTCACTCAGATTAGAGCAAAGTCGGTTGGTGAAAAGACTAAAGTTGCTGTCAAATGCGAACACTGTAATATTCAAAACGAGGTAGAAATTGACCTTGAACAGGTGAAGGTTAATATGCCTGAGAAGATTGATAATATTATTAAACTGAACGATGATATCAGTGTTGAGATGCGGTACCCTTCTTATAAACATTTATCTGAAGGTCAAGTAGACTTAGAAGATTCGTCTAAGAATGCGTTCATGTTAATCTCAAAGTGTATGGAAGCTATTCGCACATCAGAAGAACGTGTTTCTTTGGACGATGAACCACAAGAGGCGATTGACGAGTTTTTAGAATCAATGACTTCAGGACAATTTGCAAAGGTTGCTGCATTTCTACAAGATATGCCTAAGACAACCTATCACTTACAATTTACATGTACAGACTGTAACGAGGAAAACGATAGAATTGTTGAGGGTATGCAGAATTTTTTCTGATATGCCTCTCTCATGATAACTTAGTTAATCATTACCAACTGAATTTTCAGTTGATGCAACATCATAAATACTCTTTGACGGAATTGAATGAGATGTTGCCTTGGGAGAGGGAAATTTATGTCATGATGTTAATTCAACACGTTAAAGAAGAAAACGAACGAATCAGGCAAAGAAATGGCGGATAACGACATACAAACAATCTCAGGTGAACTTTTACCAGCTACTGCTAACCTAGTAGAAGTTACACGTTCCTTACAAGCCCAAAATGCCGCAATGATGGGTGGTGGAGGTGGTTCTTCTTCTGATGACCCTACAGTCGAAATCCGTTCAATCTTTATGTCAATGGATAAAACGTTAATTCGTATTTCTAACGATATTAAAGACTTCACAAAAAACATTTCTAAAATGTTTGATTCAATCAATCAGAATCATATTCAATCAATTACTATACAAAAAGAATCTTTAGAAAACGAAGAGGAACAACTTCTTTTAAATCGTGAACAGGCGGAAAACGAAGAACAAAAGGCCAAAAGAGAGGCTCTTGGAGAGTCTGAAGAGAAAAGAGAAGGTTCCAAAGGGTTTACTTCAACTTTTCTTAAAGATGTCGGTGATGCACAAAAAGAATTAGAAGAAAAAGGATTTCTAAAATATGTCGCTGATTTAATGGGCGTAGGTGGTGTGATTAGTGGTGTCATAGCGACTGTAGCACGTGTCGTTCCTTTATTGATTCCAGTTTTTAAAACGATTGGTACAGGAATAGTGTTATTAGTTAAGGGGATTATAACTTCCGTTACCGCCGCAGCAACTTTTATAACGAAGACACTACTTCCAGCAATCATTAAAATAGGTAAAAACCTGTTACGAGTATTTGGAAGAATACTTTTACCTCTTTATGCGCTTTATAACGTCATAGATGGTTTTATTGAAGGTTTCACTGCAAACGAAGATGATAATTTAGCCGAAAGATTTCTTCGAGGCATCTCTAGAGGTATAGAACAAGTTATTAGTGCAATCATCATGTGGCCAGCCGATTTAATTAAAGACATGGTATCCTGGCTTGCAGGAGCACTTGGTTTCACTGAGATAGAAAGTTTCCTAGATTCGTTCAGTTTCCAAGAAGGGTTCGCTGAGTTGATGGATACCTTCGAAACTTGGATTACAGGTATCCCAGATAGAATCACAGCGTGGTTTAATGAAACCATCGACGCTATATCAACATGGTTCGATGAGACGTTAACAGGTATCGGTGATTTCTTCACTGATATGGGAGAAATGTTCGACTTGAGTAAGATAAAGTCTATGCTCACTAATATGTTCGCTGAGATTGGTGTACCTCGTATCGAGTTCGATGTACCTGTTATCGGCAAAGTTGGGTTTGGTCCTTTCTATCCTTTTATGCCTGATGCAAATACTTCGGATATATCAGCTGGTCAAAGTGTTGATACCGTATCAACCCAGTCAAGCGACGGTAGTGTTGATACTCAGACAACAACAAAAAGTATGATTACCTCTATTGAAGGTGAACAGACTGGACGTGGCGCCCGGACTGCATTTCTAGGTGAAGAAATGACAACAAGTAAAAATAAAGAAATAATTGGTCAGTTCGACACAGAAACGGGTGAAGGCACCATTGTGTATCAAACTAGAGATGCTGATAATGAACTTAACAACATTATGCAAGAATATAAGGTTACAGGTATTACTTTTGGTCAAGTGAGACGATTGATTGCTGACGGTGCGTCACCAGATGAAGTTAGAATGTTTTTAGAAAATAAACAGAAATCTGTTTTGGATAAGATTGGAGATTTCTTCTCATCTCCAGCGGAAACCTCACCAGTTGAGGTTGCACCAGCAGAAACAAAGAGAGCGAGTATTACTCAGGAATTGGGTACTCAGACAACAGCTCGTGAAGAGGCGAAAGCGGACCAACAAAGTCAACAAGCTGTCAACGTAGTGAATGCACCAACGTCTAACGTAAGTAACGTTAGTCAATCTTCTGCATACTTCGACACACCATCTGCTGTCGATGGTCTTTCAATGAGTTACTAAAATAAAAAGGGGACCGCAGTCCCCTAGTAATTGTTTTGGTGATGTCCCGTCTTATTTGTGACTTAGGTAAAGTCGCTGCAGGATACCCAAGGTAATCAACCCTATTCTTCAGCGGCCAACTTGGCGAAGTATGACATAGTGTCATCGTCATCCTCGTCACTCGCAGAAGCAATCTCTGGCGCTGGAGAAGTTTTACGTTCAACAGGTTCTTCAACCTCTTCCAGTTCGGGACGATAACTATTGTTAGTCGCTTCACCTAGAACCAACATCAACCTTGCATACAACTCATCATAAGACTTGTAGTTTGCGGCATCAGTGAATTCATTCAGGTCATGAAGTTGGTCGTAAACCTCTTCTAGTTCAGCTTCATTCTCCGAAAGAGGAGATGGAGAAGAGAACTCAGACTTATCATAGTTACGATAACCTTCGACATTGCGAATCTTCAATTTGAATGAAGCACCATCCCAGAAATCAAAGGGGTTCATTGGTTCTTCGTCTGCAAACTGAGGTTGCATCACATCCATAATCTTGTCAAAGATTTTCTTACCGAAAGTAAAGAGCATAACCTTACCTTCGTTTTCAGGGTTGCTTGCGTCTTGTTCAACAAGAACGTTCGCAACATAGTGCAATCGACGCTTGCGTTCTCTCGCAAGTTCTTTGTCGGATTCAACACCAGAGTTCCACAACTTGCTGTTCATTTCTGAAACAGGGTCTTGTTGACCAATGGATGTCAGAGACTTCTCGATATACCATTGTCCAGTTGGACCTTTGAACCCGTGGTCCCAATAACGAACCCAAGGTAGGTCGTTACCTTCCGCAGCAGGAAGGAATCGAAGAACGGCGTAACCATTGCCTGCCTTATCGACAGTAGGTTTCCATTGGCGTTCATCGACATAGGATTTTGTTGATTTTTTTTGTTCGCCACTATCACCAGCTGCGGCGACAAGTTTAGCGATAGAGTTAGCGCGATTGCGCTTTAGATTTGCAAAAGACATATGTATTTCCTCGTATGTTCAGTGTATGTTTTTTTGTATTTCAGCGTATCCACTTTATTCACATAATATATGAAGTATTTATAATACCACATTATTCACCCAATGGCAAGGTATTGCCTTTAGGTTCTACCATGAAGTTCAGGTTTTGAGCCTCAACCTCAAGTTTGTTTTTGATGGTCGGTGAGATATATTTTTTGATATCTTCAATCTCGATGTTGTTCTTTTCACACAAGTGAATGATAGCATCCATATAGGAACTGTTGCTAGTTTTCACCACATCTTCAACCATCTTAGAAAATTTGTTCTTAGTTAACATTAGACCATCCAACCCGATTGTCATTATTCTTCCCCTCCTTGGTTACCGTAAAAACCAATATCGTCATAGAAGTAACCCTGCGTTCTTTTCATTTCACCATTGGATTCATATGCAGGGGCAACAACCTTCCAGACGATTTTGTGTTCTCTGTTTTCTCCGTAACGAAAGTCAGACCAGATACCAGTGGTCAGATAGCTTTGCATATTCTTCACATACGTTTCAGCAATCTGATATTCTAGTCTTTCTTTTCGGTCTTTGGAATCTTTCCAATACTTGATTCCAGTTAGTTTAGCTTTCCACACCTTTAACCATTGTTTAACTTTCTTGGGTGAAAGATAATGGTCATCTGTTAAGTTACGAATGTTCTCAGGAAGTGAGAGATTCTTGACCGGACCTTTCGCAGCACGTGCGAGTGCCAGTCTTTCAGCTGCAGCCTTCTTTTGTTCTTCCGTCATAGGTTTTCTTTTACGACGAATCTTTTTTCGCTTAATCTCTTTTTCGGGTTCTTCCCATTTGTTCATAAATGTTAATTCCTTATTAACCCTAAATACTGTACAAGCTTACCATAAAGGTTTTCAGATGTCAAGTAGTGATATTTTCGATTTCGGTTTTACAGCGGTCACAGAAGATGAATTGGATGCGGTTCAACAAGCGAACCAAACCATACAATCTGTATCTGCTGATGTGAGTACTACTCAACAAAAACTAGATAAATTATACAATGCAATTCAACCGTTGTTGTCGAATCTCAAAAAGAATCCTGAGAAAGACTATATTTATTGGCCTAACAGATTACAGAAGGTCGAACAATTTGAGGATTATATTCAAGGGATTTATTCGAACACATCCAGTACGTAATTCTCAGCAGTATCTTCTGCGTAAGTCAAATTGTGTTCTGATACATCCACTGTACGAATGTAACGACTTCTTTCGTACAGTTCGACCATATAACCCTTTTCAGTTCTGATTACGATGGCCTCCTTTTTACCGTTTTCAGACATGTACTTTGAAATTTCTTCAGAGATGACACCACGTTTGTGTTCGTGTTTCATATTTTTTCCACCAAAAATTATATCCCAATTACGGTCAACTAGTTCTTGTTCGACTAATGTTGGCCTGCGTTTTGAACCTTTACCAGACATTTTTACTCCAAAATTAAACCATTGTTATTATCGTTTAACATTCCAAGAGTACCTTCCTTTTCTCTCTTTTCAAATTCTTTCCACCACGTTGGAGGGTTTCTTCGAGTCCATGAAGAAAAACTTCGTTTAGCTTCCCAGTAGTAATTGCGATAAGAAGCGACAATATTATTTTCAACGATGCACTGAGGAAACTCACTCATTGCAGGAGGTGGTTCTGTAAAACCCTTAGACTCTAAATTTTCTGGTGGTTCTAATAGGACCTTACGTAGGTCAAATAGAGACTTATGAATTTTACCATACCGATATGTATACTCCTTACCGAGATGAACCCATAACTTGTATAACCACTTATAATTTTCGGCTGACTCTCGTAACCAAATATTACATGGGTGATTGATATGACAGGCTTTATACAAAGTAATATTCATATAGGAATCGTCAAGATAGTATCTTGCAACGGAACGACCATTCTGGGTTGTTCCTCTCCAATATGTGCCGTCAACTGTTCGATGGCAAGTGCTAAGTAATTGAGCATATTCGGTACACATTTTTACAACATGTTTGTCGATATGTTCCTTAGCACATTGTACTGGGTCTCTATTCAGTACGAATACGTTCATCGTCCTCTTCTTTTTTGATAGATTTGGCGAAATCAAAAACCTGAGTTAACACGTTTTTGTCGTGATGTGAAAGTTGATTATACATCCTTTTAACTTTCTTGTCAACCCCTCCATCAGTATTTTTTCTTAAAAGTTTTGCCTTCTTACCGTTCATACTGTTTTCTCCTCAGCTCGAATACCTCCAATGATATACACCTCGGGGTCTAGTTCGATAAAACCTTCTTCTTCGAGGAAACAATACCCTTCGTCGTAATATCCTTCTTTAAGGCGCTCTTGCTCATCTTCGTTAAATTCAACGTCACCATAGAATTTGAACTCTTCGTAGATACCGTCATCGGTATACAAGAACTCCATCTCTTGAAAACAAACCTCCATGTCTGATTCATTGTCATAAGCGTCTTGAAGTATTTCACACTCATCTTCATCTTGCGGAGTGACCAACCACTCACCACTTCGCCACAAGATTTCGATAACCATTCTGTCCTTTTCTCTGTTAAGAAAAGAAAATTCTTCGACAGATTTTTTATACTTGTTGCCGATAACGTATTCTTTACCGATTTCGAACTTCATAGGAACCTTCCTCAATAAACACATAGTATTCAGTTTTGTGATGTTTGTAGTTTTTGTCTCGCTTACGGTCCATCAACACCAATACACCATCGTCAGTTTTTTCTGCTACGGTACCTTTCCTACCTTTAGCATGACCTTTGGTTATTTTAATCTTCATGTAACATCTCCACAGCTTTAATGACATCAGGAAAATGTGTTCCAAGAACATCCCAACACTTATCCGCAACTTCAATGTGTTCGGCTTGCGTTCCATGACCTCTACGCAATTCACAGTAGTGAATCCATGAACGTAATGTTCCTGCCATATAGACAGTTGTCTCTGTCAAACCTTCGGGTAGTAGAGCACGTGCCTGTTCTTTTGCGATACCAGTGTTCAGTGCCATTTCATAGTAATCTTTGGCGACTTTACAAACCTCTGCCTGCATTTCACTGAACACTTCTTGAGCCTTGCGTTGTTTCTCGATGTCCTCGTCTATCATTGACAGCTGACGATTTGTAGGATGTTGTTTACGTGCCTCTCGATTAGTGTTAAACCCTTCACTGACCGCATAACGTTGAGAAAACTCTTGAAACGAAAACGAACGGTGACGAAGAATTTGGCGCGAGATGTCCCGAGTCGTTTTGATTTCCATCGTGACACTCACCATTTCAAACGGCGACCAGTGACCTTCTTTGATAAGATACCGCAACAACTTGGGTGCAGTTTTCTCATTGTTTTGATTACTAGGATTGCTTACACGAGCCGCATAGGCAATCAATTCATTTGCTGTATGACAACCAGTAGTTGCACTGGGTTGCGTCATACCAACAAGACTCACTTCACTAGTCATACTTTCCGTCCTCATAAGTTCCAGGCACACTGTTGTATGCAATTACACGTTTAAACGCTTCAACCAATTTAGTATCACGAATACTATCATCGTTCATAGTATCTTCTACATCTGCAAGTTGCTCAATTAATTCATTACGTATCAATTGCTCAAATGCATGTTCGTTCAAATCACTTCGGGTTATCATGTACAATCCTCATCATTGTAATGTTCATCACTTTTCTTATAAAGTTCATATTTGTCGCTAGGGTTCAATGCGTATACGCAACCACAAATTCCAACCAATAGAAACAAAAACAGACCAAACAGATTTAGAATTTCATCAATCACTATTATCACTCCCCATTAATAGAAGCATCAAAAAGATTAGATATAGAATACCAAATAAATCCAGTAAAGTCAAATTAAGTTTCATCATCGTATTCTTCATCGAACATGTTGGCATCTTCCCACCAATGAATCACTTGATTGAAACCCGAACACATTACACTGTACTCGTTATTCTCAATCCATTCTCCCAACATGTCAATCTGTTCTTTCGTCAAATCGGGAACATCACACTCAAATAGTTCTTCAACCATTTGTACAGCGGAGTCATAGATTTGTCCTTCGAAATACTCTTCAATTTTATGGATTCTATTAAACATTTTTTACATCCTCGGCAAGTCATTGGTGGAAGGGGCTGGATTCGAACCAGCGTAGCCATCGGCGTCAGATTTACAGTCTGATGGTTTTAACCACTCACCCACCCTTCCAAGTTGAGATTGGACATATTGTTCTTTTTCCTCATTACTAACAATTTGTGGTTCACCAACCAGAGTATCTCCCTGAAACCATTGTCCATTAATCTTTTTTGGCATTAACATCTTTCAGTCCAAGATAAAACAACAGTATGCCCAATCCGAACAAAAACAAAACAACGATTTCATGTGCGTATTGTTCTAACATAATATTAAATGGCAGACCTGAGAGCAACCGTCGTTGTCTCCATTGTTGTGTGTTGGTCCGGGCCTGCCAGCCTTTCCTCACCCACTATCAGAGTTGTTGGGATACTCTCCGGAATTGGCTCCCTGTCGTGGGCTCGAACCACGGACCCAATGATTAACAGTCATTTGCTCTACCAACTGAGCTAACAGGGAATAATGGTGCCGCCACCAAGAATCGAACTCGGGACCTACTGATTACAAATCAGTTGCTCTACCTGCTGAGCTATAGCGGCTTTTAAGTGTTTTCTTATTTTCGTTTCCTTAATAGTTAAAGTGATACAGTTGCCCCTCCACCTCTTTAGTGAGACATACTCCGCCCCGCACTGTATCCGATAGTCCTAAGTTGAGAGGAGAACAAGAAAGACTATCTTACCAAGAAATATTATATATGGGGGAGGCATTACCCTCCCCGCAACGGGGAACCACCCCCAAGGAGATATTTTTACGACACCTTTACAGTATACACTTTCTTGTACTCTTCGTCAAGCGACAAGATGCAGGCGACAGCATACTCCATGCCCTCGGCGTACCAATCCATACAGTTCGCCATCTCTTCATTGCCATCTTGTTCATACTTGTGCAACTGCGTCATAGTTTTGGCAATCTTCTTGTCAAGCATACGCTTCATCTCACGAATCACATCCACCCGAGTTACTGCTACAGGGATTTTCTGCATCTTCAAGTTTGCTGCTACCATTACGCTACCTCCACCATTTTAGTGATATTTTCAATACGGTTGTCAAAGTCTGTGAGACTCATTTCAAAGGGCACATAAATCGTTTCCCCATGGCGACGGTCATCATCACAGTCATAGTGGCAGATGATGGTGTAACCATCGCAGATGTATCGACCAGCTTCATGATAGATAGGACCTTTTGCCACAACACGACCCGTGACATAGAACTCAGGACGGCCCGGAATGGGTTCGAAGTCATAAGCACGAATCATGTCACCAATTTCAGCAGTATTTTCAAACTTTAACATTTCATTTCCTTTTTAAAGTGGGGGGAGAGATTCCAGTTCGAGTTCCAGTTGCTTTCAGTTAAATTCTAGTCCGTAGACTCCAGTAGCATTCAGTTGTTTTCTATCTCGATTCAGTTGGTTTCTAATCTCTCCGTTCTCTCATTCAATACAGGTATTATCGGTCATTTCGCTGTAAAAGTCAAGGGTTTGAACCATGAAATTTGGGAATACGTTATATTCCTAAAATTCATACATTGCGAGTTCTTTTTTACTCGTGATGTCTCGAAACTTGCGACGAGTGGTGGCCCACTGTTTTTTTGGTTGTTTGAAATACTGTGCCTTTGTAGTCCCCACAGGAATATATCCGACCAATTGACGATTTTCTATCAAATAGATATGATTCGGAACCTCATATTCACACTTGTCCCAAACAGTGATTTCTTGCTTAAGTTTTACTGCCACAGTTAAATCACTCCCCAAGGTAATATAGCGAGTGCTACCATAAAAGCGAAAATACCCAAAAGACCCACAACACCAGCAACGATTTCTTTAACAGTTTCGTCCATTACAACTCCTCCAAGTAGATACCAACCTTACCGAACGGACCAGTTTTTAAGTCCTCGATAGCGATTTTATACTTCTCACCGATGTCGGTCTCGATGTAAGCATGACCCCATTGAACAGCCCATATCTTACCACCAACGGTAGGTTCTAGAGCACCGAAGAATGCGTCAACTCGTTTACCGACTAATTCCATATCAATCTCCTTAATTACGTGGTAATGATCTCACGTAACGACAAGTTTGTCAACAGAAAAAAGCATGAAATTTAGGAATACATTATATTCCAGATTTTCATCAGTTGGGGGTGTTCTCGTAGAGTTCTACAGTTTCGATAAGTTTACCAATCCACTTATCTCTCGTTTCGATAAAGATTTGGGGGTCTTCATCATCTACAGCGATTATAGTAACGAGTTGTTCAATTGGCATTCCAGTTCGTTCTTCCCACATGACAGCGTACCCAGCTTCTTGGCAGAAGTAGTTTTCGATGTACTCTCGACGCTTGAGTTTTCGGGAAGTTTTGAAGTCAATGATCGATATCTTTCCGTCAAATTCAGCAACACAATCGACACGCCCAGCAAGACGTAGATGGTCGCTATAAAGAGGAAGTTCCTGGCCGTATACTTTTCCGATTCGTTCATCTAAGATATCCTTAACAGATAAGAAGTTAGCAACAATGTTTGGCATGTAACCAGACAAATATTTCGAATCGTTATTTATGTATTTTTCGATTAATTCGTGAACACTTGTACCTCTTTGAGAAGCACGAAAAGTAATTTGGTCGGCTTTGTCTTCGCCTATTCTTTTTCGCCATTTCGCAATTGAATCCTTAGACAGAATACTGAGTACCGTAGTGATAGATGGATATTTTGTTCCAGTCGGTGTAGCGTATCTACGGCCAGATTCTTCTGTAACAGATTGGAGGTCATCATACCCCAAATCAATTTTCACATGTTCGAACATAATTTATTTTCGTGCCTTGAGTTTACCTTTACGCAACTTAGCTTCGTACACCCTTCTTTGTTTACGGTTGAGTTTTGATAGTTGTTCTTCAGTTAGAATCTCTCGTGATTCCATTGCCTTAACGGCTTCTTTTTTATCAAGTTTTTCTTGTTTGCGTGTTTTGTGTGTCACAACTTCGACATTTTTTCCTTGAGGAATTTTCATCTCATCATGATCGTGATGAAGAATAAATCGAGTCTGACCTTCAAACTCCTTAAATAAATGATACCATATTGGGCGCCAGTTATTCAACAGCCTATAATTATTTGTATTTGAACGGTCACTATTCAAATATACATCGGTAATAGATCTCATATTAAAATCCATGATGGTATCAAAACCATACATATGAATTTCTTTGGGTTTGAACTTAGTCGCAGCGAAGTGAGTCGCCATGTGACCACAGTTAAAGTTTGTAGCGGATTGTGGTTCACCTACTGGTCCACAATATTCAGGAACATGTAAATAAAATTCTCTAATGTTTTGTGCATACTTCAAATAAAAGGAAGATTGTCTAGGGTCATTCATCCATATTTTAGGACGATTACCTAAAACCCAACGGTACATATCCAGATTCACGTGACCTTCGGTCAACGCCATCATCATTTTAAAATCAACCATCACGGTTGCATATACGTCTTCGACGTGAAACGGTGGCATATTACAGACTAAACGAACACCTTCTGGTTCATTCATTTCATTCCAGAAAACACTTTTGTCTCCGTTACCAATAATGTGAACAACGTCATTCTTATTCATTATACATTATCTTCCTAATCTGTTCTTTACCCCTAAAACCCGTCCAATGCATAGCCAGTTTATTTGGATTGTCTTGTCCATCCAATATTTGAAGACGCATCCAGTTGTATATATTAGGTAAAGAAGTAATGTTTGACATTCTCGCTAAAGGACTAACTCTAACCATTTCGTGAAGAACTTCCTGATCTCCGACTGAAGGGTTTATTTTACACTGTTGTTCCCACTGTGTCAAGATGTTTGGTTTATCAATTATTCCTACAACACCAGAGTTGTGCCATGTTTCTCCTCTTCGTTTACTCCACCCAACATCTTCCACCATAGCTAATTTGTTAGGTTCGAAATGATCGAAGACGCCAGACATATCACCAAGGATATGAATATCTGTATCTAACCAGCAAACATATTTTCCGTTAGTTTTTCTTAACGCTTGTGGTTTATAGAACCACCCACCCGTTCTCTGTTTATCAACTTGGAACATTTCAGCGAAACCACCAATCTGATATGCCCAGGCACGAGTCGCATCACTGACTCCAAAGTCAGCGAACACTATGGGAGTTTTATTGTGTTTCAGGTAGTTCTTCATGAACCATGGCAACATCCATTCGGTGTTTTGGTCACATCCAGTGACGAAACACTTATCGAACGATTTCATAATTCTGACCACCTTTCCAATTATGTTTCGCTAAGCACCCTTCGGTTTTTTGAATGGTTGTGAAATAATCTTTTGCAACAACAGGCCAAGGATAGAACTCCTCTAACCAAGGAAAGTGAACCAAGTTAAGGTAAACGTCTGTTGGGCCACCTTTGGTTTTTGCAGACTCAATAAGAATCTTCGCACCGGCAGGTTTTAGTCTGTATGCATGGGCGCCTGGAAAATATCTCTTCGACACTAGTGGTCCAGCACCAATGTGCATTGGGGTATTATACTTTCCATAACTAGGTTGACCCAAAGAGATTACTTTGTCATAGTTAATGAACAAAGGGACATTATTTACCGCCACAGCATCGTGTTCAAAGATTTGGTATTCTTGATTATCCTGTACACACTTCTCCCATAGCGTATGGTGAGAAAGAAAGGCAGACATACACGATTCAAGATAAGAATACTTTTCAATAAAACCTTCGGGGTTGATGCCCTTTTCCTCAAACAATTTTTCAGGATTGTCTTTTGGTGTAATCGCATCGAACATTTGTACATTGTGTTCAGGCATCGACTTTACACAACGAGACGCGGCCTCTACAGACTTGGGGTTTGATTTGATTGTTATAACAAATGATTTCATTATGTATTAATCGTATTTCTCAAAACTGTATAACCAACATTAATTGTTTCTCTATAATGTATTACCCAAGGAGTAATACCAGAACAAAAGCCCTGAGCAACTTGCCACAACCTATCGTCTTGTTTTCCGAATAACCTCGAAGTATCGTGCAAAACAATATATTTTCTCACATAATCTTTATGTAATTGAAGTTCTTTAATCAAATGCGTGGGTTGATGATTACTATCAATTAACAATAAATCTACTGGACTTACCGACTTAGGGTCGATAGAAGACATTTCACGAATGTTCAATTTAATATTATTTTCTTTGCAATATTCTACGAATATGTGTTCGAAGGGACGAATCTTCTCGTGATTAATGTCTATCAGTTCAGCGGATTTTGGATTTGTTAAACACGCGGCTGCAGCACTGGCACCTTGATGAGTTCCTAACTCTTTATAGGTGTTACATTCTTCCCGCATAAGTTTTTGCATAGCATCATGTTGCCAACAATATTCAGAACCGTGAGCCTCTTCTTGTTGTTTTCGTATTTCAGTATAAAATTCGGGTAAGGTTTTTACATGGTCCAATTTAGCATTTATCATTAATCGTTTCTCCTACAAACTAAAACTGTGCTTGTTTTACTTCCTAAAAATTTTTCAGTGATGGTCATATCTTTACTTGTGATAAGACTTTCAATTTCATGTTGAGTAGCTAAAAGTGGATCGCCTGCTTCACAAACCGAATCTGATTCACTATATTCTAAATAAAGTACTCCTGAAGACGATAATTGATCTTTCCATGTCATTATAGTTTTTTCTGGTTCTATAGTATGATCAAAAGAATTTGAATACACTATGTCAGCTTTTCCTATCCATTCTTCTTTGGGAATAGTAAAATCATGTTGAATTGTCATTTCAAACTGTGAAGCCGTATCACTAATTTCTGTTCCGATAATGTATGCTTCAGGAAACCTTTTCTTAAAGAATTTTTGTTCAGCGCCATTTCTCGTTCCATGACATATAATAAAACTCGCAAAGGGGGTTTTTTTACAGATAATTTTGATTACATTTTCTCGAACATAAACCCAATCTAATTTAATTTTATTAACCTTTGTTTGCCATTCTACATAATCTTCGTAATTTTTATATTCATAAATTTTCATTCATATATGCCCCAGGCACTTTCTTCCAGATTTGTTATTCTCCATAACTTATCATAATCATAATGGTCAGCTGCCCTAAGTTGAATGTGGACGAATTTAGTGTTTTCGGTTCGAGTATCTATAACTGGTCTTCTAGGTCCGTCAGTTTCCGGTTTATAGTGCACATAACTATTCCAACCTGAATCTAATTCCGTCCAATCTATTTTAGCAATTTTTAACATGGCATGAAGATACCCTTGGTCAGAAGCGTAAAAAGAATCTAAGCCAGAAGAAACCACAATCTTATAGAATGGTTCGAACTTAATGAAATTTTTTCTGCAATGTTCTCTACCTTCTTTGGTATAAAGAACAACACCGCTATTATAAACTTTCAGTAGACCATCTTGTCTTCTGGGTAATTCTTTATTATAGATGTTTTTTATAACGGAAGCAAATCTTTCATCAGAATAGTGGTTTATATTTCCCCTAGTTTTTTTACGCAAATCCGGTTGTAATCCTTCGGTACAGATGCCTAAATGTTTTACAGGCACTTCAAATATATTTTCAGTTAGTCCATCAACCGGATAGATATCTGTGTCCAAAAAAAGAATGCTATCGTATTTTTCAAAAAAAGGATCATACACAACTTTAAATTGACCGTAATGTGGTGTGTATCTACCAACCCTTCGATTTTGTTTTAAAAGCCACTGGGGATTTTCTTCGAAAATATAGTCTGCACCGATTCTGCCGGCATATTCTTTCATCAGTTTGACAGAAGCTTTTGTACCAGATAAAATTTCGCCGTCATAATATTGATATATCAAATGTTTCATTCGAACGCCTTTTTATATGCCTCATGAGTTTCTTTTATTGCAACTTCGAAAGGAGTGAATTTATAATCGAACTCTTCAATAAATCTAGAACCATCGATAGACTGATAAGGTATCTCTCTATAATTGCCAGGTTTTTTAATTGTAACAGGACTTACGTTATGGTTCAAGATTCTAGTAATGTCTTTAGCCAGTTGAGTAATCGAGATAGCTGAATTGGAACTAAAATTATACACCTTGTGTTTTGTTTTATTTGTTGATAGGATATACAACATTTCAGCTGCATCTTTCACATAAAGAAAATCTCTAAAAATTTTATCACCATCTTCATGTACTGGAATACCAACACCTTGATTAACATTTCTCATCGATGCCGGAATAACTCTACTGTAAGAATAGTCACCTTCACCAAAAAGATTCACAGGTCTTACACTAACAATATCCATACTATAATGCTTGCGATAGAAATCACAGAACTGTGCAGACAACGCTTTAGATAACTCATAAGGTGAGTTTGGTTTTAATTCCGCATCTTCTTTTGTAGGAACTTCTTCTTGAAAACCATAAACTTTATCAGTTTCTACTACAATGGTTTTTTCACACCCAGCGAACTTTGCTGCTTCTAAGATTGATGCTGTACCTAAACCATTAATCATAAAAGCATTGAAGGGGTCTTTATCGCAATCAGCAACAATAGGTTTACCTGCAATATGAATTATCTGTCCAATGAATTTTTCACTGACAATTTGTGAGACTTTATTTTTATCTAGAATGTCGCAAGCATATTGTTGATATTCACAGTTTTGTCGAATAGATCTTGAAAGACCATAAACTTTGTGACCCTTACTGATAAAATATTTAGCTGTATGGTCTCCAAGAAAACCGGAATGTCCGGTGATAAGAACGTTCATTTATATAATACCTTTATTCACTAACTCATTATAGTTTTCTATTTTTTCCCTTTTGGGTCCTGTAGGTGTTATCTTAGTTCTGATATGAATGAAACCGGCCTTTTCTGGATTAGGTAAAAAACTACACTGACACCATTTATTATCCATGTAAGGGTTTTTTGGACTAAACCCAGTTTTAAAAGCCAGTGTATGCATGATACCTTCATCTTCATATGTATACGCTTTGTTATAAGCGTCCATCCAACTTTCATTTCCCCCTAAACCACTTCGGAGTTTAATTCTAGATTCCCTATCCAGTTTATAAATCGCACCGCCCCAATAAGGACTAAACAAGGAAGCTTGAAGAGGGTGTATTTGTGCTAACCTAGAATGAAGTCTTTTTTGTGTGTCAGCATAAAGACCTATGCCTGGAACATCAAATACATTTTCATTCATGTCTTTCGGAACAAACATATCGATGTCTAACATTAAGACATCATCATAATCATCAAACTCCTTGTCTATAAGATACACTTTTTGACAGGGTGATGTCAAGTGTTTTCTGAAGGGACGCCCAGTTATTAGTTTATATTCAGCACCAACCTTTTCTGCATATGTTTTAATATTTTCAATAGACAATTTGTCTAGTGGTCTAAGTTCACCATCAAAGTGTTGTAAAATTATATTCATAGTAGTCTTGATCTTTCTCTTTCAGTAATGTTGGTAAATCCAAAACCCCATTCCTCAACAGGCAGGTTGACAATTTTCCAAATGACTTCCGGCGGTTGTTCCCATCTCATACCACGAAGTTGAACATGAACAAAACAGGTGTTTTCGTTGCGGTCAAAGAGAATTTCAGTTGGACTCTTATTAAAAGGTAGTATTAAAGTGTTCCATTTACAATCCATAATTTGAACATCCATTTTCGATTTCCACATACACGTGTTAAGATAATGTTGGTCAGCTGCAAGAAATTTCTCCAATCTGTTCAGTCTAACACATGTAATATAATCTTCGAATTCTATAAAACTCTCTTTTGCTTTTTTTAGTCCTTCTTTAGACCAAAGGACAACACCACTATTAAACGCTCTGAGTAAACCATCTTTAGTTCTAGGTAATTTCATTCGATAACGACTTTCGACAGCTTTTGCCCAAGCTTCGTAAACAGGTCTACCCAATCGACGTTTATCTTCTATAATTTGAGCCTTGGGTTCAAATATCTCTTCACAAATTCCAATTTCACCAGAAAAATTTTCGAATATATTTTCTTCTAGACCTTCAACCGCATAAACATCGGCGTCCAAAAACAATACGTTGTCATACTCATGGAATTCTTCACGGAATACTGGATTCAATGCACTGTGGTAAGCGGCTGAAGGATCATAATGTAGTCGTTTTGGATTTAATTCGAATAAATATTCAGCACCAATTTTATCAGCATATGCCTTTATGTTGTCTCTTGACACTTGTACGGCAGAAGGAATTCCTTTGATTTGATACGTATCCCAATATTGGTAGATTAAATTTCTCATAATGTTTCACCTCACGCCCATCTCTGGTATCTATCTCGACTCGTCATGTTTAAATTAGCAAAGTAACAATCGTGTTTTTCACTTCTATCATCACACAAAGATTGGTACCAACCAAATTCGGCGGCCAAAAGTTTTTGTTCTTCGTGCAATTTCCATACTTTATCTTTCTTAAAAAGTTTTCTTGGATGCATAATCATAAGATCACATATAAATCCTTCCCACCAATGATTTCTATGCGTGCCTTTTGCCGACCAATGAGAACCGTTGTTTCTACTCATTTTTCTAGCCCAACCAATTGGTTTGTTTAAATAGTAAGATTCTTTTACATAATCTTCATAAGGTATGGTTTTATCATATAACCACAGGTCCCATCTAGCTCGAATTATCATATCGTATTCTTCTGGAATACTATCCAACATATGAGAATGCATTAAGATTTGTTTAGTCTGATGTTTACTCTTATTAATCCATTCCAATTCTGGAGGGTTTCTACTGCGTTTTTCTTCGAGCAAACCTACGATATGGTCAATATTTGGTGGCCAAGTTTTTCTGTCTATATCCAAATAAGGATGATAAGTTGCTTCCGGTTCATCAAAAGAGAATGCTTTAAACTTTCTTGAAATATCATCTTCTCGACCTTTCCACACACCATAGAAAAAAGAATAATGTGGAAATCTATTTTCAAGTTCTTTCATTAATTTTGGTGAATCGGGATATGTTAAACCACTTACACAAACTGCTACTTTCATAATATTTCTTTCCACAAATTTTTAGTTGCAGAGGTATCAAAATCGAAACCAAAAAAATCTATATCTTCTTTCATCACATCTGCAACAAACTGTATTAATCTATCGTCATATACTTCCGTATACTTAGTAGAATCTTTAGCTACATTAGTTTTATGAAATTGTACGGAAAAATATTTTTTCACGTCGTTATCATAATTTTCAAGTCTCAGAACATCGGAGACGAAGTTATCATTTGTATCAACCAAATAACTTTTTTGTGACCACCAATTTTCATGGGCCGACAACCACGTATAAGGCACTTCATTATATAATTCAAATGTCACTTTCATCCATTTTTCGAAACTTTCGATATTATATTTTTTTCTCACTGTTCTTCTATTCTGAATATCTTGGGCTCGAAGTTTATTACTATCGGCTCCCCTTGCATGGGGCCCAGAATCATTCATGAAATTTTTATATTGTGCAAAGGCCCGAGACCAAGGGTTTCTTACAATTCCAAACGGTTTATATTCGTTAATTAAATCTTGTTTCCAATCACTAAGTCTAACGTGACCTATGTTTTCGTCAGCTCTCACATTGTCCACTAAACGTAATTGTTCTGTTAAGTATTTTTGATCAAATGTAAGATGATTCCAATCTGGGTATAATACCTCATTATTCGAATCTAACTGTTTTCTATTTAAATCCGACCAAAAATTACTTCCACCACATTTCGGTATATGAATAAAAATACTTTTTTTCATTTTCGTTTTCTTTTATTTTTCTTTCAGGTAATATTCTAAATCTTCGGGTGTTCCCAATCCCCACATTTCTTTAGCGATACTCGTTCTAATTTCTTTACCGTCTGCAATCGCTTCGTTAAACACAGGGCACACATAAAACTCGTTATTAACACGAATATCTTTTTCGATCATCTGTTCCGCATACTTGACAAAATCAGAACCGTGTTTCCAATAGTAATAGCCTACAGTTGCACAATCACTGATAGGATTTTTCTCTGCGACTTCTGTTACTAAACCCGTTTTCATATCTACTGCAGCATAAGACCATTTGGGATGCGTTGCTTTAAATATAACGATACCACCATCAGCATCAGACTCTTGCATATCATACATAAACTGAACAGGGTCCCAATCCACCCACTGGTCACTATTAGCAAAGAACAACGGTGAATCGTTATTAATATATTCTTTCGCTAATAGTGCAGTACAGGCAGCACCTTGAGTTAACTCATCTACTTCTACAACCTTGCAATCTCGACCATCAGGAGCGATCAGAGGTAACATGTTTTCGAGATGAAACTTTTCACGATGTTCTTTTTGTACCACAAAGATATAGTTTGCATCGAGGCCTAAGTTCTCAACCACAACTTGAATCATTGGTTTACCATTAACATCAATCAATGGTTTGGGAAAGGTGTATCCAGCTTGTTGGAATCGAGTACCTGCACCAGCCATCGGTATGAGTACATTTAGTTTCTCGTCACTCCAACAGTTTATAATTTTTTCTGATTTTAATTTAGGCATAATGTTTTCTCTAGTCACTTCTTTAGGACTCTGTACTCTTATATATGAAGCTCTAGATCTTTCAGCAGCTAGAAGACCAGGCGGAGAGTCCTCGACAATCACAGTCTCTTCGGGAAGACAACTCATCATAGACATTGCTTTCCAGTATATTTCTGGATGCGGTTTTGAGTTCTTTACATCTTCATTAGATAGTATAACTGAACAGTATTCTATTAAACCAGATTTTGCAAGAGCTGTCAAGACGGTTCTACGAATACTATTAGAACACACACCAATAATATACCCTAGATTTTCCAACTCTTTGAAAAGGTCTAGGGCATGAGTGTTGATAGGTAGGTTATGCATCATCTCAACCGTCTCTTTTTGTTTACGGTTGAAAATTGATTCGTGGAGTTCTACTGGAAGACCTTTAGACTCCGTTAACATCTGGAGTTTTTCTTTGGTCTTCCTACCATCATAAACATTGCGATGTTCTTCAGGAGTGATAACATATTCTTCAGGAAGAGCTTTGTTCAAAGACACATAGTGAATATTTTTAGCGTCTACTAAAACACCATCCAAATCAAAAAGAACTAATTTTATCATATTAAATTATTTCCAAGACTTTTTAGTCTCGACTACTGTAAAGTGTATTATACATATATCTTATTAATTTCTTCAATCAATTTCTCAACATTTTCACCCTTTTCGGGAAGATGGTCTTTCAAAAAAAAGTGTAGAAAATATGTTTCCTTTTCTCTATCTTTTGGTATAGCGGTGTAAAGGCTGTTCCATTTCCAATCCAATTTTTGAACATTAACTTTATTCTTTTTAAAAAAGTAGTTCAACGTGATTTGGTCTGATTGCCATTTAAAAGGACCTTTGCCATCAACTAAGTCTTTCAAATACCAAAGGTCTAAAACTTGTTTGGGTGTTCTTCCTTTCAACACTTCTAACATTTTTTTAGCGTCGTATAACATGACACCCGAATTAAAAAACATGCCGCCGTTTTCTGTCCACTCCCACTGAACATCATTCAACGGTTTCATCATCATTCGAGAATAACCGATTATTTTTTGTTTATCTTGTTCTGTTAACGGTAATTCAGCTTCGTATACTGAGGCCACTGTACCTTTCAGTTCTTCGAATATTGAAGGTGCTGAATCATGAATATAAATGTCAGCATCTATTACGCAACACTGGTCATAATCTTTAAAATAATTAAATACGTTTTCTTTTTCAAAGATGGGCATATACCCGTGTTTTTTCCAACCCCCACATTTGTCTACACGGCCGGTATTAAAAGGGTCCGGTATTATTCTAAGTATTGGTTTTGTTTGACAGATATAATCTGCACCAATTCTTTCAGCATACTTTTTTACTGAACTAGTACAGAAATCATAAAGTTTTGTTCTGTTACCGACATAAACCTGATATATTAACCTTTTCATTATACTCTCAGATGAACAATTTTATCGACAAGATTGACCATATTCGAAAACAATTCAAGCGACCACACCCTTTCAACTTCTCTATCGAAATCATGTACAAACACATCGGTATTTTTATTAGATAGAACTTTGGCCATATAGAGACTTTGCATTCTTCCTGGCGTATCGTCGCCCCAACCTTGAGGCCCATCGACAAAAATTGCATCCCAAGAGGTTTCGTATACAATGTTCGGCAAATCCATTTCTAAACGTTTTGTTATGCCTGAACGATAACAACTGAGTAGAATATCCGATTCTTTTTTCTTTGTTTGATAGTGTACCAAGTATTGATTAGGATCAGTCTTATCGAACCATCTTTTTGAATTTTCTAAAAAAACAACGAACGAACCTAAAAGTTTCCAATAAGGTGTATCGTTACCTGTTCCGAATACTAATAAATTTTTATTTCGCACAAATCCAGATATGTACAAATACTCTTTCTCTGTTAAGTGACCCTTATTAGATATTTTTTTTAATAAATTTATTTCTTCTTCCGACATATACTATACTCGAATCATTTTTTTAAGTGATACAACATCTTCGCCCTTGTTGGGCAATCTGTCTCGTTTAAAGAAATGAATAAAATGAGCTTCAGATAAAACTTCGGGTTCAATTGCAGAAAACATACAATTGAATTTCCATTCTAAATTGTTAACATTCATTTTACACTTTTTAATCCACCAATTCAATAACACTTGATCAGTAGACCATTTCCATTTCCCAACACCGTCAACAAATCTTTGAAATTCAGAACGACCTAAAAATTGTCGAGCTGTTTGACCGTTGAAATGTTTTGAGAAACTATTATTCATTAACATGAGACCCATGTTATAATATTCAGCTGAACCATTTTCCCAACGCCAATCTACATCTTTCAAATCCGAGAATTGCGCATCTGAATATTCAACAACCTTACCTTTAAAAAGATTGTTTAGTGGCATTTCTCTTTCACAGCAGGCCGCAAAATCTTGGTCAGCGTTTATCTGATCAAATACATTTGGTGATTCGGGTCTAATAAAAATGTCAGCATCGATAATACATATTTGATCGTATCTATCAAAATAATCGAAAGCGTTTTCTTTTTCGAAAATAGGAAGAAACCCACCGTGTTGTTCCCAAGCGCGAGGGTGTCTATTGGTAAGAAAGGGATTAGGTTTAATTCTCAAAATAGGTGTCTTTTGACAGATATAATCTATGTCATATTTTTCACAATATTCTTTTACAGAATTTGTGCAAAAATCATATAACTTAGATTTTTTACCTATGTAAACCTGATATATCAATCTTTTCATGATGAAGGTCTTTAGTTTTTAACGATAATTATATTTTTCTAATAAACGTTCGGTTTCATCATTCCAATCGTTTTTAGATGAAGAAACATTTTTATTAGTTTTTTTCTTTTCTGCTCTGTACTTATCGTTTTTCTTTTTCTTGTTTTTCGGATCAAATCTCGAATACTTAGCCATTATTTTTTCCAAAACTTTCCTTGTGTCAATTTTAAAATAACCGTGAACGGATTATAATAGTACTTAAAGGTCCAGTTGTATTTGGCATAATCTTTTTCATAAACAGTCTTTAGTGTCCACTCACGTTTCCAATTATCCACATACATACCATCATGATAAAGAATGGCGTGACCACCACCATTCACTGTTACATAACAAATTTTAAATTTACCTGTTAGTAACATCCATAAAAATTTTAATCTACTTTGGCCAGCAAGTAACCAAGCAACAGTCAAAGCGTAGTCTTCACAATCGCCTTCATCTTTTTCAGCACTAACATCTAAAACTCTCCAGTAATCCGCAGCATTGTATTGTACTTTATCATACTCGTATTCGAAGAGACTATTTACTTTTTCTACTGCTTGGTTCTTGTCCATTACCTTCCTTGTCCTCTGTATTTTTTGAAAGACGCCTTTTTCTTTTTATTCATTGACGCCCGTTTGAAATGTCCATTACCAATTGACGTTCCCTTTGGTTTTGTTTCAGGTCTTACTAAATTACTATTAAGGGACTTCGCCATGATTTAATCCTCAGTTTTCAAGAATGTCCAAATACCGTAGGCTAAACCAGCCCACGCCAACATTTTCGCAATACCACCAAAAAGAATTACCGCACCACAAACACCAATCAACATGGCGCCATCTAATGTGGTTCTTTCTCCTAAGAGTTTACCTACATATTTCATATTGCCTCCAATCGACTCATTAGTCTTTCTGCTCGGTTAGTTACTTGACGATACCATTTTGAGTCACGACCTTCTACTGCTGCAGTCTTCCAGTCACCTTCTTTTGCTGCCGCACAGAATTTCTTGAACCCCGATAAACGAGGCCTGCCCATATTGAACATCATGTTGACAATCACTTGTTGTGCTTCTTCGGGAAAGTCATCAAACGTATCAAACAAAATGTTGCATTCAGAAATAGCAACATCTAAATCTTTTTCAAATGCTTCCCATACTCGTTCTTCTGACACGGGGGTTTCAAAGGGTTGACCCCACTCTGGGTCACCTTCAACAATCAAGTGACCAACACCAAATGTATGAAGACCAAGATGGTCAGCGTATACTTTATATTCTACACCTTCATCAATCTTAAGTGTTTCGAATACTTCTTCTCTGTTCATGTTCCGTACCTTTGTTTTCTACGTTGGTAAAATATATATAATCTACAATACCAATCAAAGACCTTTGGATACTGATTTGGATTTGGACACTGAGGAAAAACCCTTTTAATCTCAGTAATTAAATCTTCATCATTACTAATAGTACCGAGGTCTACATAGTTCACTTATCACCTTCAGTTAAAATGTCTGGTAAATTACCGGGCGTACCACTAACATAATCTAGAGCATCTAACAACTCTTTATACTTAGCGACAGCTTCTAATTCTTTTTCTAAAGTTTCCATGAAATTGCCGTGTTCAGCAACACCTACTGGATTTTTTACAAAGGTATTCCAGTTTGCGATATGATACTGCAATCGTCCTTCAAGGTAACTTCTCATTGCTTTTGAAATATGTTCCATTACTTTATCCCCATCCATTCTTTAGTCATTATATAGTCACGTACAAAATCGCTGCGAACAATATCTTCCCAACCAAATGATATTATACTGAAATGCCGCATATTGTCAAGTATTTCTAAAAACGTATTTACGCCTTGTTTGTCTTTCTCTTGTTTAAAATCTGATTGGTGATAGTCACCACAGAAAATAATTTTAGTAGCCTGTCCAATCCTAGTGATTACAGAATCTAGTTCATGAAAATTTAAGTTCTGCATTTCGTCCACAACAATAATACAGTTATCATATGTAACACCACGAATATATGAGGTCGAATCAAAACCGACATATCCATTGTGGACTAATTTTTCGTATGCCTTGACATCATCAAAAAGTTCAGTACATATTGCCCGATAAGGTCCAGTAAATGCATTGAGTTTATCTTCTAATGTTCCAGGCAAGTATCCCACTTCTCGTGTGGGGACAACGCTGCGAATGATTTGAACTTTATCGTAAGGCGTGGATTTATCCATCACCTCTTCTAGTGCGAGATACAATGCAAGAAAAGTTTTACCTGTTCCAGCTGTACCCGTGAGTGCAAGATGGTCTCCATCTCTCCAAGATAAGAAGGCCTCTCTCTGTTTGTCGGTGATTGGGTCTACGGTAATTAGATTATCCAATCGAATATTCATTTGTTCCGTTTGTTTGTTTTGTTTCATACTTTAATGGTATTGTTTTTACCGGAACCCTGTTTAATGGCTTTCAGGTGGTCTTTCCATCCATCTGATGTTTTGGATAAAGACGAGGTTGTTGTGCGAACAATTTTCATTGCTTCAAGATGCACTTGTTCCCATTCACCTGATTCAACTAGTTTTTCTTTTTCAGAGATTTTCAAAAACATTTCTTTGATTTCTCCGGTCTTCACATTTTTCATATCGTATGTAGGCATAATAAATTCCTAATAGGCACCCCGTTAGAGGTGCCCGTTAGATTAGGATCACCCCCTTATAACTTGTTGTATAGCGGCATCTAAGAATGCTTGTTTTTTCTGCATTCTATATGCTGCCTCCGATTTCCCCTTTTTATTTAACTTATGGATATAATGTCCAAGTTCTCTAGAATCTTTTTTAAGTCTTTCAATTTGATTTGCTACCATAGGCAAACTCCTGTTCTAGTTAATGGGAATCATAATCAAGTCGGGATTAAATCTGGGTAGGCCTCCTTAACTAATTTTTCTGTTAATCCTTTCACAGGTGGTTTTTTGTTTATCATAGATACTAGTACTCTAGCATCTTCTGGGTGGACTGATTCACAAATTTCAATGAACATTCTCTCTCTTTTAATTGAATTCAAGTTTTCACTTTCACGTAAACCTTTTACGAAATACTTGAATTTCATATGTTGTTTGAGTAAAGTAGAGGGATATGATTCTTCTTTATTTGGAGTGTAAGGTACATCTCCAGCTGGAAGATTCCATTGAATATTAGGATCAAAGGTGCCTTGCAGAACATCTCTTACAGGCATGATGTTGTTTTCTTGTAGAACGTTGATTTTGTCCTTTCGTGTTTTAGCAGAAGATACTTTATTCAGTATCTCAAACACTTCCAATTTTTTCATACTGATTGCCATATAATATTATCCCTGGCGTGTTAAGCTTCATTATACACATCATAAACGTGCTTGTCAAGTTATTTAGATTTTTCTTTTGCAATCCATTTTTTAGCAACGGGTTTGGTCGGTTCTTGTTCAGTAAACTTTTTAGCCCACTTATAACCTTGTTGAGTTCCTGCCTTCCAATTCGCACCATCACTATTATCTAGGACGATGAAATTTCTACCAAAGTGCCCTTGGAATTTACCGATGTTGTTCTGTACTGCCTGCCACATCTTTGAGACTTCATCATCAGGAAGGGACCTAGCACGCGCCCTGTTGCGTGCCAAGGCGGTTTCTTTATCGGTGTTGACGAATATCATTGCGGTGTCATAACCAAGACGTTGCAACTCCACAGACTGTTTCTTAATCTTGTCGTAGTCTCTACCAGTACCATCAATGACGATACCCAAACGACCTTTAAGGTAGAGCTCTTGTTTTTTACCAGTGAGAGTTTTTGCCCGGCCACGCATTTCTTGACCTTTGACAGAGAAGATGTTTTCGGGATTCATTTCCATACCCGCCTTCTTCATAGCATTCTCGAAGGCATCGTCGGAGTTCACTACACGCATACCTAATGCCGTGAGTGCGGTCTGACCGACGATAAAAGATTTGCCCGAACCAGGCCCACCTGCGAGGAAGATTGCTTTGAAGATTGCGGGGTCATTGACCCCTTCTGAAATAAACTGTTTAAATTTTAACATCTGCTTAAGTGATTAGAATGTATTTTACAACCAATGAAACTATTGTAATACTTATCATCCAATAGAACGTCATTTTCAAACTGTAACTTAGCTTCATAATATGAACAGTCGCCTTTGGTCTTACATAATTTCAATATTACTCTATTATATATACTTTCCCCGTTCTGGATAACACGTTCTTTTAAAACTTCGTTTGACCCAAAGTATGTGCGCCAATCACTCTCTACGAGGGTTCTCTTGCGCCTCTTGCGGGTTTTTGTTATAGGGAGTATCTTGGACTTCCAAAAAAACTTTTTACCGATATACTTCATACCAGTAGTTTTTTCTTCAATACAATAAACAAACCCAACGAGAGAACGCAAATCCTCTTCGCTGGGTTCATATATTTTGTCTTCATAATACCAAGTCATGGTATTATATAGTCAGTCAGCTATTGTCCACTCTTCGTTGACATCTTCGCCACACATTGGACAATTGCAGGGGAGTTCATCTTCACCATATACGACAAGATGACATACACATTCACAAGAAGGACATTCTAATGTGTAATTATACTCATCCATTATGCTATCTCGCAGAATCCTGAAGCGCAAGCTAGTTCTTGGCTACCCACTGTCATATCGGACGCCTCATATTCTGCAAGTTTGTTCCAGTCCACATCCTTGGGCATTTGTGCGAGCAACTCCTTGTAACCCGCTTCGTCAGTATCTTGATACGGTGCTTGTGCATACGTGTGGTCAGAGAATGGTAAGAACGATACACCACTCATAAAATCAAAGTGATTGTACACCCATGCACCCACGTCTAACCATTCGTGCTCTTTCACTGAGACGGTGATAGAAGGCTTGTGTTCGCACCAGTGTATCTGATAGGTCAACCACATCTCTAACTGTTCGATAGCGGTCATGTCGGTACGAAAGACCGCACCCTTGTCTACCTTGATAGGAAAAGAAAATACAGATGTGTGAGATGGATTCATTTGGTCATCTTCTACAGGAAATCCGGCATCAACCATCATCTGAGTCAATGGGTCTTTCTTATCACCACGTACTGTACGAATGTAGTAAGGGTTGTGACGTGCGTGAATACCTGAGGCTGCATCAACCAATTGAGATACCGTACCTGATGGTTTAACACAAGTGATTGCGACTGACTGATTAATACCTAATAACTTAGACATATGTGCATTAGTCTCAACTGCAATCTGCTTGAGTTTTTCAAGGTTGTCAGCAAGGTCTTTTTTACCTTTCTTGCCATTGGTTAACGGGTTGTCCATAATACCTGTCATAGAAACACCCAACAGGCGTTCCTCCTCACAGTTCTTTTTCCAAGATGATGAAACATACTTGAAGTTAACCAAACTACTCTGGAAAGTCCCCAGAATCGTCGCCAGACGGGTTTTCTCTGCGAGGTCTTCCCAAGTGTCACTTGGACGTACTACAACCTCTGAGAGGTTACAGAATTCACGTGAACGCAGAATAATCTCTGAACAAGGGTTTGTACCAAACTCATGGTCCCCAATTTCCCTTCGGCCTGATGCGGCTGCCATCATGTTAGCAGATGCACGATTGAAGATACCACGTTCACCCGACTTAGAATCATAGAGTGATTTCCACTCGTCCATAAAGATACCGATGTCGGGTTTCTCAGTGTAACAGGCAGAGTTGTTTGCAAGAGCACGATGTCCAAAATCATTCCACCATTGTCCAGCTTTCGCATGACGCATACGGTCATCAGAAAGGTTTGACAACGAGATTAACGCAGAACGGCGTACACCACCCACCACAACAATCTCTGCAATCTTACAGACGATATCATGACACTCAACGGAGTTAAGTTTACGACCAGCAGCGTTCTTAAATGTAGACACACAAAACTCAAACAACTGATTGAGAGGTTCGGGACCAGATGCACGCCCACCAAAAGTCTTGAGAGGTGCACCAGCGGGACGTACTTTACTCAGGTCCCACATTGGGACTTGACCAGCATATAATAAACCAATCAATTCTTTCAAGGCTTTCGCCCAACCCAATTTAGAGTCAGCTACAATAATCGTTGTGTCTGTACTATGAAACTCCTCTGCAACTACAGGTAGTTGTGATACGTATTGACGTTCTACAGAAAAACCTACACCAGTACCATTCATTAGCACATAAAGAATTTCATCGAAGGCGTGTGGTTTATCTACCGCAATGTAAGAACAGTTGTACCCAGCAATATTTTCTCGTTTCAATGCTTCACCGGCGGTCATAAGACAACGCATTGACGGCATTATTTTTTGCGATAATACCGCTTCTTCAAGTTCATTACGAAGGTTGTTTGTTAGTTTATAATCACAAGTTTCTTCTAGATGTTCAGTAAAAAAGTCAAAGTATCTAGAAATAGTTTCTTCCCACGTTTCTCGTCTCCCTTTCTCAGGTAACCATCGTGAGTATCTGGAAAGGTGGATAAATTCTTGGTAACTCGTGGGTAAGTAATTACTGGGCATAAGAATGCGCCTCCTCATTCGTCAAGGGGTTATTGTTATCGGTGGAAATATTATATAGTATTATTCGTTGTTTGACAACCAGTCAATCAATTAATTCTATCATAATTTTAATCAAACCCGCACAGACTGCAACAACTGTCAACCATGTTATGTCGGGATTTGCTTGAGCGAAATCAATGATGAAACTTAAAACTTCACCGATGAAATCAATTAGAAGTTTGACTGTTTGGCTCATTGTTTTCTAACCAATCTTCGGCAGTAGTACCTTCTGATTCGGTTGTCGCTTCACGATAGTAAATGATGAGTTCTTTCTGTTGCCTCACATAACGGCGAACTTCTTGGAAGTTCTCTGCCATTTTCTCATAGCCATCGGGTGTCAAAGCAAACACCACGAAATTGCCGTCAAGAATCTTCTCAACTTCTTTCTTCTTCTCTTCATAGTTCTCTTCAGTGATGACGAAGAAGTTTACGTTAAGAAGGTCAATCTCCTGTGGTAACGGCGGTTGATAGATTCGCAGAGGAACCTTCTCCGTCACTGTTATAATTTGGGGTTCTGGTGGAATAATTTCTGGTTCTGGTCCCCACTCAAGGCGAGGCATCCAAGAACATCCCGCTGTTAAAGCGAGCGAGAGATAGATGATCGGTTTACACATGTACATAATTTTTTACTTCCCCACTGTTCACATACCATGACTTGTCTTCCGCATGGTGAATTATATTTAACTGGTCCCACTGCCTTCAGCATCTGACACCCCTGTAGGGTCAGGAGTATCATCAGCATCCATAAGTTCTTTCGTATCATTTTCTAGGTCTCGAAAGACTTGTTCTGTTTTAGCGTTCATGCGTTTTTCAATCATCCCTGGCTTCGCACGAGCAAGTCTCGTTAAGTTGTGATCTTTAAAGATCTTCATAGCATTATCTTTCTCTCGCTGTAACTCATTATTCCTTGCGGTGAGTGCAGACATTGCCGCCTCTGATTTCTTTGCATTTGCTTCCGCTGCAGCAAGTGACGCTTGTGCAGTTTCCACTGCTTTTTCCATCTGCACCTGATTCTCTTTCAAGGTGCGGTTGTTTGCCTCTAGTTGTGCTTTCGCTGCCTCTAGATTAGAAACAGTCACTTGGTGATAAGCAAATCCTCCACCAAGAACAATAACAAATAATAATATGATGTATGGCATTATTTTACAACTCTTTTTCTTTTCCCTGCTACTTCTATATATCCACGAGTTAATACTTTATATTTTTTCTTCTTCTTTCGAGGGCCGGGTGGGTCATCAGGTGGAAGTCCAGCAATACCAGAACTTGTTGTCATTGTTTCTGTGAATTGTTTAAATGTCTTCACTTGTAGATTTCTCCCAAGGTAAAATGAATTTTTTGTCCGGTGTTGATGTGAATTCCCTGATAAACATTGATACCAAAAACGTCCCCAACTGGAAAACAGTTATCCTCAACTTTTACTTTATCTTTCGCAATTACAATGTCATCTAAGGTTTCAGAAATTAATTTTTCGTTCTTGACTCGATAAATGCCTGGTGAAATCTGATTATCATTTAAAAGATACCATCCATGTTGTTCTTCCAACATATCTAAAATATCAATGCCACTTTCTTTGGTAATTTTTTCTAAATTTTTATCAGATACACCAAAATGTTCTTTAAGTAAAAAAAGTGCAGCCGCGTAAGTACCTATTCTAGATGACCCGCCTGGAATCTTTTCTAATAATCGTTTGATGTTGTAGACTAATCGATGAAAGGTTGTGTATGCGCCACGTTCTTCTGAAGTGTTTAGTCCCTTTGATTTGATACGTTTACCTTTCGCATCAATAAGACCCAATTTAAAGGCGTCAGTATCTTCCCACTTCGTAACCAGTAGTTTTAAAAAACGAAAAGTGTAAACCAAGTCACCTGCTTTTGTGAGTAATGACACTATATGTTCCTTAATGATTCAACAACATTCTCGTCCATACGGACACCTATGTATTTATCATTTTCAATTACTTTCAGAAATATTAAAAATGGTTTTATTACAGGCCAGTGCCGATTAATATCCATTTTGTACTCAAGCATCTTTAATCCAGCAGGAACACTGAAAACATTGAATATGACAATTAAATGATTGAGAATCAGTCGTTCAGATAACTTACCACCTTCAACATAACGGTTGATTAATCTTTTAACGTATTTAAAACGTTTTAAGTCTTCGTGGAATTCATCTGCATCGATGCAAGTGGGGTTATAATAATGCCTAGCAGCAAAGATAGGAAATACATCTTCACTCAGTGTTTCGAATAGTTTCATTTATGATGCTGCCAAAGTTTATCGGAACCGCCCAGATGACCCCAATCAGAATCAGCGGTCATCTTACTACTTATTCCTCCTCTCGGAGCAAACTCAATCTCTATACGCAATCGTTCTGGTGTGTACATCGCATAAAGTTGTTGATACATTACATCAATACATCGTTCATAACTTACAATGATATCACGATACTGATAGATGTATTCTTTTAACGATTTGAGTTCAATGGTCTTTTTGTCGCCATAAAACCAAATGGTGATGTTCCCAAAATCTGGTTGACCTTTGACTCCCAGAAAAGTAAATTCTGGAATAGAAATTCTTTGTTCATACCCTTTACTTGGATTGGGAAGTGCCTTGAGCAACGAACCCGTAATTTCACCCCAAAGTTTATTCTGTGCTTTGTTTGAGTTTGGTTGTGTCTTCATGTTTCATCCTATAATCATTAATCGCTGCTTTTATCGCATCTTCGGCAAGTACACTACAGTGGATTTTGACTGGGGGGAGTGTGAGTTCTTCTGCGATGTCGGTGTTTTTAATATTCCCAGCTTCATCAAGACTGCGACCTTTAACCCATTCGGTAAGGAGGGAGGAAGAAGCGATAGCACTTCCGCATCCGTAGGTTTTAAACCGAGCATCTTCGATAATTCCATCATCATTCACCTTTATCTGTAATCTCATTACATCGCCACAGGCAGGCGCTCCCACCATACCTGTGCCGATATCTTCATCGTCTTCGTCAAAACGACCAACGTTACGAGGGTTTTCGTAGTGGTCCATTACTTTATCACTATATGCCATTAATCTTCTTTACACCATCGTTCTAAATGATGAATGTATTCGTGAATACTATGGTCACTGAAATTATCTATACGCCCACTTTTAATACCCATCCACATACCACGCAACTTATCTTTGACCAATTGCCAACCAGACAAATTTCTGACCAAACCATGTGCGTTAATGTAACGAGATTCGCCGTGATGTTTATAACCCATAAAGACTGGAGGAACAGTGGTCACAATATCATTATTGTTTCTCCAACGATAATGTGTTACAGGTAAACTTTTACAATACTTATTCCAACCAACACGTGGGGAACCATAGGTGTATAGTTCTTCCACTTCAACGTCAGGAATCTTTTCCTTGTCAAGAGAACATCGTGCAGCGACGATTGTCGCCATTGCAGCACCAAGACTGTGACCTGTTACCCACACCTTTCTCTTACCAACAGCTTTAGGACTTAAGTCTTCTAGAATCATAGGCCATAGTTCATCAACTTCACCCTTGAATCCCTTGTGCACTCTACTGACCGTCTCGGATAAAACTGGAATTGCTCTTAGGTCTGCTTTGATATCATTAAATTCTGTGGGTTGAGTTCCACGACATGCAATTACCATGTCATTTTTGTTTTGAAAACGATATGCTTGAGCACCATCTCGATTATAAAACTCTACTTGAGTGAAACCATATGCTTTAACAGCTTTCTTCGCTTCTTTTTCATCAAGGTATGCGATACTGCTCAGATTTGCAAATAGTACACTTCTTTCTTTATGTGATAGTTTACTAATCATTTCTTTTTCTCCAGTTTTTTGATTCTTGCATCAAGTTCGGGCCACACGTCAAACTCGTGTAGTTCTTTACACGGGTGACTGTGTTTTTCTAACTGTGCAATACGAGATTCAAGTTCATCAATTTTTTTGGTGACTTTAGGATATTTCTTTCGCCACGCTGTGGGGTCATCCTGCAACCATTCCCATCCAAATTTATCGACGAGTGAATCTAAGAAAAGGTCGAATTTAGCATAACACCAGAGTGCCATATGAGTGTCTTTGAACCACGCCAAAAACGCAGCGCCAAAAACAGAACCGGCGATAGCTGTGTATATCCACAGCGTATCACCGAACATAGCGGATAAGGTTTCCATGTAAAACTCCCAGATGAATTCTAGGAGTATTTATATTTTAAGATTCAGTTAAAAATACTACTTTATCTTTATGCACTACAATTTCTTTACCTTCTCTTTTAATAGGCAAGAATTTTCTTTCATCATTCATGACATCAGACAAACGTGAACCCGTTGGTAAATAGATTTCACAATCAAGCCAACGAGTCCCGTCCGATAACGATACTATAACTTTCACTATTCTAAAGGTTTCCATACTTTATATAGTCACCAAGTAAATCGAATCTCAGTTTCGAGTTTAGTCTTTGCTTCTTTACCTCGTTCACGTTTGCCTTCGAGTTTACCCTTGACAATAAGCGTGTCAGACAAACGAGTCTTATATCCTGCTTCCCAAGACGAACCACCTGTCATGTGTCCACCTTCAAAGTAAATCTTGTTGCCAGTGAGTGATTTTTTCTCATAACCGAAACGAGTGTGGTGTACTGCGTCAGTAGAAGCAAAGTCTTTGAAGACATGTTCTGATTTGATTTCTATATAGGGACTTGCTTTGACTGAACAAGTAGCTAATAAACACAAGACGCCAATTACTATGATTAAGTATCTCATATTAAGATTCCTTAAATTTATTAAAATTCCTTTTTATATAGAAAAGATGAGATTAATTCTCATTAAGTTTTAGCGAACTTAAATAAAAAATAACGGTTTCTTTAATAAGTAACGACGAACCTTAACTGAGTCTTAACTATGGAAGCAGTACTTGTGTTTTTGCTTTTAGTTCCAGGTGGTATTGTTGCGGACGCGTTAGTCAAAAACAAAATCGATGATTGTTGGGAACGCGGAGAATCGTTCTGCGAGTATCGCATGAAACCCTTTAACTCTCTCAAGCGTAAGCGATACCTTGAATCACTAGACGGTGGTATTGATTACAAATTAGAATGTGAAGTTTGGATGGAGTATGATCCTGAGTATGCTAAGACTCTCAAGCAATGCCAACCCGAACAGCGGGACGTATAAAAAAAAGGGCACCCGTAGGTGCCCTCCCGCTGAGTCAGAATACTACAAACCCCAACACCAACCCTATGTTCAGTCCAATACTGCACATAAGAAGGAACTGGTGACTGTATCGGACTTCGCGGGTTTCAAAAACCCTGCAGCCCATTTACTCCTCCTCATCTAACACGATATAAGCGATATTTGATTTGTTCAAATGAACCTCAGCACCGCTTGGTTGAATGAAAGGTATGAACATTCTATCATCGTTCATAATCCAAGGAATGACATCCTCAGATTTGAGCGTGTGAGTTTCTTCACCCGTCAATCTTCCATATATCGTGTTTCCATTAACAAACGTTACTTTAACACGCATGAGTCTGTACTCCCTATCCTAGTCAGCGAGAGGGTTGTCCAGTGCAGTTTGAATCTTACTATTCAAGCGATCTTCAACCGCTTTGATTTTCAGTTCTGTATCTGTCTGTAAACTCTCCCTACGATTGTCAAAACGTTCAGTCGCCTTGTCAATCATATCTTTGACTTTATCTTCCATTTCCCGATTCTGGTCTTCGATTCTGTCCACATTCTTCTCCATCCGATTGAAGTCATCTCTCAGATCGTTCTTAATGCTTCTTGAGTAATCAATCGCTTCATCTAGTTTTGTTTCGATGACATTGTTTCGTGCTTCTATCTCTCCCACATCGATATTCTGGATTATCTCCTTCATGTCCATGTAGTCCTTATAGAATTCGAAACCACCCCAAAGCGCACCACCCGCAGTGGATAATGCTGTGAGAAGAATCATCATCTTCCCACCTTTGAAGGTCATTCCTGCAAATTCTACTTCAGCCATGTTTACTCCTCATCGTCAGCAAACTGCAAATTACGCAGCTGCGCGACCTCTGCTTGTAATCTTTGTATCTCTAGTCTTCTTCTTTCGAGTTCCAGCTTATAGAGAGTGTTACAGTTAAGACGTTCTTTAGGTTTGTCTAGCGGAATCGTAATCTTCGCATAGACGCCAACGTCTTTGACAAGTTCGTTCGAGTCGTAATAGTCCGGCATGGTATAGGAACTTCCGAACCTATTATTGTACGGACCATTTTGGTTTAGAATACCCACAACGCCAAACTCTAGTGCCGTAGCACCACCGATAGCGTTAGAGCACTCTAAGTTACCCGCTCTTACTCTGTCTGATGCATATGAACCCGGCGATGACGGTAATGCCAAGTTCAAAGAACTTGACTCCGCATACACTCGGTCACATACAAACAACAACAACACAAATAACAATATTCTCATAAGTTTCATTTCACTTTCGAGCAAATCCTCGAAGCCATAATTGATTTCGTAGATCCGTCTTGGAGTGTCAGAGACTTAGTGCAAATATAAGTTACTCTATCTCTGTTCTTCTCCTGAATATAGACATCAAATCTCTTTGTATCAAGATACTCTACATTAATAACTTTCCCGCCTTGGACAATAAACGGAATCTTGTTCCACTCACTGTCATAAACGTTTACCCTATAATACCTAATGTCATCACGCTTATTGAATAGTTTCATACTTGCCTTCAACGCACCCGTAATATGAGTTGTTTCCAACTTCGGGTACGTCGGAGTAAAGTCGTGGGCAAGCGAGGCTTGCCCACTTAGTAACGTCAACAACAACATGATCTTTTTCATATGATTTTCCTTAAATTGCGATACACTCAGCAGTTACAACCGCTTGGTACTGACCGCCAGGAAACGCCTTATTGTACCCATAATCAGCTTCTGATTCTACTTTAAACCACGTAGAACCTGCGATTGAAAGGTCAATTTCGGTTACGTTATCATACTCTACTTTACTGGTATCATAAGCAGACATCCCGGCATCGCTAACTTGGTCAACAGACGTGCTGCCAGTCCAAGTAACGACATCGTTCAAGACAGGAGATTCGGTAAAGGAAGTAGGATGAGAAATTCGAGCCATATAATAATCAGCCTGAATCACATCAAACCGTACAACCGGATGTACACCGCCAGATGCACTCGCCGTAGTGAGTACTTCGGGTGATGCGTTACCGTAAACTCCCGCAGTGTCTTGCGTTACGATGCACTTAGATTCCACTGAACCGCTAATGGGAATCTCTTCCGCAAACGCACTAGCACAAAAGGTCATAAGTACCGCCAATGATATAAAAGTTTTATTGAACATTGCTGTTCTCCCTTTTTGGTTTGTTTACTACTTTTCATACTGTAGTCGGACAAGTTCTTGATGCTTCATTTCTGAAGCAAGCCCTTGTCTCAATCCTCTGCTGTTCGATGGTATCTTTCCGTCAGGTGGCATTGCCCCATCCGGATAAGATCCTCCGACCAGTTGAGCTTGGTAAGACTGAGGTAGTTGTCGTATTGCCATCAACATATCGTGCAAGCGTTGTGCATCACCTGCTATGTCAGTCTCATTAGCAATACCGAGTAACTGCTCCAGTCTCTTTTCAATTTCTTCTACTTTCTCTAAAGCCTTTTGCCTAGCCTTTTCTTTCTCGTCATCTTCTTGTGCTTTCCTATTTGCTTTCCGATCCAACTCTTCTTGTACCACATCGTCTTCAAGAGGATCATAAACTTCGACCTCGTTTAATTCAATCACAAAAGGGTCCTGATAGCCTGGACACTGAGGATTAGACTGAGGGTCAAAACAAGGGTCATACTGATATGTGTAATACACTTCCGGATTTTTGACCGTACCAAACCCCTCAACCTCAATTGACCCAGCACCCCAGTAAGAGATGTCGATGTAATCTACAGGCACCGCTTTGTTAATTGAATTGCCTGGTATACCCGACCAATCATCAGTCGAACGAAAAATATAACCAGGCCCTCGTGCATTTTCGTTCTGCACATGAACCAACATATCGTCCTCAGTGTTCTTCTCAACTTCGTATCGATACACTACATTGCTTACCTGCAACCCTGCCTGCTGTGGGAGCACACGAGTCATTACCCAGTTCAAACCAAACTGTGCAGCATTGTTCGTTGTCCCGTAAACAGGTGAGGTGTCAAACTCTTCAGATAAGGAGTAACAAGAGTAAACTAGCAACACCAGCACCGCCAAGCAGCGTCTTAGTACCTTCATTCATCCCTTCCTTTTCTTTCATGCCAGGTTGAGCTTCTTCATTGGTAACCCATGCTGCTTTTGCTTGCTCCCCAATCAATCCGTCATACGGACATGGTGTGCCAGCCATCATCATCGCGTCAAAGACTCTTGGGTCTTGACACATCGTAGAAACTGCTGCGACTTTCATACCCATATCGTACAAAGTCTTAGACAGTTTGAGTCGTTCACAGTTCTCGTCTGTTACCTGAGTGCCAGTCGAGATACCTAGAATCTGTGTTTGAATTGCACCAGCAACTCCGAACGTACATAAGTCTGAGTTTGACGTATTAATCGTTGGAGTAATAGCTGACGCGGGTGGCGACTTTAAAGTCGTTGTCGTTGTCGAGTTTGTATTCACATTGCTATCTGTGATTGATTCAGTTCGAATCGTGTCATCAGGGGGTGTCACTTCTTGTCCAAATGTCACACTCGCACAGAAAGCCATAACAAAGAATAGTAAGTATCGCATTACCATATCCTAGTTATAATGTCAGGTATATTTATAAGATTTAATCTTCAATCCAAGACATAGAGATAGCATTACGAGTTATTTGCTGGGAACTTCTAATCAGAACAGACACTTCATTGCCTGGAGGGATTGCAATTCGAAGGTCTTCTAGAACTTGAGTACCTGAACCACCCGCTTCAACATCAAAGATATACATTAATCTTTGGTCTCCCAATGTCACTACGGAAGTTGTATTAGAGGTGGATACTGAAGAAAATTCGTTTATAGAGTTGAACTCTCTGGTGTCTGCTACTCCTGTTGGGTTTAGAATTAGAGCAACTGTAACAGGACCAGTACCACTAAAAGCGCAATTAATATTTTTTAATATTATTTCTCTTGTGTTGATTTTGTTTCTAAACACTCTATTATTGGCCGCTGTTAAAACGTGATACCAAGTGTTGGCATTTAGGTTAGTAGTACTTTCTCGGAAAGTTGCAGTTGGTAATTTTGTAGTATTGATCAGTCCTTCGATAGCACCCATCATCGACGCACCTTCAACCACAATACTTGTACCATCACCACCCAGTGATGCGGCAACATAACCAATTTTCAGAGAAGGGTTATCGATGTGAACATCAGTGTTACGGTTACTATAATGCTCGTGATGAAAATGAATCATATCACCATTGGTGGGATTCTCGATAGCATAACGAATCTCTCCAGCGCCCAACCAACGGAAGTTGATTTGATACACATTGAGTTTCTGTGGGTCGATAGTAACTTTGGATGGACCATTTCCATCTAAAGTGTCTTGATTAAATTCTGCTTGAGGAGTCCATAGATCCGTGTGTGCCACACCTGTTTGTTGAGTAGTAAGTGTAGCAGAAGTACCAGTGTAACTAAAAGCACCTGCTTTGGGACCAACACTTGTTGCCAAGAAACAAACTTTATCGTCGTAAGTTTCAACAATCCAACTAGCATTACCCGCAAAAGCATCTGCAATTTTTACTGCCGCTTCTTGATTAGTATCAGTAGAAAGAATTGCTACTCCAGTGCTAACACCGTCCAGTTCTACCTGTACAGTTTCAGTTGCAGTGGCAGTTACAGTGAGAATTTCAATATGTGCTTTACCGCCGTTCTGTCTCAGAACACCAAACGATGTTCCATCATAACCAACCTGAACTGCTTGTTCTTGTGTAAAGAAACCCGCACGTTGTGTATACCCAGCAACACCAGTACTAAACTTTGCGGTGAATCTTCCCAGTGCACCTTGGCCGGGACGATATCTAACAGCACGTCGAGAACGAATAACCCCATAGGAACCAATACCGGTCGCATCAGTTGTCACTTGCATCAATGTGTCAGTGGTAGTTGCGGTGCCTGGATTTCCGGTAAAGGTGCCGGTAAAGGTTTCAAACAGTTGTGGATCTAATCCGTAAAGTCCATCCAATTGAAAAACTGGATTGACCGGAATAGAAATATTCTCACCAAAAGCAGATCGTGAAGTCGCACCTTCGTTGTGAATACGACCATATTGGTCTGCGACCATCTGAACTTCGTATAACACATTGTTATTTCGGTTCAGCGTCTGTTTATTGGTATCAAACTGCGCCATTAGTTGCTCTTATTGTTCCAAAGATCGAATAATGTTTCAATCTTCTCGGCTTGAGTTTCAATCTCAGATTCGTGACGAGATTGTGTAATTTCCATTCTATTGAAATCTTTCAGCTGCGTCTCTAACAACTGAATACGAGTTTCAAGATACTTTATCTTTATCTCTTGTTCATTATTTATCTTAACTGATTGTTGTACCTCTTCAGGTGGTGCCCAGTTGTTTCGGAATTCAGTATTAACCTCAACCACTTTTTCGAGTGCTTGAATCTTACTGTTCTGAATCATATCATCGGGCAATGCACCTAACTCTCCAAGAGGCCACTTCTGTCTAAAATGAGAGTTCTGTTCAATATATTGACTTGCCAAGGTCAAGTCTCGCTCGAGAAAAGTGATGCGTTCTACCAGTTGGAAATAACCCATCACAACAATGCCCGCTGTGATAATTAATCCAATCAAATTACGAAGCGGTATAGTGATAGCAGAGTCTTCGCTTACATCAAAACTTTTATTCTTCATCTTCTTCTTCAACTACAATAACACATTGTAAATGTTCTTCTCGAATTTCGATTGTTTCTTTTGGTTCGATAATATCAACAATCTTAGTACCGACCCATGAACCAAAAGTAATTAGAACACCTATCAAAATGTATTCCATTACTCTTTCTTCTTATTACCCACCGCATCAGCCGCAAAGAATGCAGACACTAACACTGCAATAGAGGCAAAATATGTTGGTGCAATATCAGCAATCAAACTTGCTGCGGTATCTAAACCAAACAATGATGTGCAGAAAATACCAAAAGGATATAACAACAATCCTATTAATGAAAACCAAGCCATCTTACGAATGGCGTCTCTTTGTGCATCTTGGTCTTCTAGTTCTTTCCTTTTAAACTCTAAGTCCATATGTGCTTCGAGTTCGTCCATAGAGATGTGTCCATCTCCGTTAGCATCCGCTGCGGCTAATTTTTCATCAACTGTTTTCTTTGCTGCCATCTTTCTTTACCTCTTCGTCGTTTGATTGTTCGGCATCATCATTAAAATAATGTTTTGTCCAATCATGATGAAGAGGGGCTACACCATTCACGGGAGCCTCATGCAACATTTTCACATCAGATTCTTTGTTACTCATTTTGTTGTGTCTTTGGGTTTCTCAGGATTAAGATGACCTACACGTTTTTCGCCTGGACGCAACTTGGAAAGTTTAGTAACTCGACCTGCCTTTGAAGCATCGTCGTGACCTTTTTCTTCTGTGTCATCGACTTCGGGATTCTCCATATCATGGTCTTTCGCCATATCCTTTGCCGCTTTACCCTTATACTTGTCAAGCATGGTTTCACCCTTTGCAGCACCCTTAGAACGTTCTGCGTAGGTCTTACCTTCTTTCATTTTTTTCTTAGAAGCGTGTGAATGATTCTTTTCTGAGACAATCGTGAGTTCTTCGACAGGAACATCAAACTCAACACCGTGTTCAAACATTACATCGTAGTGAGTGACGATGGCAGTACCGTCTTCTTGTTCTACTAATGTATGTTCGCCCGGAATACACTCACCATAACCCCACTGTTCAGATGTTACGTGTGATGCACAATCGTGCTTGAGAGCTTTAGTTGCTGACTTATCGTCCATATCTTCTTCAGACATTTTCTTCTTTTCAGCAGAGTCGTACTTAGAACATTCGGGGTCGTGATTCTCTGAAGAACCGCCACACTCAGCACACTTCTTCATACCATCCTTATCCATATCCTGTTCGACTTCTTCACTCTTAGCAATTGCCTTACGACGCTTGTGAAGATACTCATCTGATGAATCGACATCACCATCATTGTCGATGTCTTTGTCATCACGGTCAGCGTGTTTGCCTTTCAATTCATCTTTATCGACAGGATCAAGTTTTTTATTTTTTTTCTCAACAACTTCCTGCCAAGCTGCTGTGATACTATCAATTAATTTACGATCCATGTCGTACTACTCCTAGACTAATTTTACAACTTCGTTAATTAATGCAACAATAATTGCTGCACCCACACCCCATGTAACCCTTGAAACGATATCTACTCTTGCTTTGACATCGTGCATACATTCGTGTACATGGTCCAGTTTCTCAGAAAACTTGTTTGCTCTCTGATGAGACTCCTCTCTTCGCATCTCAAGGTCTTCTATCTTGGTGCTCATTACGGCAGTGGTTGTGGTTAAATCACCCACCGCGTCTGTAATCTTGTCAATTTTCTCTTCAATGCGTTCAAGACGCTTTGCTTGTGTTTCTGCCATTCTACCTTATTCCTGAATGTCTATTACTAAATCGTTCATTCCTTTAATGACTCTATGATACATCATTGCAGGAATATGGTATTGTTCACCTTCTATTAACTCTATCGGCAATTCACCATTGTACTGCAACTGCCAACCTTGTCCTTCTAATACCGTGATAACTCTATCTTGTCTATCACGATGCCATTCAAACTCTTCGGATTGATTGTGTATCGTTCTTATACTTTCGTTATCAGTATAAGGTTTACCAGAAGTAGTTTCCACCACCACTCAATCCTAATTGTTTTGCATAACGAGGTAAACGACACGCCCAATAGGCTGCCGTTGTCTTATCATTCTGTTGCGAACACTTATGTCTCGCAGCAAACGACTTACGGGCTTTAGGGTCATTCAACTTAACCTTTAACCCTGTAGTATCTCCCCAAGTAACTTTCTTAATGTTACCCGTTGAGGGGTCCTTGACATATACGTAATACTTTTTAGGACCACCTGCCTTTGGTTTGTTCAACTCAGGTTGCGCCTCTTCAAACATAGGTCGTTCAAGAGGAACGTTTCTACCTTCGAACAAAGCGAACTCTGGTTCGGCATCAAAGTCGGGTTCACGACAATCGTCGCAACACGCTTCGTTAATAAATGCCTTAAATGTTTTCACTTAGCTTTCCCTAAGATTTTCCATACCGCTGATGCCAACTTAGCAACAGGCATCTTTTCCATTTTCTTTTTGTTTGCATCATTGACTTTATCATATACAGTCAAGATTGCGTTAGCAGTCTGCATGTCCAGACCTTTCTTTGCACCTTTGTTCTTAACAACATCACGTGCAAGGTCAATAGCGTTTGCTTCATCAAGTTCGACTGATTCATTCATTGACTTGATATGACTAATCGCAGCCTGCTTTGCTTTGGTAAATGATTGAAAGGTTTTCCACTCTTTCCCGTCAATGTGCACAACAACGGGGTCAGTCATCTTTTTGCCTTTACGGAGATGTGTGTGAGTGTGGTCTTTACCATTCGCATCCTTGTAAACATAGGAAGCAATAAATTTCATTCCTGCGGGAACCTTCGATGCTTCGTTGACCGACTCAACGTACATATTCAACTCGTACTTGCGACCTGTGTTGTACACTTGAACGTGAAGGTTCTGTTTCTTGTCTGTCTTGAGAATATGCGATACGGTTTTGCCAGTCGAAGGTTTTCTTGGGCCTGATGCGACTTTACTATCGATTTCATCAGGACGAACAGTTACACCATGTTTCTTCTTAGCATGGGCATATGCGTGTTGCATTGCCGCAGAATACGTATCGTGATAGATGTCATATCCAGTCGCAGACTTACCAGCATCTCTTTTTTCTTCGATTGACTCTTTGATGCTGTAGGAATTGATAGTCGCTCCCATATCACCCAATGCGAGGGTTGCGTCTTCACCATCTCGACTATAAAGATGGAACTTCATTCCACCAGGCTTATTGGGGTCAACCATATTGACCTTATCAACGTTGTACTTTGCACTGCGTGATTTACCTTTCACCATGAAGGTACGTTTAGTGCTACCTCTAATGCCAGAACCATAATCGATTGTAATCATGGAACCTTTCTTGAGCTTGTCAAAATCTTTACGAGACACTCTGGTTGCTTCATCAAGTTCGACTGATTCTTTTGCATACTTCTTCTTAATCTTGTCGTATGTGACACCAGAATCGATTGCCTTCTTGACCATCGCCTTTGCTTGACCTTGAGGAACCTTATACTTCTTCATCACCATCTGAACTGCTTGGTCCATGTTCTTAGATGAACCGATAGTTGTCAGAATGTCTTTGATATCTTTGATGGTTGTTTCATCAAGTGACTCAAGCGTGTTAGGAAAATCTTGATTTACTTGGTCGGTTGCTTCTTTTACTTTATCAGGAAGACCTTTGTGTTTTGTCTTTGCAAAATCTTTGACATCCTTTTTCTTCATCGTCTTAGCTGCTTGAGCAACTTCGGGAGAAGGTGCGTCCATTTCACCTTTCTGCACAGCACGAACCATACCCATAAACTTTTGCTGTTGTTTCGATACTGACTTCTCGTCAAGTTTTCCACGAAACTGTTCAAATGTGTAGGTCGCTTTTGAAATGTCGGATTTATCCACAGTAACTTTTTTCCCTAAAAATTTTAAAAGGTCCATGACTTTCTTAAAGTTTCCTTTCTCGATATAAGTTCCCGCAACGTGTTTTGCTGCGTTCTTAAAATCTTTTTGTCTAACTTTAAGAGATTCTTTTTTAATGTTCATAACTTCTATTTATATTACGCCAAATCTTTATCGTGATTGAGACCACCTTTCTTCTTTTTAACAATAAACGCATTGACCCTAGCATATCCCCATTGTTGTGGAGTAGTGCCTGGACGATGGCCCGTTTTCCATGCAGCAACACCACGGTCATAAACTTTTTTTAATGTTGCCCTTGAAATACCAGACTTCGCAGCTTTGTCTGCGAGAGCGTCTTCGGTAATCACGTAATCTTTAAACTTCATTGTTTTTACCCTTATGTTTAACATAACCTTTTTTAGTGGCTTTCTTCTTGTCTGTATGAACAGTCGCTTTATTAAACTTGTGTGCAAACTTAGCAACAGGATTTTTCGTACTTTCTTTTCGTGGATTCGTTTCTCGTGCCTGTCTTCTTGCTTTGGTAATCCTAGCCCTATCAATCATTCTATCGTGACGAATCTTATCAGCGTCCAGTTCACGATTGATAACTTTTCTAACAGAAGAAACTTCATCGTCTCTACGGAATTTTTCACCAAACATTTTGTTGTATGCTTTGGTATACTTGGAAGGCTTGGTTTCTGTGGTCTTATCGCCTGGCGCAGGTTTGTATGCGTTAGGGTCATCATCGTCCATCTTAGACTGTCTCTTAAACTGACGGTCTCTAGCAATCTTCTGCGCCTTAGATAAACCTTTGTGATAACGAGCAGGTTGTGTTCCCTTTCTCTTACCAATCTCTTTGTCTTGCGGAGTATCGGTTTCTTCGTTAGGCGTAATCTTCTTCGCCTTCTTAGTAGATGCAGGAGTTCCCCATTCAGGTTGATTCGATTCAATTAATTCAATACCGTCCAACCATTGGCGTGTTACTCTACCTTCATCTAATGCTACAATAACATAGTTTGTGCCCAGACGATAAATCTCACCTTCTTTCATCGTATCTTTTACAAGAACTCTGTCACCAGGCTGGAATAACTCACCAGCGATATACTTTTCTCTGGTTTCAGAAACAACACCTAAATCGACGTGATTCTTAAATTCTTTGGTTTCTTTCAAACCCATTCCAACACGAAGGTCATTGAAAAGACGCTTAGCGTCTCTGTCAGACATTGATGATGGTACGCCCTGTGAGAATGTAGTAAAATCATTATTCGCAACATTCGCACGTTGTTTGGAGGCAGACATACCCTCAACACCTTCAGCATCGGGGTCACGGTCACCCGCAGATACTACGTTAATCTTTTCAAAGTTGTAGAATCCGTGTCTCGCTTTGGTACCATTGTATTTGTTCAATAATGTTTGAAACTCAGTAATGCGGTCAGCACCAACAACCATAGTGATTCTATTAAATCCTTGATTGTGGAGGGCTACAGCAATGTCGAAAGTGTTCCTAACTTTCTTATCAAGAATAACATTACGAGCATGTTTTGGGAACATTTTACGAACATGTTTTATTTTCTGTTCGTAAGATAATGGATTCTTCTTTGGGTCTGAAGATTGGGAAAGATACACATAATAGGGGTTACGTCCAGCCTTAGTGGCAAGAACTGACATCAACTTTCCATGACCAATAGTAGGAGGATTCATCCTTCCAAAAGTAAAGAATGCCTCTTTGTTT